CTGCTGGTGGCTGCTGGTGTCCGCTGGTGGCTGCTGGTGTCCGCTGGTGGCTGCTGGTGTCCGCTGGTGGCTGCTGGTGTCCGCTGGTGTCGTTCCTCACCATGGAGGAACGACACCAGGAAGCAAGGGAAATGTGAATAAACCTTTCGTTTTAGTTTGAATAGTAAATAACGGTTAAATAAATACAGAAATTAATGTACCGCTATTGCATAATACAGAATATTGTGTACCTTTGTAACTGTAAACGATAAACAAACGTTTACCAAGCCTCCGGGGCTTGCCAAAGCCCGGAAAAACGTTCTTTCCAGATATAAAAAAAGCGGGTATTACAGGAATACCCGCCCGGGAAAAAGAAAGATAAAACTTTCCTTTGTTCTAGCAAAAGCAAAGATACGTTTTTCTTTCCGTTCCTGAAAATTATCCAGAAAGAAAATACGTTCTTTGAAAAAATACCGTATAAACGTGTATAGCGTTTTTGTTGGTGGTCCTGTTCACTTCTATAGTTTAGAATTTTCCCGGTTGGCATAGTTTGCCAACCACAACGAAAGCAACCGGAACAAAGTACACGCGGCGCGGTTAGTCTGTAACACAATATCCGTATGAAGTAGTGATATATTGATAACGGGAAAGGAGCCGAAAGGTAGCCTAACGGGTGAACTATGTTTGCCCGGGTCGTGCATAGTCGATACCCGTTACTATATTACTAACTTAAAATTATGGAATTATGAAAACAAATGTATCTAAAGCAAATGTAAAGAAAGAAGCTATCAATGTTTTGACAAACGAAATGTTAAGCCCGTTTGCAGTTTTGAACGCTATCAATAAAAACCGGAAAGACCCGGCAATTATGGAGCTATTAAACATGTACGGGATAACCAAAAAGCTTGAGCTTTCGGACCTTTGCGGCCTGTATGACTATTCGGAAAGAAACGTCTTTTGCAAGCTTCGCAAAATTACAGATAAAAATAATATTGAGTTTTGCGAATACAAACAGGTAAAAATAGGGAACGCCTTCTATGAATATATCCCAATACGTTTCACTATTCGTGATTTTTTCTATTCTTTAGAGTCATCTCTAAAGCTGAAGAAAGAAACGGAAAGAATTGAGCAAATGTACGCGGATTTATTTAATAAAGAGGATAACAAAGCGGAAAAAGCAAAGGAAAAAGCCGCAAATAAAGCGGAAAAACGTGCTAAACAAATAGCGGAAAAACGCGCTACACAGATAGCGGAAAAGGCAAAAGAACTCCGGGACAAATATAAAGACGTGCCCGAAAACATTCTTTTGCAGCTTGCTGAAGAGTTTTTCAAAGCGGCATAAGCCGCGGCGGGTGTATGGTATTCGTCCGGGTCCGACTCCCGGACACCCACAAAAATATATTCTATTTCATACGGCCGGCAAAAAAGATACCTACCTATGTAATACGGCGGCACGTGTGCTACTGTTGCATATAGGGGCGCACGTGTGCGCCTGCAGTCATCCGGTCCCAGAGGCCGACGGTATCCAGGGCCGCGAAATCATAATTCATAATTCTATGGCATAACTGTACCCGTATGGGTGCGGTGTGCCCTGCAACGTGTTGAACGGTAAGTCAGGGTGCGCCGTGTCCGTATGGATTCATGTACGGGTGTGCTATGCCCTGTTCAAACTTGGGTGTATGCCGGAATAGTTAACCGGAAAAGATCCATACTGTTCTAGCGTATGTATGGGACGGGACAGGATACGTGTATCCAGGTCTATGCACTAAACGCACCATGCGGACACGTGTGTCTGTATGGCGGTGCACTTGCAAAGGTCGTCTATGCGAAAAGTGTATCCGTGAACGCTATGCAAATAGTGTATCATGGTACATATAGGCGGGTATGCACGGGTGTACCGATAACCAGCTTCGGGGGTGGTACGGAAAACCCCTACCTATGTAGTGCTATGCGCTTTCGGGTGCATGGCACTTCTTCTATGTATAACTAAAAACTTTTGAATTATGAAAGAATATAGAGTAACTGTAGATAAAACACGTATGAACTCAGAAAAATTAGCTGAACTTCTGGAAATGTGTGAAGATCATGTGCAACTAAAGTTTTGCGGTGCGTTTCTACACATTAATACGGATAGTCTGACTATATGCAGACTATTAAAAAACTATCTGCGTAAATGATGCTATCAGGCTGCACACCTTTGCCGGTATGCAGCCTGCGAACTTTTAATCCTGTATGAATATGGAAATATTAATGATGATCAGTCTGGCCTATCTGGGTTACAGGATAGGCAGAAAACCAGGCGAAAAGTTTTTCTACAAAAACTAACTGGTATCGTGTATCTCTTTAATCGGGGATACATGAACTTGATTTACTAACTTAAAACTACAGGAATTATGAACGCAAGTATTAAACTTATTGCAGCAATTGCAGCTATGAATGCTGCCGGATTTACTATCAATGCAGAAACTTTGCAGCCGGTTACATCTGGCTATGCCGTTGCCATACGAGACACGCAAAACTCGTTTGGTGAGTCTGGTATAGCTTCTGTATTGGAAGCCATAAAAGCCGGGAAAGCAAATGCTATCGGCGGATGGTACGATGATCAGTCAGGCTTATATTATTATGACGCTACGCTGGTTGTAAATGACCGTGAAAAAGCTATTCAGTTAGGCATAGAAAATGACCAGCTGGCCATCTTTGATCTCAATACTATGACAGAAATCCGGATAAAAGATTCAATAAACGCTAATGTAGCATGAACTATGGCTGGGAGGTTTTATCACTTCCTGGCCAGCTTCACTAACTTAAAACTATAGGAATTATGACACTAAAAGAATTTAAAAGCATGGCTCAACGCTACGGAAAAACGTATGACAACTCAGAAAAAGCTGCAGAAGCATGGTCTCGTTCATGGGGATTGACATGGTGGCGCAGCTTATGGAGATACAAGGAATATACTTATAACGGTTATACGTACCGGTCTGGAAGATACTATACGCGTCATTATAATGCTTCGCATGTAGAATATTGCCACAACGGAGAAGAAATATCCAGAAAAGAGTTTATGAAAGCTATTGCAGATATGGAATACAAACAACCGGAGCCTGTTTCCTATGAGCAAAAACATGTACCGCAATATGTACAGTTAAAGCTTGCTCTGTGAATGATACCGCTATCCTCTTATCCGGATAGCGGTAACATTGTCTAACTTAAAAACTATAGGAATTATGAGTGCACCTAATTTTTACAATGCAAATGCTAGCAATATCTTTATGGTATCATGCGAAGATGATTTTTCTTATCAGGATACAAAAGATAATGTATCGTATGAACTAGAAGAACTTGGATGGGATTCTGTGAGAAAATATGACGGAGAAAGGAGCTATCCTGGATGCGTGTTTTCAGAGAAAACTAAAAAAGCGAGTATCGGTAAATTTTGGGTTGATGTTACTGTAAGAGCTATCATCAGGTCCGGTTATTTTTCAGATGCAAATCTGGATTGGGATATAGAGATAGACGGCACAGAATACGACCTTGAATGCTATAATGAAACCGAAGCTCTTGAACAGCTTGAGTCAAGCTATGAATATAGTGAAAATCCCGGATTCTGTAAGATGCAAGCTAAGAACCTTGTAAAAAATGTAGAAAAAGCCGTATCTGAACTGACTGAAGAACTCGAATCTGTATATGAAAAATACTCTGAAAGACTTCTATGTTTGGGTATATTCTCTAATGGCGAAGCTATTTATGGAAAGGCTAATAACCCTATAAACCAGATTAAAGCTTCCTGATTTACGGCCGTTCCGGTTTATTCCGAAACGGCCGGCCTTGTCTAACTAAAACTATAGGAATTATGAGAAAAATAGTAAAAGAATCAGGTAATTGTGTATGGTTTCTGGCTCCATCTAATCAATATTATGAAGAAGTAGATATTAATGAGCTTATAGACTTGCCAATAAATGAAAGATATGTAACTCTGTATGTGTATAACAGACTTTATAACTGCAAAGAGCCATACGACGGATGTCATGTACACAAACTGAGTGAAATCCGAAACTTGATAGAAACCGCCAAAGCCGCATGATCTATTTCCGGTTCCGCATTGCAGCGGTGCCGGATGCTATCGTTTAACTAAATTATCGGAATTATGACACAAGAAACTTTTAATCTGCTGAATCACTTTTCATGCGAAGGACTTGATAACTGTTGTTCTGGGTTTGTTCAGGATGTAAATACAAAAGAGTATTTCGGAACGGAAGAAGATGTAAATATCGAAGGAATGTATCTGTATGTGTATCAAAAAAAGGATGACTTTTTCTCGCATATAAAAAAAGAACCGGAATACACCTTTGATATGGAAGGCAAAGAGAATCTTTTTCTATTCAAGCTTGAGTGATTCATACAGGCGGCTGCTGATTATCCGGTGGCCGCCTGCTTTATGTCTAACTTAAAACAAAGGAATTATGGGAAAATATCATTATGAATACTACCTGGTATGTGTGGACTTATGTAACGGAGGTGCAAAACGCGATCCTTACCGCTCAATACAGAATGCGAGATTTGACAGTCATTTCCTACGCGGTATATGGCATGTAAAAAAAGTCAGAGTCTACAATTAATATCCAGCCGAAAGCAGCCTGAAACTGCTTCCGGCTTCTTTTATGTCTAACTAAAACAAAGGAATTATGTATTCAATAAAGCAAAATGGGAAAACCATATTAAGCAGCCCGTGTAACCTTATGATGTTTTTCAACAACCTTACTGGTAAGAATATCAAAGGAGAAGACTACAAATTATACATAAAAGGAATTGCTTATAAAGAAATGGGATTTGTAGCTGGGAAAATCGAAATGTATAAAGATGATCATCTACAAATTGCGGGAAACATTCCGCAATACTGATTATTCCCAGCTTCATTTAAAATGAAGTTGGGGGCTATTGTCTAACTTAAATTATTGGAATTATGAAACAGAATGTAACAAGAGAGCAGATTGTAAATCAGTTGGTAAACGTATTCAGAAGTGAAGAGATTGAAACATACAACTCAGCAAACGAATGTCGTCAGGGTATCTGCGGATGGTGTGGCGTGATGGCACCGCTATCGCGCCCGGCATACATAGCAGATTTCGGACTTGAAACTGTAGTTGCCGCTGAAATAGAAGCACGTGCTATCATAAATGCAGACCGTATGAAATACGAAGCGTCCGAGTTTCACGCACACGAAATTGAAGCAGACAACCATAAAGCTATGGGCCAGCCTGTACCGCAGGAAGGCTCGTTTATGTGGGCTGTTTACTCCGGTTTTAAGTGCGACGGAGGCAATGGTATATACGACGAGCTGAAAGGCAAATTATATGAAGACAGCCGCGAAATTTCTCTTCTGGTAAACGTAGAAAAAGTATACCATGTTACCGAAGAGGAGTTCAAAGCACCTGAAACTGCTAACAAAATATCTCAGCTCGAGGATTGTCCCGGAGGTTGGCACCAAGAAGAAGGAGAATATCTGGATGTAAAAAAGATGCACTATACATTTGTAGGTGCAGTAGTTGCTCCAGACGGTCGCTACTACCTGGTTGATGACGAGGGATACAGCTATGCGCGTTATGTGCTTACACCTATAGCGTGGCGAGAAATGTTTTCCGAAGAGGTTGCACAAATCCGGGAGGAAAACAGAAAAGAAGCTGAAGAAATGGCACGTCAGGCGGAAGAGGCACGCCAGCAACGTCTGGCAGACTACAAAGCACGTTGTGCTAAGTGGGAAAGCCTTATGACCGATATAGCTCCATATCAGGAAGAAGTTGAAAGACAGCACAAGCAAAACGGATGGAACAGCAAAGAATATAAGGCAGCAGAAAGAAAGCTGCACAGTATCCGACGCGCCAACATCCTGACAATGTGCAAAGCAGCTTTCCCCGGTGTTAAGTTTTCATTGAAAAAGAATACCGGATGGGGATCGGACTGGGAGCTTTCATGGGAAGACGGTCCTACCGAAGAAGCTTTTGGCGAAAAAACAAATCTGGAGCTGTTTTCTACCTATCACGACACATTCGACGGTTACGACGATTCTACCGGAATATCACGCGAGGAGTTTACAGAATTTGCCTATAAATATATGGGTAACTGCAATTCTATCCGAACAGACCGGGAAATGTCAAAATCGAAGGAGGAAGAGCTGGTAGCAGAAATAATAAGCATTGTTCCGGAGCTTGACGCCAAAAACTCCTACGGATACTATGAGCGCCGTATTATAAACCCTGAGCAACAAAGTGCACTTCAAAATCATTTCAAAATGAATCACTACACCTTGTTTAGCAATTACAACGACCTTACAGCCGTAGAGATAGCACGAGGTGTATGGAGTGAAAAAGACTATACTCCGGAAGTAAAGCCTGCTGAAAAGGCAGCCGGGGAGACCCTCAAAACCGTAGGAAATGAAGGCGACCTGGAGCTTGTGGACTACAGCGAAAAAGCGGTGGCAATCGTAGGAAACACCCGTGAGTATGTTGCCAAACTGAAAGAGCTTGGCGGCCGTTTCAACGGTAAACTGAAATGTGGTGCCGGTTGGGTTTTCTCAAAGAAACGCGAACCAGAGCTGAGAGCAGCTTTCTCTCTGTAATGTAGAAGGCAGCCGGAAGTGATTCCGACTGCCTTACTTATTGTCTAACTATAAATTTTTGGAATTATGACTAAAGAAGAGTTTAACGAAAAGTTTGAAAGCTTATTATCGGATGGTTTTATAGAGAAATATATTAGAGAGAAAAAAGACGTCCTATTGAACTCTGATGAATTACGACTGATTTGAAAAATATTCCAGATAATTATTTATTCCCCAAAACAGTTTTAAGTATTTGTCTTGAACGGTTGAGCTATCAGTTTACACCTATTGGATGCAGCCAAAGTATTCAGAATGAGGCTAAGAAACGAATGAAAAAGATTAAACGGTTTATATAGGGGGCGGGATGATTCAAATCAAGCCGGTTGGGAGAGAAACACTTCCACCGGCAGCTATTGTCTAACTTTTAAAACAATGGAATTATGAAAAGTATTTTTGAAGAAGAGTTTTATCCTACACCGAAAGAAGTAATCGACCGCATGATGATGGGTGTAAACGTATCCGGAAAAGTAGTATTGGAGCCATCGGCAGGAACAGGAAACATAGTTGACTGGTTAAAAGAAGCCGGGGCCCGTGAGGTACTGGCATGTGAAATTAATTATGATCTGCAACGGATAGTTTCACAAAAATGCGACCTTATATGTGACGATTTCCTGAAGCTTACAGCCGAAGAAATAAGTCACATTGACATGATCGTTATGAACCCACCGTTCAGTAATGCCGCTCAGCATATACTCCATGCTTTTGAGATTGCACCGGCAGGATGTGAAATCATAGCTATATGCAACAGTCAAACAATTGAAAACACTTATTCTATGGAGCGTAAACGCTTGAAAGAAATAATTGAGTTCAATGGTGGTACAGAAGACTTGGAGCAGTGCTTTAAAAACGCTGCCAGGCCGACAGACGTATGGGTAACTTTGGTGAAGCTTTACAAGCCGGGCGAGGGAAACCATGAGTTTGACGGTTATCTGTTTTCCGAAGAAGAAGAGGAGGAATACAACGGTAGCGAAGGGCTGATGCCATATAACGTGATACGGGATGTAGTAAACCGTTACATTATGGCAGTAAGCAAGTTCGATTCAGTTATGGCTGCTTCAAAAGAGATAAACGAACTCTCTTCTCTTATAGGTGGTTGCAATATCAAGTTTGGAGCTAGATATAATGGGAAAAGTTTCAATACTGAAGTAACACGCGATATGTTTAAAAAGCAATTACAAAAAGACTCCTGGGAATTTATATTCAGAGAATTGCAGATGCAGCGTTTCGTTACCTCAAAAGTGCGTGAAACCATAAACAGATTTGTTGAGCAGCAAGTGAATGTTCCATTTACGATGAAAAACATTTATACTATGCTCGACATGATTGTCAAAACGCAGGACAATCGTATGAATCAATCTTTGGTAGAAGCTTTTGAAACAATATGTTCATTTAGCGCAGAAAACTCTACTGCCGGTGAAAAATGGAAAACAAATGCCAACTATATGGTAAACAAAAAGTTTATTGTACCTCGTATATGTCATTACGATGCACGTTGGCCAAGTAGCTATGTAAAGACATCATGGAGTAGTGACTTTAACCAGATATCAGACCTAATCACAGCTTTAAATTATATCTCAGCGACAAAATTTAAAGATAGTCTCTATACATTTATTAGAGAAAATGATATCCCCTGGGGAGAGTGTGTTGAATGGGGTTACTTCCGCATCAAAGGATTCAAAAAAGGAACCATGCACTTTGAGTTCCGTGATGAAAAACTTTGGATGGACTTCAACCAGCGTGTAGCGAAAATCAAAGGATGGGCACTCCCTAAAAAATCAGAAAAGAAATCTCGTAGTAAAAAAGCTGCCTGATTAAACCCGGAGGCAGGTTTATATCCTGCACCGGGAACTATTGTCTAACTTAAAATCATTGGAATTATGGGAATAAAAAAACTTAGTTTATCAGAGAAAAATCAATATGCCGTAACAAACATTTTACAAAGCATTGATAATAGCAGAACATATTGCTCCTATCTGGAAAATGAAGAGCTACGGTATGAGATTGAAGAAATGATAGAAAAATTCAAAAAGAGAGTAGAAAAGAAGATTTCTGATAACTTTTGATTTATACCGGAAGGAAGAGTGATACTCCTTCCAGGTACGTTGTCTAACTAAAATAAAAGGAGTTATGAATATAGAAAAAACAATCAGTAAACTGAAAGCTAAAAAAGAAAAGCTGGAAGAAACGACTCATAAATACGACAATTATGTAAGATTGTGCAGAACAAAATGGTATAACAATCATAGAAACGACATAGACGTAGCTCGTAAAACAAGTGCTATTAATTTAGCTATTGATTTAATAAATAAAAGAATAGTTGATATTGATTTACATAATTACGCATTGCAGATCTTACCAGTGACATTGGAAGATATATGGAGTGATTATATTAATAAATCGTGCAGTATCTATCTAAATGAAAGGAAAGAATGCGCTAGATATTTAATAGATAATTTCCTTCCTATCTGCAAAAGAGAAGTTTTGAGTTGTATATAGTTTCTTTGGCCGGACGGGAGATTGATTCTTCCTCCGGTACTATCGTCTAACTTAAAATAAAGAATTATGAGAAATCAAAAATCAGGACTATTGGTAATTGTTTTTAATAAAGAAGGTTCAGGAATTGCAGAATGGTTTGAATACTCACGAGAAAAGCCTGACGAAGTTATAAATCTGCTCAAGTATATGCGTAAAAAATATAACGCATATTGGTGGGGAGAATATAAAATGTATCGGAGATGTAGAAATATCACTCTTTCGCAATCAGGAGATGTAAATGCTGATTATGAAGGTAAATTTAGGGAAATAAAACCTCGTAAATCAAATTAGCTACTAACCGGTCTAAGTCTGCGATCTTAGCCCGGTACTATCGTCTAACTTTTAAAAAATGGAATTATGAGAACAGTATCTTTAGAAAAACAGATTGCAGGTATTATCAATGACGGTCAGGTACTCCGTAGCGAAGAATACAGAATGTGTGGTGAAACGGTAGAAATAAAAACCATAAAGGATGGCAACTTCAAGTGTACAGTTCCAATGGGATATATGAAAGAGCTGCTGGCCAACGCACGCCGCATGTCACGTAAAAAACCTGAAAAATATCCGGTCCCTCAAACGCAAAAAATTCTGGCATTCCTTTCCAATCATCGCGAAGTGATTCCTTATTATGTGAAGATGATCAAAGAAAAAAGTACTTCATGGTTCAAACTACAGATAAGAAAAAACTTTCCAGAAGAAGCAGAAAGCATTTTAAAAGAAGCAACATACGGAAGCGATTCTGAACTTAGACACGTTCTTATCACAATGCCACGTGCATGGGGTAAATATATAAATAAAGAATAACTGCATTGTTATTTCCGGTATACATTGTCGGTATACCGGGAGCTATTGTCTAGCTAAAATTTTGGAATTATGAAAGTAGAAAAGAATTTAATCGAGAAAGTAGCTAATAATGCAACAAACATTAAAGGTAAAGCTGTAGAAATTGCAAAAAAAATCATTGACCAAAAGCTTGTATCTAAATTTAGAAGTTACGCATTCTTTTGTTACGGTAATATTGATGATATATACGATCTTCAGGACTGTTTACTAGACTTCAGCATGTTCGGAGCAGAAATAAAAGTACAGGATATTCCTGAAAATATTCATCCTTCAAAAAAATGGCAGATTTTTGGTATGAGAGCCGAAGATTCACTTAAAAACCTTTTTTATGACATGTACAAAAACATTAAATTAGCGGACATACTTGAAGGAAAAGAATTTAAAGTAAGAGGCATAAAAGGTAAATTTAAAGTTTCATACACATTGCTTCATTACTGCTTTGCGAAAGGTAAAATAACTTCCCATGAATGTCTTGACATGATGCGTATCTAACCTACTTCCGGATTCAGGTTTGCATCCTGATCCGGAACCGACGTGTAACTATAAAATTTTGGAATTATGAGCAAAACAAAATTCAATAAGAGCGGAACAGTAAGCATATTAGGTCTCACAAAAGACGAGTATAATGCGTTACGCAGTGTTATGTATTCATCTAAAAGATGTTTTGACGAACCGGACGAAGATCAAGGTTATTATAGTAACGATGACTTCGTTTGTCTTCTGTCAAAAGAAGAAAAAGAAGCATTAGATAATTTGGAAATATAATTCCATCTACCGCTGTGAAGCGGAAGTTTTTAAGTTAGTAATCCAGCCGCAGGGAAAGTGATTTTCCTTCGGCTACTTGAGAAAAATAACTATATTTACAACGTCAAACTTTTAGAATTATGGGAAATACATTTAAACCATTCTCTTTTTATGGAGAAATAGACAGTGATACACTTGAAGAGTATCACTACCAGGCATTATGCAAAGCAAAGGAAATTCACGAAGAAGTGAAAGACATATCATGCGATTCTCTTACTCTTGATATCATGGTAGGAGAGGAGTTTAAGAAATATGATTTAGGTATGTACGACGATAAGGTAGCCATGCAATCGGAAACCGGCGAAGTAATTGTCGTATGTGACACTATCAAATAATTCCATAGGTTAGTTTTTAGTTAGTTCTGGTCTGGTAGGGAGTGATACCCTGCCGGACTACAAATGTTTAATATAAAACGTGAGGCACACGGAAAAAACTGTATAGAGTCATGAATACTAGTTTTGAGGATGTAGTAAAAGCAACAGGAAAGAATTTTGAATGCGAACAGTCCATAAGCGGATACTACCGTCTTGTATGTGATGGGAAAATAATTTTAGACGACAGCGCTTGTGAAGATGTAAACGGAACTGAAGAGGAAGCGAAAGATTTCTTTGCGGAATACCTGCTAGAATATGAAGTTCCGGAAGATAAGAAAGAATACCGTTGCGGATTATGTTTTCTGAAATGATAATAATCATAATTCCCTGCCGCTGTGAAGCGGAATTTTAAGTTAGAGCAAAGGCCGACGGAGAGTGATACTCCGCCAGCCAGCAATGTTTAATCTAAAACGTGAGGCACACGGGAAAAACTGAAATGTATTATGAGAATGTATTACACAGTGTTATACACAAGTTATCCATTAGAAGATGGGACACATTGGAAGAAAATAACAGAACCCACGGAATATTATTCCTTGGCGATAAAAGAGTATGAGGAAATAATCAAAAATATAGAAAATAAGATGGTTTATGACCAATCTGAAATACCATACAACAATGGATACTATGACCATCATTTTCAGATAGAATTGCTGTCTCAAGACTACAGTCATGGGGATTTTAGAGGATATTCAATTAACGAAAAAGGATCTCTTGAATACTATATCGGAGAATATATAAGAAAATCTTAATCATAATTTCCTGCCGCTGTGAAGCGGAATTTTAAGTTAGAACAGGCCGACGGAGAGTGATCTCTGCCGGCCTTCTTTATTTTTAGACTTTAATCACATGAATAAGAAAAGACGAAAAGAAATTGAAAATCTTCGGGAAAGCATCTCGGAGACCAAAGCAAAGCTGCAAGACCTTTTAGACGAGGAGCAACAGGCATTCGACAACATGCCGGAATCCATCCAGGAGTCTGAGCGTGGAGAAGAAATGCAGGAAATCATTGAATACATGGAGGCTGCAATCGACAGTCTGGAAGAAGCAACAGAAAGTTTAACCGAAATACAATAAAATCATGGAAGGATCAACTATTTTCACAATTATCTGTATCCTGCTTTGTGCAGGTTATCTGGTAGTACGCTACCGTCGTTATAACATTCACCGTGCGCTCGCTCTGCCGAAAAATCCTCCGCGTTATCCGGACAGCGCAATGAAATCAGCACGCGAAATCGGATTATTCCTTTTCAACCGTGCTAAGATTTGCGGAGTAAATTTCATGACGACCGACAAGGACACAGGTGTATCTTACGAAGCCCTTCGGAAAATTGCATACGGGAAAGATACTCACATCGTGAATTTCCTGCGCATGGCTCACTTCCTCGGCTGCGAGGTGGTGATACGTCAGATAGGAACGACCGACACCGAGGACCCGGCAACGACTCCGCAAGTTTACGAGGAGATGATTTCCCGCATTGAAGAGGAGAACAGAAGATAAAAACCAGTAATCATGCAAATATTCCTACCATCACCGAGCTGCCTGCAAACCGCCAGGCAGCTCGACAAGCGGCGGCTCAACAAACAGATTATAGAAGCCGCACAGATTCTCCGCGCCATCGACGGAGAAGGCCGCGGATGGATCAACCATCCTGCCACGCGGATGTATCGTTCGCACAAGCTATGGCTCCAGCTGTACAAGGCCTGCCTGATGGCTTACCAGTCGGGAGATCTGGAAGCAGCCGACAAAATCAGCCGTCAGGCTGATGATGTCCGTCCGCCATTCGTAACAGACGAGTTCTGCCGCCAGCATGCCAGACGGCTGTACACCAAAGCTCCCGAACTTCACCCCCAGTTTGCCGCGCTGGGAGCCAGCCTGGAAAACTGGTACGTGGTTGGCGGACAGATCCTGAAATACGTCAACGGAAAAAAGATTTCATAAAAGTGATTCCGACAGCTGCAAGCGTGCAGTTTTTGTCGGTCGCCCTACACAAAAACTACTTTTTCTTTACTCTTTTGATTATTTTTTGTTACATTTGCCACACTAACTAACAATTTTAAAACATAATTAGCAGGCAACATGTACTACACAAATCAACGTCGCAGGGAGCTTAACAAGGCTCTATTTATCAAACTGCAAAATCCCCTTTTAGAAACTTTCGCCGAAGAAGGCGATCCGCACATGATACTTGAGAAACTTCCGGTCACCGCCGAGGAAGTTATTTCCGAAGACTGCCTGGTGCGGAATATTCCCTTTTCCCCGATCCCATGGAATAAGGTGATGCCGGTGTTTTTCCCGGTGAACTATAACGGGCGCAAAGGATATATGGCAGCTTTCGTCAACCGGTCGGACAAAAGCATCCGGGCCGCGCTTGAGAAACTGAACTCGTGCGGACTTTACTATATTCCCGGCATGACGCTGGAGAAAGGAGCCGATTATGGACGAGTTTAAACGCATGGCCATGCAGGGATGTGTCGTCCTGATATTCCTGATGATTTTTGTGAGCCTTTGTATTTATGGTATTGTTTGCCTGGTTAAAGATCTGTTCTGACAATGGAAGAAAAAAGATATTACTACAAAGTTTCGCTGACAGACACGCACCGCGGACGCTGCATCAGCGAGTTTCTGGAGAAAGGAAAGAAAGCTGCCGAAGCTGCTGACAAACTGGCGGCCGAACTGGGAGCAGAAGCGCGGACTGACCGCCCGGGGTGTCTGTATCCGGGAGTGGGAATCGGAAGCCTGAAGTTTAAGGGCTGTCCCAACCTGTTTGCCTACGAGTATATCGGAAAGGGAGAGTATATCCCCAACATGAACAACGAGAAAGGGAAGGAGATAGCCCAAAAGATCATCCGCCTGCCCGACGTTACGTCGGATGACTTCCGCGTAGCATTCGGCATCCCGATCAACCAGAGTCGCACGCCCCAATGGTTTATCTATCGCGGACGGGTTTATCTGTGCAGCAGATATTCACTCGGCCAGGAATACGAAACCATCCTTCAGCAGGAGTTTGAATCGAAGAAAAAGAAATTATAGTACAACATGAGCTATTGGACGGAGCGATCAGTACGGGAACAGCCGGAAATAAAGGAAGTGATATCCCGATCGGAATATCGGGACATCCTGCTCGCACGCATGGCCGCCGGCGATCTTTATGCGTCGGAAACCCTGTCCATGGTGCGCAAGGCTGACATGGCGCTGGATATCCTTCGTGAAAAACCTATATACAAAAGAAAGAATGAATCCGATTAATCTTTTCCTGGCGTGCATGATAATCGTGCTATTTGGATGGGCCATTCTATTCAGTATAGGAATAACCATAGTGTGCATGAAAGAGATTCGTAAAATGATTAGAAACCTGATAGGATTAGAATAACATGGGGATTTTTATTTGTGCAAAATGCGGTTGTGTGGAAAACACCGCCACTTCTCAATACTGGAACATTATCACAAAGCTTGATCCAGATGCAGAGTGGGACGAGAGCCTGGTTCCTTACAAATGGAAACCGCTTTGTTCGGAGTGCTGTAAAATAGAGTTTGACGAAACAGGAAATCACGTCAGATATGTGCCCGGGAAATGGCATGGAAAATTCCCGAAAGAAAAAGCTACGGAAGAAGAGAAGCGCCATGTAGGTAAAGACGGACTGATTCATCTATAAAATAAATGACTATGGAAGAGAAGAAATTCAAGCATATAATGATAGATACGGAAACGCTGGGCAGGACACCTGGAAGCGTGGTCCGTTCGGTGGCCGCCATTGAGTTTAATCCGCAAACCGGAGAAACCGGACGGCGCAAGGTGTGGAAAATAGATCTGGCAGACTCCATACGCTATGGGTTCAGAATCGAAGCATCTACACTGAAATGGTGGATGATGCAGTCGGATGCAGCCCGCCGTAACTTCGTGGAAGGAGCGGAGACACTACTGGTGGATTTCATGGAAGAACTGATGGACTTCATGACCGAAACAGACGAAAACGGAGACTTCACGTTATGGTGCCTTCAGCTGGATTTCGACGTGGCTATGCTTCGCTCCATGTATTCCTGGTATAACCAGCACGTCAACGGGTCTGACGCAGAAGTGTTACCCTGGAACTTCCGGAAGGTACGCGACGTCCGGCCGTACATGGATGCGCTTACTGAGGCAGGACTCCTTCCGCCCAAGGTAGCAGACCGGCACACTCCGATGGCCGACTGTCTTGCACAGATCAACTATGTTCATCTGGTGATTGAAAACAATCTCGTAATCAGATAGCAGTATGTCTGAAGCACGTATATTCAATATGGACTGTATGGAAGGAATGACTTCTCTGGAGGATCATTCCTTGGACTGCATTATCTGTGACCTTCCGTATGGAGTCCTGAATAAACAAAATCCACATGCGAAGTGGGATACAGAACTTCCGCTTGATGAACTTTGGCAGCATTATCGCAGACTGATAAAGCCAAACGGTGCTATTATATTATTCTGTTCGGGAATGTTTACCGCACGTCTGATGATTAGCAATCCCAAAATATGGAGATACAATTTAATCTGGAAGAAAGGGACACGTTCATCCGGTTTCCTGAATGCCAACCGTATGCCATTACGAAATCACGAAGATATTGCAGTATTCTATCAAAAGTTGCCTGTATATCATCCTCAAATGACAATAGGGGAAAAGAATCACGGAAGAAATGTAAGAGGGGTTCAATCAAATAACAAATGTTACGGGAATTTCAAAGTAGTAGATACTGTATTTACCAACGAGAAATATCCTCTCTCAGTAATAGATATTCCAAAAGAGCACGATAGTTTCTATCACCCCACCCAAAAACCAGTCGCTCTTCTGGAATATCTTATCCGCACTTACACTGACGAAGGTGATACCGTGATGGACAACTGTATGGGCAGTGGAACTACCGGTGTGGCTTGTATGAAAACAGAACGTAACTTTATTGGATATGAGAAAGAAAAAAAATACTTCGACATATCTCAGGAAAGAATATTTGCGGAAAAGGAAAGAATAAACAAAAAAAGTAAGCTCATTCAAGGAGATTTATTTAAGCCATGAACGTCACCACAGATACCGTCAATCAGATCTATCAGTACACCACCTATCGGGCGAACGAGCGGTGCGGAAAAACCGTTACCGTTCCCGGCCTGCGGGGAGAGGCGCATACATTCAGCGCCGAGCGTTTGAAAGAAAAGTATATGCAGATACTTTCGGCCGTGAAGGGGCTTCCGCGAGTCATGCGGTACAGCCAGCGTCCGGAAGGAGCGCCCTGGATTCTGGCTCGCGGACACGGGAGCCGGTATGAAGGGGCTACTCTGGATTCAGCGGAACATCTGCTGATGATGGCTGTGGCGCTCGGTATGGCCCGGGTGCTGAAACCGGCCTGCGACTCGTGCGACGTGCCGAATGTGGTGATTGACGACGACCGGCTGAGAAAGCTGGAAATGATGCAGCCGCGGCGCGTCCGCCGATATTCTTTGTTATACTGGAAATAATACGAAATGATTACACTCGCCAATCGGACATATTACATTTGTTTTGACCAGAACTACACGGCAGCCGTTGTAAGAGAGTGGATTGAATCCGGGAAAAATCAGTCTATTATCCTCCTTGACATACTCCCACACCTAAAGGAATGAGATTCGGGTGTCATCGGTGGCAACCTGCATCGCAGGACTTACGCCGCCTCTTCCCAGAGTTGATGTCCCAACTCTTAAAATATTTTTTGCCGCATTAATATCACGGTCGTGTTCTCTCCCACATTGCGGACAAGTCCACTTTCTGATGTTAAGCGGCATTTTTTCTGTCTTATACCCACATGAAGAACAGATTTTCGATGATGCTTCCCATCTGTCTATCTGTACAAATTTCTTCCCGTATTTAGCGCAAAGCCATGAAAGTTTGGACACAAAGGAAGTGAATGAAAGGTCGTTTATCTTTCTTCCCCAAACTTTCTGCATTGCCTTCATGTTAAGTGTCTCCATACATATTACATCATAGTCTGATACAATACGGATAGCAGTCTTCCACTGAAAATCTTCTCTGATATTAGAAATTTTTCTATGCAATCTTGCCAGGGATAATCTCGCTTTATTACGTCCATTGCTACCTTTCTTCTTTTTGGAAAGATTCTTGCTTTTTCTTCTTAATTCATCCAGATGATTGAAGAGTGTAAGGGGAGATTCTATTCTTGTTCCATTATCCTGCGTCAGAAAGTGCTTCATTCCAAAGTCAAACCCTGCAGTCTTACCCGTCATGGGTTTGCTTGTCGATGATTCCTCGTTTCTGCGGACAGACATAATAATCCAATAGTCTCCAACCGCATCACGCTTGACACTTAAAGTCTGAATTCTACCGTCCACAGGTCTTGACAGGTGGAATTTAAGTCTGAGTTTTAAAGCATTTACTGTGAGAACATTTCCGTTAAGAGTATATCCTGCCTGTTTGAACGTTACTGAGCGATATTTTCTCCAATTCTTAAATGTTGGAAGATGCTTGGCTGTTCTATTGAAAAAATTCTTATATCCATTATTTATGCGTTCACAAATCTGCTGTACAGACTGGGAGCCGATAATCTTCCATTGTGAGTATGATGATTTTCTCAATTTGAGAAGATGGGATTGCAGCCTGTACATTGAAAGGGATTTATGATACATGCGATAATAACGCTTATGCAGGGCAATAGCATGGTTGTATATCCATGCTGCCGTCCTGAGCCATTCCTGCAGTCTTTTCTCATGGTTGCGGTTCTGTTTGTAAACCTTATATTTATAGGTTAGTGTCTGCATGATTAATTATTATCTCTATGCCGCAAATATAATATTTTTTTCTTATATTTGCCAACGTATAACAATATATTTCAAAGGAATATGGATGGCCGATGGAAAACTAATCCAGGATGCGTTTACAACGTATCGTATCACATAATATGGTGCCCGAAATACAGAAGGAAACTCCTTGTAGGAGAAGTAGAAAAAAGGCTGCATTCCCTGCTGATAGAAAAAGCAATGGAAAACGGATGGGGCGTATCAAAACTGGAAATTATGCCAGACCATGTACATATGTTTATTAAAGCTACGCCTTCTGATTCCATTGCTCATATTGTATCGCAACTGAAAGGATATACATCTTACATTCTCCGGTCGGAATTTCCGCACCTGAAGCAAAGGGTTCCTACACTATGGACTCGTTCTTATTATGTTGAGACTATTGGACATATTTCTGAAAAAACCATTCTCAAATACATTGAAGACCAAAAGAAAAAATAGTTTTAAGGGAAAACTTTCATCCCATACCTAAAGGAATGGGCTTTCAGTTCACACTAATCGTAATGCCCGCAAGAATGTAGAACGAAGCGTCGTTCTTGTCATCAAAGACCGGGACGGAGATGACCTCCCATTAATTCAACGTATCGTTTTTGTTAGTCGGGGTAAAGTTTTTGCCGAATAAAACTTACTTTTTTGATACGTTATGAATTATTTTTGTTATTTTTGCCAATGAGATCTACTCATTTTAGGTTGTAAAATTTGGTTACTAAAGTAATTCCCGGGAGCGATTCCGGGAATTTTAAATCAGAACAAATGAAAGAGAAGAAGAATAAATGCTATAACTCCGGAAAGATCGGAGGGCTTTCCTACCTGCAGGCATACAAGAACTTTGAGCAGGCGGACCGCGAAATAGCGGAGATAGGGCTCACTCCGGCAAATCCCATTATTCTCGGCCTGAAACCTTCGCGTCCATACTGGATGCACATGATCTGGGATATCCTTCTGTTGTCGCGTTGCGGGCATATCTATCTGCAGACGAACTGGAAGGACAGCCGCGAAGCACGCATAGAGTTCCGCGTGGCGAAGTTCCTGGGAATTCAGATATGGTTTCAGGGAAATCCGGGGGAAGACGATTCGTTCAGTGAAAATTTTGGTGATGTAATGAAAGTGAAATAGCCTATATATAGAATGGCTCCCACGCAACGTGCGACGGCGCATATTTTCCATACAAAAGTTTAAAGGTTTGACAATTCGCTTATCAGGGGGTTCGACTCCCCGGCGCGGGACTGAATATTTAAAAGAAATGACATTAGACGAAAAAATAGAATACTCCATTAATCTGCTGCGCAAGAGTGAAGAGATGGCACTGAGAATGGACCCGGAGAACGGCTTTTATCTGGCATTCTCGGGAGGGAAAGACTCTCAGGCCCTCTATCACCTTGCTGTACAGGCAGGAGTAAAATTCAAGGCCCACATGAACCTTACGAGCGTGGACCCACCTGAAGTTATACGTTTCGTAAAAAAGAACTATCCCGATGTGGAACTGATAAAACCACGCATGAGCATCTACGAAATGGCAAAGAAGAGAGGATGTCTTCCGACCCGGCTTGTGAGATGGTGCTGCGAAGAGTTTAAGGAAATGTCAGGTGCAGGGAAAGTTACCCTGATTGGAATACGCAAATCGGAGAGCACGAACCGGAAGAAAAGAAATGAAATTGAAACGGGAGACCGTAAATTCTCCGGAACATTTGACCAGTGGAGCGAGCATCAGGAAAAAATGGTGACATGTGTAGGTGGGAAAGACAAAATTCTGGTTTCTCCTATCCTTTACTGGACTGAAAAGGATGTATGGGACTACTTGAAACGAATGCACATTCCCTATTGCGAGTTGTATGACAAGGGGTATAAACGGATAGGATGTATCATGTGTCCCATGTCGAACTACAAACAGAATGTGCGAGAAATGAAAGATTTCCCGCATGTAGGGAAAAACTGGAGAAAAACAATTGAATGGCTGATCGAAAACAAATGGAAGGACAAACCGCTTTTGCAAGATCCTGATATGGCCTTTAAATGGTGGATAAGCAAGAAGTCTTTCAAAGAATTTTATGCAGACGAAGTGATGCAACAGAAATTAGAGTTTAAAGATTAAAAGAAACGATATGATTAACAAATGTACATTCATCGGTAATCTGGGGAAAGACCCCGATTATAAAGTGCTGGAAAGCGGACACAAGGTAGCAAGTTTCTCCATCGCCTGCAGCCGGAAAGTGAAAAACAAGGAAAATGGAGAGACAAAGGAATATACGGAATGGATTCCCATTGTGGCCTGGGACAATCTGGCCGAAATCATCAGCCAGCTGGCCCGAAAAGGTTCGCAGGTGTATGTGGAAGGAGAGTTCCGCACACGAAGCTACGAGGCAGAAGGAACCGGAGAAAAACGCTATGTGTCCGAGATATGGGCTCGTGATTTCCGTCTGCTCGGACGGAAGGCAGAATCATCGTCTGCTCCGCTTCCTACTTCGCCCGACGATTTCGGCAGCCAGCCCGCTCCGGCTTCTGCTCCTTCACCCGCTCAGCCGGCACAAGCGGCCCCACAGCAGCCTGCGCAGGGAACGCTTAACCTGAAGGACGAACAGGATGATCTTCCTTTCTAATACGAACAGATTAATCACTCAGAGATATGAACGAATTTACAAACCCGGCAGGAAGTCTGGGAAACAATCCTTTCTTGCAGGCTCCCTCCACCATTTCACCCATGAAGGGGAAAAGCTCTGAAACAGGGCTTGCGGCTTCTATCAGCCGTCCGAAATCCATGATTCCCGTCAAACGAAACCAGTTTGACCGCTACACTGCACAGCAGCGCATGGCCAGTGCAGACATTCTGAACGCTCACCTGCTCATGGTGGAAATCATGATGACCAATATCACTCAGAAATACATCTACGAAGTGGTTTCCTGCCTGAAGGAACGCGGACTGATGCGTCACAACATGAAGCGCAGGGCCAACGAACTGGTAAATCTGTCTAGTGACCTTATGAAGCGATGCAATGCGCACGATGCCATGCAGGTTCGTACCTTTACAGAAACCATCCACCCCGGGCTGTCCGGAAGTTTCATGAGGGGGGGCGGCACACTGACACAGAAGCTTCAGAACATTTTCTGGAAAACCTACGGAGAAAAAATCAACCTCATTTATTTTGCTACAAAGAATGCGCTCGACAAGTGCAACGTGCGCCAGAGCGACCTTGTATCGAACATGGAGATGGTGGCCATGATGTGTACCACCGGAATCGAGTTCTACGACTGCATGTGCCGGAAGGTGGACGGACTGCTCAACGGAGTAGGGAAGGTGAACCGTCAGAAAAGCCAGCACAATGAAAAGATGATGGCTGCGGTGAAAGATATGCTGCGTGAGATGGTGGGAAACATTGAAATACCCGATAAGGAGGGAACGGATGTGCGCACCTTGACCGCCCAGTTCCAGATGGAGCTGGTGAAAGACGACCTGCTGAAACTGGTGGAGAGCGGAATCGTTTCGCTACAGGTAGAGTTTATAGAATACGTCATCGCCAGTCTGCGCATGAAGATGGCCGGAGAAGAGCTCTGCTTTCAGGACTACCGCACACTGATGGCACGCATGGGCACTAAGAACAACGTGCGCATGCTGCTGAATGAAATCGCTTCGCTCCCTCTTCCTGAATCGGACGACTATGAGGTGTACGATGTCATGGAAATGTTGCCCGATGCAAAGGCAGAAGGCGAAAGCGTGATTGACAAGTTCCGTCACCTCTGTCTGGAAGACCATATCCGCACAGTACCTGAAACAAACGAATCCATTACTCTCAGAAAGCTTCGTCAGGAAGTCTACCGCAATCACGGCACACTGAGTATGCTTACCCTACGCTATCTGTACAACGTGTTTGGCACAAAGAAGGCTATGGCAGAATACATAGCGCGTGCGGATGCCGACGTAATGGCGCGTACACTCCGTATGCTGAAAACGGTCAAAGTGAGTCAGCTCGCGCTAAAAGACGGATGCCGCTACGAACTCAACCTCGGTCAGGGCGTGCGTGCCATGTATGAGATGCACGGATATACCCGCGAAAAGTTTGCGTCCATGGCAGGTGTAGGAACAGACCGGCTGCTGGAACTGGAGGCCATGGGCGACCTGGCATCCTATCCCCATGCGGAGAAAGCCGTCGGTCCGCTTGTAATGGACGTGGGTAAGATGCTGGGTGCAGATCCCAGGTATGTGCTATTTGCTTCCCTACGTGAGACAAAAGAGAAAGGCACTCTTCCGGAGGTTTACAAACGTCTTTTCCGAGAAATGGAGAAAGTATATAACGATAACAACGATAAATCAAAAGAAGATGGGAAAGAAGAAAAAAGATAAAACCAAAGTATGTGGGATGACATACCCTGAACTAAGAAGATTTTTTTATCAAATTTTTATTGACTCATCTGGATTAGACCCTCTGAAACTGGAATCTAGCCCGGATAATCCGTTAGAATGCTATGATGGATTCTGGCCTCTTATAAAAAAAGAAGTTGATAAGACGTGCATCAGTAATAAGATGGAGATTCCACCGCTTGATTTCAGCAAGATCATAAGCAAAGAACAGCCATCAGGAACTAAAATAGCAAAATATATGGACGGAGAAATTAAAGTATCAAAATTCAGTGTCGGTCAGGTAGTAAAGCTGAAAGACTACGACGCGCTTAAATTGGTGAATGAATCCCTCATTTATCATCTGGAAGAATATGATTTGAAACGTATTTCAGACGCTCAGGTTGCAATCTACAAAGTGCATAATACCCGTCAGCTACACAAGAGCGGGAAGCCTGTATTCTGGTATGAGGTAGGTCAGTGGGGTCGGAACATAGTCGACGTTCCGGAAGATTTTCTGGAAGAACTGCCTGAACCGGTAAATATACCTTCTGATAACGAAGAAGGAGAGAAACAACCGGAGAAACCCGCGCAAGAAACCGAGGAAGAAATGGTTGCGAAGTTTGGAACGGTTCTGAATGAACTTAAACCATACGATAAAATGGCAGGTGGAGACTACAATCTTTATCCTTTCAGAATATCCAATTTGTTCAAGGCATGTTTCATGAAGGATATTCCCGATTCAGGCCGAATAGAAGGCTTGCTACATATTACAAGCATCGCCCGTGCTGCATATCAAGGCTATGCGAAAGTTACGCTGTCTATGGATGAAATAAGCCAAGAACAGCTTGACACCTACCGCAAAAAGAACGCCGACTATGGAAACGCCTTTGAAAAGTCGATGGACGAAGACGGACTCCTGGTAGCTAAGATCCGCATCGGTGATAAGATACGGAGAATACAATCCCTTATCCATAATGGCGGTGAAGGGCAGGTGAAGGACGAAAGGCTGGAAGATACTTATCTGGACCTGGCCAACTACTGCGTGATGACAATTCTTTGGATCAGAAAACAACAATCTAAATAAAATAACTATGGCAGGAAGTAATATCAGCAGAGACCACATCGCTATGGAAGCGATGAAGGTGCTCATGGAGAAAACAGTTTCAAACAATCTGACATTAAAAAACCGGATCAGACAATTCTTTGGTCTGAATCATAAGACATATACAGCATTTGACGAGAAGATGATAGCTAAATTATCATACAATATAGCCGATGCCATGATTGCCCAACGCGAAAAAATAATGGAGGACAAATTATGATGCACACATGGTTTGAAGGGAAAATCCGCTACGAAAAGGTAGCGGAAAACGGGATGAACAAGAAAGTGACAGAGCCCTATCTGGTAGATGCCCTGAGTTTCACCGAAGCCGAAGCACGTCTCATTGAAGAAGTCACGCCGTTTATTACAGGAGAGTTCACAGTGACCGACATCAAACGGGCCAACTATAGCGAGATATTCCCGACCGACGAGGAAGGAGCCGGCATCTGGTACAAATGCAAGCTGTACTTTATCACCATCGACGAGAAAAGCGGTGCGGAGAAGAAGACAGCTACCAACATTCTGGTACAGGCTGCCGATCTTCGCGATGCGGTGAAGAAACTGGACGAAGGCATGAAAGGCACGATGGCCGATTACGTTATTGCATCCATCGCAGAAACCGCCATCATGGACGTATATCCCTATCATGCAGAAGCCGAAGCGCAACCTGAGTTCGAGGAATACGACTATGAGAAATTGTCTGCGGCCGCCCGTGTATGCCACAACTTAGGAATCACAGAAAAGGGCGGAAAGAAATGTATCAACACTGACCCGATAAACGTGCTGAATATTCATTACGGTTACGGAAGCGGTCTGAAACTCATTCAGCAGCTTATCAACAAAGGCGTTCTGAAACGGGAGAAAGACTATATTTCTGTGGTAGACAAACCGCTGGAAGAGTTCGATTGGTACATCAAACAGAAGGAAGACGATGGGAAAGTGGAATAAGGCACTGGACATTCCGGTAGAGATACTTTTCAAGTACCTCTGCCGGGACTACCGGCGCGAACAGGCACGCACGGCGGAACTGGAGAAGAAGGTGGAAAAGCTTCAGGCAGAGTTGAACTATGAGCGGAACAACACGCCCACGGTGGAGAAATTGCAACGCCGGGTTTCATCGCTCCAAACAAAAGTCCGCGAGCAGGAAGGAACCATCAAGTCAAGAAACCTCGCCATTAAGCGGTTGAAAGGTGAAATAGGTGGATAATTATGGGAAGACTGGAAAGATTTGAATATACGGAAACAAGCATACAGGACGGACTTCGCAGCTTCATGAGTTCCCCGAAGTTCTTTCTGCGCAACATGTATGTGTTCGGGTGGGAGAGCGATGTGCTGATCCTCACAAACTCCGGTTACTGGTACGAGATAGAAATCAAAATTTCGCGTGCCGACTTCCATAACGACCAAAAGCATAAATCGAACAAGTTCAATTATATCGCAGACGAAGGTACATGGAACAAACCGCATTATTTCTACTATGCTGTGCCGGAAGGAATGATTTCGCCCGACGAAGTTCCTTCGTTTGCCGGGCTGATTTACATGCACCGCTCGCGTCCGGAAGTTATCAAGAAAGCTCCAAGGCTTCACAAAGGAAAAATCAGAGAAGAAGGTCTGGGGCTGGCCGACAAATTCTATCACCACATGGTAAAGGCAAAGACAGACTGCGAACAGGCCCGTCGTGAAGTAAATGACCTTTATAAACCCTACCGGAAAGGCTACAAAATGGGAGTCATGAGTGCCGTAGATGTAGCCTTACAGAAATTCCGTCTGCTTTGCCCGTATCACAAAGAGATAGATCAGGTGAAATTCTTCTGCGAAAAACAGCAAAAGCAGTTCCGTTTCTTCTGCCATGGAGAATGTGGCCTGCTGGATAAGCTTCAGGATGAAATGGAGAAATCACTTAAAATCGGAGCCTATGTGGAACAGAAATAAAAAATACAGGGACTGGTTGCGTGCGCAGCTTGGATTCAAATATCAGGAAAGTATGTTCCCTGATAAAGAAGAATATCCGGAACTGAACGAAGAAAAAGTTCTGGAGGCCATACATGTTATTTCCGTTGCAAGCAAACTTCCGGAGAATAGGATAAAAGAGGCTGTTATAAAACTTATCAATGAACAGCAAATTCTATTTATGGAATCCGTAAATAGTGTGGCTCAAGCGGTAAGTAACCTTACTGACGCAAGTATTTTATCCGCAGAAGCACTTTCAAAGTGTGCAGATAGTATTCTTAAAGAAAAGGACTATAAATCTATAGGAACAGATTTAGGTTCTGGAAAAACCTTTGATGAAAGTTATACAGATATGTATGATTCTTTTTGTGGTTTGGTGTACAGTGAAACTACAGGTGTTGAATTTTTCAGACAACAGATTGTAGACGAACAAAGCCATGTTATTAGAGGATACTATCGCAGACAAGAAATATTTGAGAGCCAGCATGAGATAGCCAACCGAAACCGCCATACCTCACGCCATGTGCCGTTTTATTTCAGGATTGTCGGTCAGAACCGTCACGTGCCCCGGAAGGACGGTAAGAAGTACCATAAAAAGTTTAACCGGAATGTGCGTCCGAAGGGTACACACTCACATTTTAAGTTATACAAATAACCAAACACAATAAGGATGAAGAATAAAATACGAGTCTTTGAAGCATTTGCAGGATATGGTTCACAGTCTATGGCTTTACGCAGACTGGGAATAGACTTTGAGGTTGTTGGAATAAGTGAAATTGACAAGTACGCCATTCAGGCATATATGGCCGTACATGGAGACACTGCCAATTATGGTGACATGTCAAAGATAGACTGGAGCAGTGTTCCTGATTTTGATTTTCTGACATACTCATTCCCTTGTACCGATATAAGCATAGCCGGACAGCAGAAAGGGCTTGCAGAGGGTAGCGGTACACGAAGCAGCCTGCTTTGGGAATGCCGTAAGGCAATAGAAGCGAAGCGTCCGAAATATCTTCTCATGGAGAACGTGAAGAACCTCGTATCGAAGAAGTTTACCCCGTACCTGAAAGAATGGATCATATTTCTTGAAGGGCAGGGCTACAGCAATTATACGAAAGTTCTCAACGCAAAGGACTTCGGAGTACCGCAAAACAGGGAACGTGTCTTTATGGTGTCGATATTGGGAGAGGTTTCTTTTCATTTTCCAAAGCCTTTTACCCTTGAAAAAAGATTGAGAGATGTTCTTGAAAAAGATGTAGATGAAAGTTTTTACCTGAGTGAAAAGGTTGTAAATACACTTCTTGCAAGAAACGAGAAGAACAAGGCTAAAGGAAACGGGTTTAAGTTTGCTCCTAAAACGGGTGATGTGATAGCATCAAGCATCACGGCACATCCGAATGATAGACCGTGTGATAATTTTATAAAAGAACCTATTACTTTTCATATAGGAAATATCTATGGTGATAAAAAGGGTCGTGGATTTGCCGGAAATGTATATGATAAAGATGGAATTTCACCTACAATTATGACTAATGGTGGAGGTAATAGGCAGCCTATGATATTTGAGTGTTGCAATCAAGAAAGAAAATATGGGAATAAAAGAGTTCAATCATTGGTTGATAGTGGAAAGATAAGTGGTCATGAAGTTCAATTTCTTGATGCTTATAATCAAAAAGTATCTGATATATGTGGCACAATTAAGGCGACTAATATGAGTTTTATTTCGGAGCCTAAAACAAAAAGAATTGGAATAATAAATTCATCTCAAGATGGAGTAGTTATTGATACAGATGGCATAGCTAAATGTTTAACTTCTGGTCATTTCAATACTCCTAAAATTATTGAGAGTAATCATGATCCAAAAATTATTCAATCTCCAAGGGGATTTAATAAAGGAGCATTATTCAGTAATTGTCCGGCTATAACATCAAGCCGTTGGCAGGATAACAATTTTGTAACAGAATATAAAATATTTCATGATTTTAGAAGCTACCGCATCCGAAGACTCACACCTCGCGAATGTTTCCGCCTTATGGGAGTTTCCGAAAAAGATATAGACAATATTCAGAAATCAGGAATCAGCAGGACGCAGCAATATAAAATGGCCGGGAACAGCATTGTTGTAGATGTTCTTTATTACATCTTCAAGAAAATGTTCGTCGACAAGTCATGTGAAGATGCGCAATTATCTATTTTTTGATTTCAAATATTCACACAAATTTTATCAGGTGGAAATTTACGCATAAACGGAATTATGTTTAATTCGATAAAAATACTGTTATGACAAATACATCTTCTCCTATTGATTTTCAAATATATCTTATATTAGGAATTTTACTATTTGACCTAGTAAAGAACCTAGTAAAACACTAATTAAAACAAGAGTAATAAACTCCTTTATATCTACCATATTATCTTTTTTCATGAAGCTTACAATTATTACATTTAAAGATAGAAATAATTCATAAATTATTGAATGACAAAGATAAATAAATCGAATATCTTTTAGTATATTTTATTGTAGTTATTCAGTAAAATACGAGTTGAATGAAAAATATGTTTGATATTATTTAAACAAATTAAAGACGAAACAGATAAATGGGAATCAGAAAAGTCGGAAGCAATCGCCCGGTAGTTGCGGTAAATCCAAATGGAACCGTTGCCGGATTTTTTGGATCTATAAAACAGGCCGCCAGTATCAGCAAAGTAGATAGGAATTCTATAACTGACAGCTGCTTACGTGGCGCTATATGTAGAGGTCTCAGGTTTTACTATGAAAAGGATTTCAGAAAAATATATGAAGAACAGCGGCTGGATGATCTGAAATTTACAAGAAATCCTAACATTGACATAAATACAGGACGTTTTGTCAAAGGGAATAAGGCGAGCAAAGGCTTTAATAACTGGCCTAAAGAGAGACAGGAAAAACAAAGGAAATTATCAAGGGAGAAATGTTTACGTCTTATCAATGATCCTGACAGCAACTTTGGCCCTCATATAAAGTCCTCAAAGCCTTTAGGTAAAAAAGTAATTTGCCTGGAAACGAAAGAAGTCTTTTTATCTGCAGCCGAATGTGCAAGAAAAATGAACTTAAATGTTGACGGGCTATATTCTTCCATCAGAAGAATGAATAAGTATAATGGGAAGAAATACATGTATCTTTCAGTTTATGAAGAAATTGATAAAAGAGTAAACGATAATATGTCTAAGATAGCTTATTCATTGTAATATGGAAATACAGCACGAAAAAGAGAATACAAAACGATGTAGTAAATGTGGCAGGACATTTTTACTGAAAGATTTCAAAATGCGTCATGGCAAGCCGAGGTCTATCTGTAAAGAATGCGCCAGAGATCAGGAAAGAGAACGCTACTGGAAGAAACACCCCAGGGAAACCGGAGTTTTTCTCAATAAAGAAACCGGACGGATCGTTGAACGTACAAAATTCAATGTGAAACTGTTCTGGAGTCCGGCAATGATCCAGGCTCTGAAGACATATTTTCCCAATACTCCCAATAAGGAAATCACAGAAATAATGGGTATCTCCGCATGGGAATTAAGAGTGAAGGCAAAAGAACTGGGGCTGAAAAAGGACAAGGAATACACCAGGAAGCAATCTCTTGAAAGTTTATTGATAGGCCATGCAGTCAGTAAGGAAAAAGGTTATCCTGGAAGTTTCCAAAAAGGGAATCAGGCTGGTAAAGCCTATTGGTTTAAAAGAAAAATAACTTTTACATAAAAGTATAAATGTATGAAAAAGGAGCCCTACAACCGGAACCATTGGTATCAGTTACTGCAAGGACCTTTCAAATGGTTCAAAGGATGCAAACAGAAAATGATAAAAGATATTTTTGAAAATCCATTAAACTATGTATAAGTCATGTCAGAACAGAAAACCATTAGTCAGGCGGTAAAAGAGGAGTTTCTGGACCTGACGCGCTGGGCCAATAATATGATCCGGCAGCTTCAGACCAACTTCGAGACACAGCATGTATGGCCGGGGGGATTCCCCGGTCCGTACATCGGGTACCGCAATACGCCGGCCGCCAAGCGTAGCACCGGGCAGGCTTACCGGCGCATGTATGCCAAGGTGTTCAACGGTGCCGGAGGTGACACAAAGAAGATTTCCTTCTTCTTCAACTATTATCTGTATTTCGTGGATATGGGTGTCGGTGCCGGACAGCCCATCGAAGATGTGGAACGAAGCAAGGACGCCCGTTTCAACCAGCTTTATCAGATATGGAAAGAAGAAGGCGACCGCCAGTCAAGACCTATCATTGCCATGGAGGTACGTCACCAGCTCCGGAGACTGGAAGTTCTCGTGTCTTCCTATTATCAGGACTTCATCGAAAACGGCGTACTGGTTTCTTTCCAGGACGAGTTTAAACGAAGTGATTATAAATTCCGGATGAAATGAAAGCGATAATTAGAATATTGTCGAACACGTTCTTGCTGGTAGGAATGTATTTTCTCCAGCAGATAAGAATAGAACTGGCTATCCTTCTCCTGGGTGTCTTCCTCATGTTCCAAAAAGAATCGGAGCTGACTAATCTTCTGGGAGGAATTATCACAGCAGCTATGATAGTCATGCTACTTTATGCTGAATTAGGTAAACTGGGAATATGGCTTTCATTACTGGCTTTTACTTTTATCGGATTTATAATGGCATTTGATAAAGAATTAAGAAAACCAACAAAATTTTAATTATGACAGAATTAAAAGAAATCATCGAAGAATGGGCCACGAAGTACAAGCCCATGCTTCATACGCCCGGAGAAACCGGAAAGAACAAACGGTTTTTCCTTTTCGACAACATTGTAGCTATTCCCTCTTTCATGAGCAAGCTGCCCGACGTGAAATCGCCTTGTGTGGGCTACGAATTTGCCCAGGACGGGACGATCAGAGGCGGTCTGGATAAACCTGTACACGTGGTTTATTTCCTCGTTAAAACGGATAATATGAAGCCGACCGACAAGCAGCAGTCATACGAAGCTATTCAGGAAGCAAAGATGCACATGCAGAAGTTCCTGGCATGGCTTCGCGATCAGCAGGAGAAACGGAAGATTTTCCGGAATATCAATCTGGAAACGGAGGAGCTTCACTATTCAACATACGGCCCATTCCTGAACAACTGGTATGCAGTATTCGTCGAACTGACCGATGTACAGCAGGTAAATCTCTGTATAGATCCGCAGGACTATGTGGAATGAAAAAAATCCCGGGACGGCGCTTTCGTTCCGGGATTTCTTCTTTATTTTCTTACTTCATAAAGCAGTTTCACATTTTCACCATACACGGCATTGAGGGAATAAGATACATCTTCCGAATGGTTATCATGTATATATTCCGGAAAAATCTTTGTCGGAACAGAAATAACCAATGTATTATCCGAGAAAGACACAAATCCAATATAAGCAAACCATCTACCAAACGAAATTTCCCCTACTCTATCTCTGATTAATTTTATGAACTGATTCCATTTTGAACAGTCTTCACTGGAAACAGATTGTACATCATTTTTTTGTTCCTCTTCAATATGACTAAAAAGATCCATCTGAACAGGCTCATTTTTTATCTCCTCAACTTTCGGCTCATGTTCATCCAGCCAATTGTTCAAAAGGACCCATGCAAAAGAACATGGATTCTCTATATCCTTACGCTTTTCAAGGATATCCGAAATACGCTGTGTCTCCTTTATAAAATCTACACGTAGTTCAGGCAGAAGCCGAGTTCTTATTTTCCTTATGTTAGCAGGAGTCTGGCGAAGAGTAGTTTTCAAGTAAATTTCCAGATCTGCATCTTCTTTTCTTCTCTCTTTTGCCTTTTGCTCGTTCCCGGACAAGTCGGTATAAAATGCGCTTATATGAAACATTTTCGGATTACCGGACTCCCCTACTCCAACTCTCTCAATTTTTATCCAGAAGTCAGAATTTCCACTATCAGCAAGTCTTTTCAGCTCCTCTGTGGCAGGAGTAATGACCCGCTTATCCAAATCTGCATAGCGTTTATACTTAGGTTCCCTCTTTCCTTTTTTTTCGGTGTACAATTGAAAGAACTCACGAAAATCATCAAGGGAAATATTAAAACTGGTTCTTTTCCCGGAAATAGTATTCGATAATGTCAGTACATAAAAACGTACAGCATTAACATTGCTTGTCACAAAAGCAATACGTTTCAAATGATCATTATAACCAAAACGTATATCCACCATTTTATCCAGGACAGATCGTTTCATCCCTATCTTAAAATCCTTGACATAGCGTTCATCTTTCCTTGTATCTATACTGAAAGCGGATGTATTCTTTTCTCTTTCAATTCCGTCATCATCTATATATGGAACTAATACAGTAATACCTACCAGATTGTCAAGGCTTGCTTTCGCTCGTTTATAAAAGCCGGGACTTACACCAAGGCTTTCCATAGGTATAGTGAAACAGAACTCTCCATCACGGTCAATATGCTGTTTGGCTTGCGGAAGGTCAAACAGAGAAAGTTTCTTGTCGTAATTGTTCGCATTATATACATTCAAAAGTTCAAGTACGAGGGGTTCCATTTTTTCCATCAGGCAAGCAAAAGCTCGGAGCTGTATTATATCCATACGATATTGCAAGCTCGACAGAGAACGTGGCTGACGTACATAATCCTCCCTTTCAAAGGGAATAAGATTCATGCCTGGATATTTTTTTTCAGAAGCCTTCCTTGCCATAATCCTCTATCTTTATTGCAATGTGAAATTTGTTACCACAGTTGGGACATGTGATAATAGAATCGGATTTCAAGTTTTCCCGGTGGACAAATAGTTCACTTATGTCCACATCCAATGCTCCAGCAATCTTTTCAAGAGAGGAAACAGAAGGATTTCCCGTCAAGTATCTGTTAAGAGTGACAGCAGAAACCCCAATTCTTTGGGCTAAATCCTTCTGCGTCATGTTCCGTTCTTTTAGAAGGTCTTTAATACGGTATTGTGCCATTATCAAAAAAATAAAAGATTCAACAGCGCAAATATATGCACATATAAGCATATAAGCAAATAATATGTCTAAAAATTATATTAAACATTTAATTTTTAATTTTATCAGAAAAGGAATTATAATTAAAAGTGAACTACTTGTCCACTATAAAGCAACTGTATTATCATTAAAAACATCATAAGTGAACTACTTGTCTATTTCAAAGTGAACTATATGTCTACTAGAGAAAGAGTGAACTACATGTCTGTTTTAAAGTGAACTACTTGTCTATTCTATATCTATCAGTGAACTACATGTCTACTTTAATTGCACTACATGTCTATCAAAAGTGAACTACATGTCTGACAAAACATAACTACATGTCTATCAAAAGTGAACTATATGTCTACTAAAAATATAATAATTACCTGAATTTCAATAACATGTTTGTAGTAGTATTTATATATTTAGATATTATAGAAATAAAAGCCATCGATCGATGTTTTTTTATAAATATAGAGAAAAATAAAAGGAAGTACACTATAATGGCTAAATGTACTCCCTTTATTGCCTTAACGGACTTTGTTGAATCTGATGCAAATATATAAAATTTAGTCAGAAGGTGCAAAGATTCCGAACTCCTCTAAAAATATTTCCTGAAAAGGGAGACAAAATTCGCTTTCCGCGTTCTATTGACAGAACTTTTAAACTTAGCAGTATGGATTTATCAAAAAGCATTTGCATGGCGGCCGCATTACTTCTGGCAGCCTGTAGTCAGGAAAACATTGTTGGCGAACCGGACGATCCCGAAATGAGTGATCAGACGTGCAGGGTATCTTTTGTGCCTTCGTTCATGGAAATTTCACAGGGAGACATTGCTTCCTGGCAGCCGTCGCGCGCCGAGTCGCTGTCCGATCTGGCCACTACCCTCTCCTACTAGGACTATCTGGACGGCGACTGCCTCCAGTCGGACACACTGACACTCCCCTCTCCCATCAGCATGACGCTCAAGTACGGATCGCACCATCTTTATTTCCTCGCCCACAGCAGCGCCAGCCTTCAGCAGTCGGAAGACCGGACTTTTTATCCGTCAAAGGTGACGGAAACTTTCTGGACGGATTTTCCGCTGGAAGCGGACGAAAACTTGCAGGACCAGCAGACGGTTCCTATGGAGCGGGTCGTCACCATGGTGAAAGTAACTCTGCGCGACGCAATGCCGCAAGGCGTTGACTCCATCCGTCTGACGGTTGATAGCCACTACCGGAAACTGGATCTTCAGACGGGAAACGCAGCCGGATCTTCCGGATCAGCCTACTCCCTTTCCTGGAAGACCGGAAGTGAATATGCAGGCCGCACCGGACTTTCCTTCTCGATGTACAGCTTCACCCCTGCCCCGGACGAAGAGTTTCAGTCGCTGGTCCGCATCGAGGCCCTGTCTGCGGACGGTGACGTGCTTTATTCGGCAGAAGCGCCATCCGTTCCCCTACTCCGCAACCGGTGTACCAATGCTTCATGCCGGCTGTTTAGCGGCAACACCGGGATAAGCTTTGCCGATCCTGACGACTGGATGCCGGCTAAGGAAATCGAGATGTGAAATCCCTAAACCATAAATACATATATCCATATATTTACATAATCAGCTATATGGCTATTTAAATATATGGATATATAGCTTTGTATATAACCGGATATATGGCTTTACATATATCCGGTTATTTATTTCGCATGTCCGGTTATACAGACAGGTATATATACAGATATACGGCTAGTCAGCTATCCGGATATTTATATATTCCGCTATTCAGATATTTATATATTTAGCTAGTCATATATTCAGCTACATGTATATCTGCATATACAACTATCTGTATATCCAGCTATATGTATATCTGAATAGCTGGATATACAGGAATAAGGATAACCTGATAGGTAGATATGCAAATAGCTATATAATTAAATATATGTATAGCCATATAACTGTATAGCTAAATATTTATATATACAGATAGTCGGATAACTGCCTGTCTGTATAGCCATATATCCCGGTGGTTTTTGGAAGGCTTATATCTGTATAACTATATTGTTGTATAGCTAGTTATGTATATATTTCGCTATTTGTATAGTTGTATAGTTAGTTATCTGTATAGCTGAATATATGGCTATCGGAATAACTGAATATTTGTATAGCTATATATTTATTTATCTATATAGCTTTGATATTTCAAAGATTATCATTACTTTTGTGGTGTTGAAATTCAAATCCTATTAATGATGACAAAAGTAATTTCTATTCTTAATTTCAAGGGTGGAGTAGCAAAGACTACCACTACTTACAATCTGGGTGTAGCGCTTTGGGCGCTTGGAAAACGTGTGCTGCTGATTGATACGGATGCACAGTGTAATCTCAGCGGAATGCTTGGATTTAATCAGAGTGAAGGTGACGCCACGCTCAATGAATGGTTGCGCACGGACGATATGCCCATGCCGATTTACGAGCATTACCCCGGCCTGTTCTATGTACCTTCTTCCAAAGGACTCCGCGATATTGAGTCATACCTGAACGGAAAAGTAAACCGGGAAATGTTCCTTTACAACAAGAAACTGAAACCTTACCTGCAGCCACAGCAGGACGGTACATACATGTTCGACTATGTGCTGATTGACTGCAGTCCGAAAGAAGGTCTGATGAACAACAACAACATGTCTGCATCCGATTATGTGCTGATACCGGCAGAATGTTCCGGGTTCTCCCTTCAGGGTATGCAGGATCTTCTTTTCGGGATCAGCGAGATCAAGGAAAATGTAAATCCCAGACTTGAGATCCTCGGTTTCCTGATCATCAAGTATGACAAACAGACCCGAATTTCGCGTGCAGTAAGCGAGTTCTTCGACAGCAGATATGGCGACAAGGTTTTCAAAACAAAGATCCGCAAGAATGTGAAGTTTGACGAGACTCCGCTTCAGTACAAAGGAATTTTTGAGCACGCGCCCGAGTCGAATGGGGCAGAGGACTACATGTCGCTGGCCGAGGAAATAACCGGATGCACCCGTCCGTCCAACTGGCAAAGCATAGCGCTGGACGCATGGATATCGGCAAACGGTGTTCAGGAAGATGAAGAGGAAGCAACAGAAACCGATCCGGAAGAGAAACCGGTGATTTAAAGAGGAGGGTAGTATATGATCAACAGAAAGAATAAGAAAGCTCCGCTCAATATAGGTCAGTTTGTTGACGATGCGAAGCAGAACATCCGGCCAGCGTTCGTTCCCCCTTCGGGAAATGCGCCGGAAGAAGAGGACAAGAATCTGGTAAATACGGATACCGGAGTTCCACCGGGACAGACGGAAGATCCGCCTGTACCTGAGCCGAAAGAACCCGAAGAGGGCAGGGCGGAAGAGGCAGAGTCAGCGTCTGGGGAAGAAGCCAGCGCGCCGGAACCATCGGACGAGAAAGCGAAGCGCAGCCGCCGGGTAAAAACGGCAGTGACGGCAGTGAAACGTGACAAGCTTATCGCACTCCGCTTCGACAAGAAGATGCACAAAGAGATCAGCCGGATCAAGCTGGAATACGAGATCGACATACAGGATTTTGTGTATGTGGCGGTTGAAAGGTTCAAGGAAGAGTTTTTCCCTAACGGGAAAGCCACCAGAGAGGGGCTGGACATCATCAGCAAGGCGCTCGACAGGATAAACGGGAAGACAGAGGATGAATAACATAAAAGTCGCAGGCAGAAATTTTCTGTTTGCGACTTTTTTTGTATCTTCGCATTGAATTTCAATGATTAAGAGCGGTGGCTCTGACGGCAAAAGGCAGGAAGAGTCATCACTTCCTGCTTTTTTTGTTGGAATGTCAAAGGACATACTTATCTTTGCAATACTTTGAATACAGATTCAAATGATCGTATTTTATTTTTTATAACCGCACTTTCCTGTGAAGGGAGGTGCGGTTTTTTTGCATGATGAACAATTATTTGTATCTTTGTCAAGGCAATAATAGAATATTGAATCGCAGCTCATTTGCCTGTGAAGGCCGATGAGCTTAAACAGATGTATCTTTTCTTTTGAAAAGTTTCATGATCGCATTTCCCTGTGAAGGGAGATGCGTATTTTTTTTGTCCTTCATTCCCAGTTCTGCCTTATTTATCTTTGTGTCAAAACAAGAGGAAAATGAAGAAACCTACCAAACGACTGCTCTGGACTGAGGCGTACAAGCTGATGAACGCCCGCACTCCGGACGGGAAAAACAAGCCGTTCGACATACGTTTTGTATGCAAGGACGGGACGATCAGCGAATGTTACAACGTGCAGCGGGCCGTGTCGTACAACCGCGAGAAAGGTTTCCGGAAGCTGGTGCTACTGAACGGAGATTTCCGCATTGTGTACGACGTACTGATCCTGCAGATTAACGACACAAAGATATTGGTTAAGTGATATGACTACAAACACAAAAAAGACAAACCGGCAGAAAACCGTTCAGGAGATCAAACAGTTCCGCGGCAAGGTTACTTCGCTCATGGGCCGCGGCTTCGAGTATATCGGCATGGCCCGTGTATCGGAAATCCCTTCCGTATCATCCTCTGAAATGCTGAAAGGGGGAGGGGCCATCGGCGGATTGCCCATTCAGGGCACGTTCAATATCTTCGACAGCAAACAGTCGAATCCGGTGCCGGTCAGCAATGCCGGAACACCCGGTCTGGGTTACATTCCCTGGGGACCGGAGAACATGCTTCCGAACACTATCTACAAGCTGGTAGGCAGTCTGCCGTACACGGCAACCGCCATCAAATATATTATTGACCTGACCGTAGGGCTCGGGCCGCAGCTTATGTACCGCTGGTCGCGCTATGTCAACGGTACGGTAAAGACTGAGCTGATTCCCTTCAAGGACGCCGGTCTGCTGATCCGCAACCGCATCATGGAGATTCAGGCACAGATTGACCAGCAGAAAGCAGAAAGCGGCGAAGAGCAGGGTGGGGGAGGCACAATCACCTGGTCGCAGGCCGTGTCCGGAGAGGAGCAGAAAGATACCGCACAGGTTGGAACACCGGAATACGAGCTGAAACAGCTCCGGGAGGATTACCGCACCTGGGAAGAGACTGACAAGGAATGGGACAAGTTCTGCGAGAACAACAATCTGGAACTTCACTACCTGAAGTGCATGACCGACGACGCGCACATGGATATTTATTTCCCGACCATCGGTCTCAGCATCGGACGGAAGGACGAAGAGTGGGACCCGAAGATCGTCAAGTTAGGAAACATTCCGGCGGTGTGCTGCCGCATGGAGGAGATGGACGACCGGATGCGGATCAACTACGTGTATTATGCTGAGAAATGGCGCAAGGATGCCACGCCCAAGTTGAATGCAAAAGATGTGGTGGCCTATCCGACACTGATGCCGGAAAACATGCTTACGGAGCTGCGCCGTCAGGTGGAAAAGAGTAAGAAACGATCACCCAGGAACCGTACCACCTGGTTCTGCTGTCCAAGCTATTACCCTTCGATGCTGAAACCCTATTACCCGCAGCCGGCCTGGTGGAGTATCTTCCCGTCGATGACCTACGATTACGCCACAACATTGATTACTGACAAGGCCATGGCCCGCCAGAATGCGACCATGTGGGGAAAGATGATCTTCATCAACAACGAGTATCTGCGTGCGATGTTCGACGAACTGGGAGCTGATACGACGGAGAAAAAGCAGGAGGTAAGAGACAGCATCTACAAGAAGGTAAACGAGTTTCTGCAGCGCCGCGAGAACAACGGGAAAACTATCTGCCTGGACTCGTTTGTAGGTCCTGACGGAAAGACGATGCAGCATGCGGTGGAGATTGTGGATGTGCCGCAGCTGACAAATGCGGCCGAATTAAAAGATGAATTAGAGGAGATATCCAGTATAATCTTCTTTGCCATAGGGGTTCATCCTAGTTTAATTGGAAGCACACCGGGGAAAAGCGGAAGCACCGGAGGTACTTACATGCGCGAATTGCAGTTGCTCAAGCAGAATCAGCTTTCTACCCGTCAGCGCATTTATCTGCGGTTCCTGAAGAACATCTATACATTCAACAAGTGGGACAAGCACGGAGAGATTGTGATCCGTCAGCAGACATTTACCACGCTCGACCGGAGCGCAACCGGCACAGAAGAAACGGAATCCACGTTATAACATACATTTTTCTTCTTCTTTAGGTTTTTGGTTTATTGGAAATCCCGGCAGAAAGGTCGCTTTCTTGCCGGGATTTTTCGTAAATATATGGCAGATTTAATGTGAAAAATATTTACATAAACTATATGCGTTTCTTCTATTCCAGTGAATGAGACGGGGAAAAAGTGTTCTTTTCTGCCAAAAAATCTATTAATAAATTTTTCAGTGGCATCGAATAAATTTTTTGGAGTTTATTAATAGACGTGAAAAGTGTTTATTAATAAATTTCTCAGAGTTTATTAATGAATTTTTTCGTCGTCTTTCCTTTCTTCTTCTTTCTTTTCGTTATTATATGTACCTGAAATGAATTTCATTGTATTGTTTATCAGCGTGTTGCGCTTTTCTTTCTCTACTTCAACAAGCACTTTCATCACCAGGCTCAGGCTATTGAGGATCATTCCGGCCAATGCCGAAAGAGAGGCAAATGTAGCCAGTATAAGCAGGCGAATGTCGTCAGTAGTGAAATAAATAATTATTACAGATAAAGCTGTAAACAAATAGCCGGACATAATCAGTCTGTCTCCGGGTTTTAGATTGTTCTTTTTCATACCAAATTAATTAATCAGTTTGTTTTTTGTTTTCTACACGGAAGTAGGGCATCCCTCCCGGAAGTGAAACCCATATCGCCGGATCAGGAGTAAGGATCATCATTTCTTTTGCAGCTATCCCCAGCAGGCAAAGCTTTTCTACCTCTGTATGAAATCCGGTCCATAGCTGCCCGTCTTTGGTAGAACATGCCTGAAGGAAAGAGGCTCCATCGCCTGAGCCGGGAAAGAATCCGTCGGGCAGTTGTGAAAGCATTTCGCGGATCTCGTGCCGGTGCACCTCGATGCGTTCCGGATGGAACCCGACTTTTACTGTAGGGTTCTGAATGGAGTTCACAAACAGATAGAGGTTTTTCCCTTTACATTCTTCGTATTCTTCGTGGCTGCGAAACATGCAGTCAGCGAAAATTCGGTCTACGTTTTCAGTATTCAGTTCGGTCATGGCTCTGTGATTTTAATGTCGTCAAGGTTATTGAAATTAACGATGATCTTTGTAATAACGTACACATATTCTTCTCTGCTTTCACCTCCCAGATAGGTGGCTGTATTTATTTCGTCAATATCCGAATGCGGGAAAGCGCTCTTGAAAAGTTCTTTCAGCATAATGAGGTTTTTTTCGGAGGCAGTAAGGTGATGCCCGTAGTTTGTAACAGACGATACATCAAATCCTTTTTGCTTCAACATTTCTACCTGCTTTTTTATTTCCCTTTCACGACTGGAAGGGAAGATACCCCCTCTCAATATGGCTGTCATTTTGTACCGGTCGAAAATAATTTCATCTATATTCCCGGTTCCTTCGTTGTGCCACCATTCATTAAATGATTCAGTGATAAGTTTCAACCGTTCCCTTGCATCCTCGTTCGATACCTTCATTCCGATCTGTTTTCTTAGTTCCCGGTTCTCATGGTTGAGTGAGCGTATTTCCTGGATGTATTCATTGTACTTTTTATTCAGGCTGTCTTCATATCCAAGTTCGTTCAGGATGTCTATTGCATTCTTATGAAACAATTCAAGCAATGCTTCTTTTGTACCCTCTTTCAGGCTCCCTTCTTTTAGCATGTAAAGCAATAAAGAGATTCTTTCGTTTATTTTCTTCTGTTTCTCTGTCAGCTTTTCGTAAAGCATTCCGTCCGGATCAAGAACTGGAGTATTATCATCGTTCTTTTTAAAGTTGATTTTTCTTTCTTCCATGGTTTATTCGTTTTAAATGTTTTCGGCCAGCAAGTCTGCTATGCCATCAAGTCTTATCAATTCGCTTTCCTCGCATGAATTTATGCAAAGAACAATGAGTCTGTTTATCTTTGCTTTTCTATTCATTACTACATCCAGCTTCGTTTTTCCTCGATTTGCATCGTTTAAATACAAATGCTCATTTACCGCTTCTTTCAGCTCTTCCGATGGGGCCTGTCCCGAAGATTTGGCAAATTGAATCATCAGTCTGACAGCTTCTTCTTCACTTTCTTCCAATTCACGTTTTTCTATGTAGTAATAAGTCCCGCTTTCATCCAGCATAAAGGATTCCAGATCGGCGTATTCTTCACACTCGTATTTTGACTGCACTACGTTTACAATATCCAGTGCTTCATGAGCATCATCTCTTTTGCCTAAATCTATATATTTCTCGCATTCCTGAGCGAAAATGTCTCGTATATATACAAGCTGGTCTTCTGTAAATTCTTTTTTCATGGTTTATTGGTTTGGGTTCAAATCAAAATTCATTGTATATCCTCTTTTATATTTTAGAGTGAATATATCGTATAATGAGCTTTTATCCACTGAAAATCCCACAAGTATTGGCTCATTTATATTTGTCGACATGCTATTCCGATTTATGTTTATATCCTCTTTTATTATGAAAGATGCTATTTCATTTTGTAGTTTAATAATAGATTTATCATCCAGCGTCTCAGGGAAATCTACTTTAAAAGGAACAATACCACATAGAATTTCGTATTTACCTGCTTCTTTCTTTACTTTTATTAAGAAAAATTCAGTAAATCTTATTTTCCCTTTTCCACATGGATCAATATCAATTATGAATGAATCATATACATAATTAAGATTGAAATCATTTAAAATTTCATTTAAATGATTTTCTAATACATGATATATACTGAAATTTTTACTCTTTAATGGCATATTATTATTTTTTTATGCTGAAACACTCTTTTAATTCGCAGGTAAATATAGAAAATTCTTTCTTCCCGGCCTTTCCTTTCTTATTCAATTTTACTACTACCACACGCGGATTACCGAGGTAATGAATCAGCTTTTGCTGGAACCGGTTTACCACTTTAAATAAATCACTGGTTACGTTGTTTATCAGTACGTCTCCCGTGTGAATGCTGTTTCCGTTACAGTCTACAAGAAATTTATCCAGATATTCCTGTTCTTTCTGCTTGATTTTTTTCTCGTATGGTTGTGAGATTCGGGCTATTTCGTTCTGTATTTCCTGAAGCTTCATTCTGTATGGAGTGAGCTCGGATTCCATTTCCTGCTTGATGGTGAGGACTTCTTCTTCCAGTCTTTTTGCGCCTTCTGATTTTGATTCCATAATCTTATTCCGGTAGTGGGTTATCAAATATTACTTTCAGTTTATTCATTGATTCCTGAATACGTTTTTCAAGGTTTTCCGTGTAGTGGTCATCATTTATCGGATTGGTAATAAATGTTGTTACTACTCCGTTACCATTTATATCAATAGGAAGAGGGAAAAACGCAACAGTATCTACTGTCGTTCCTGGGATTAAATTGACGGTAATGCTCACGCCTTTAATGTCTTTCACCATCGTAAACCAGACGCTATGATTCTTACACGTTGCGAGGTCCTTTATCAGTCCTTTCTCTTCCAGTGGTTTCAGGTATTTCGTAATGTATAAATCGGTGTTTACTGATTTTCTGTTTAGTTCATCATTAAGGGATTTATTTGCAGCCATCAGTCTTTGATAAATAAACCTTCGTTCTGGTGATCTGAATGTTTCCTCTTCTGACACATCGGACTTAAAAAATGTGATATGGTCTTCATCCGCCTCTGTTTCGATAATGACTTTCATTGAGTTTTCTCGTGACGGCTCATTCAGTCTGAACATGATGCGGCATCTGCATGGAATAACCCGCAAGTCTGTGATAATTCCTTTCTCTTCCAGCGGTTTCAGGTATTCAGACACATATTTTTCTATTGAGTAATCGTTTGCGGTCATAGGGCTATTTTTCTTTTATTTCTCTGATTGACTGCATGAAATAAGCATTATCCAGCATGTTGAGAAGTCCTCTTTCTTTTTCACTGATATACTTTTGTTTGTTCCACATTTCATATAAGGCATCTTCGGTGAGAAGTCCTGCCGGTAAAATACGTCTGGTGAAGGATTTCATGTATACATGCTTGATATGGTACTGCCAGCATTTGTACTGCATGAAGTTTGCGTATTGGACGGCTATTCCCGGTCGGTCAATCACAGATCCGAGGAAAAGCAGGACTGCGTTCTCAATAGTGTAGGTGTGGTTGTCTTTTATCCGGTCGTGAAGGATGGCGACTCCGTTCCATTTACCTAGCAAGGATTCAAAATTTTTGTCTGTTCTGTAATGGGGTTCGTTTATCATGCACATAAACAAAGTTTTTCCTTCTTCCGGTGTTAATTCTCTTTTGGGTTTCCGGTCCAGTTCCTCACACCATTTCTGAATGGCGTCCGGACCGAGGTCTTTCTGATGTTTAAATTTCATAGCAATGTTGTTTTGGGGATTTATTTCTGTTTTTCGGTTTCTTGGTAATCACTCCATTCTCTTATCTCTACATGACAGCAGGGGCACAAAACATATAGCAATGTTTTTTCTATTCTTGTAAATGGGAACTTCCCATCACTTCTGGATTGCACGTCCCTTTTATCGAAAGTAAACTCGCACCCGCAGAACTGGCAGGTCGCTATTTTCTTATCGTATTTCCCTTCTTTGATAATTTCAATCATATTGTTACAGGTTACGACAAAACCACATACATGGCTGCCAAAAACAGATAATATAATTTGGTTTTACTCATGGCTGATTGCTTTGACATATTGTTCGAGAATTGATTTCACTTTTCGGATGGACTCTGTTTCCAGGTGGATGACGGGATGTAAATATTCTTCGCATTCATCTTCGTTTGTATATAGGATGTACAGCATATCTTCTTTAAATTCCACGCCTTTAAATCTGACTTCAACGCCATCTGCCTGGAAAAATATTTCATCTTCCAGATCCAGTTCGTCGACAATCTCATAACTTTCTATTCTGAAATCGTCCATGTCATCGTATTCACAGACGGGAGCGAGGAGAAGATAAATTTCTCCATAAAGCTTGAAGCGCTCCAGCATTTCTTTTTTGGTAATTTCTATTTCCATGGTTACTTAGTTTTGATTAATATCCGTTTTCACATGCTTTGCAGCAAAATTTCTCACGATCACCTGCATCAGAATCTATGATTTCGTATTTACGCCCGCACTGCTGGCAGGTATATTCAATCACGTCCGACTGATAGTATTTGCAGGAATCTTCCGATTTTACTTCCTTTCCGAAATTGGTACATTTCCCGTTGTCATAGCTGTTGCATGTTGCGCAGGTGGGGGAGAAGTTTTGGGCTTCATTTAAAAGTTCCGGGTTATCGTGAATGTTTCCGATAATCTCTCCTTTTATAATAGTATCATCCAGAAATTCTACCTGATTAGTTTTAATGTTTCTTGCTAACCATCCGTAACAAGCATATTTTTCAAATATCCTTAACTTATGGTTTTTAACCACATGTTCTTTATATCCAAATTCTACTATTACTATATTACCCAAGGGAGTGCGAATAATGTCACCTTTGTATATATCCTTTTTGTTTTTGTCAGATAATCCGGTGAACTGGCCAACCGTCTTTTCCTTTACAGCGATTTCAGCATATTGCGTTTTCCCGTTTTCGTCAATGTATGGAAATATAATCTCAGGATAGCATCCGAGTCGTTGGAATAAATCGCCATACAGCCATTTGTTTGAGTCTATTTCCTGACCTCTAAATTTTATTATTGCTTTCATAATCAATCCTCCAAAACAAGTCCTCCGTTAAGAATATGTTCAATCACTCTGTCAGGCATTTTTAATGTTTGCTCTAATGTAGGGCGATACCAATCCATTACATTCACATAACCAGGGACAGTTTTTTTATCATAAGTTTTGTCATGATACTTTGTACCTCCACATCGTGTGCATCTTATTGTGAATGGGGTTACACCTTTGTCCCTATACGTGGTGTATATGATATGTCCGCACGTATCGCAGGTATATCTGTCCACCTTTCCACGCCCATCGTACATTATCTTTGTTTCGATAGACTTTACAAGCTCATTGTATTTCTTTTCTATATCTTCTCTTTCCATAATTTCGTGCAGCTATATTTAATTAAGAATATGAGCAAAACTTTCATTCTTTTGCAGAAGTTCTCGGCCTGAATAATCTTGTCTTTTACAAGCATCTTTTAACAACTCCGCTTTATCCGTATCTCTAATGGTTATTCTTAATAAACTGATCATTTTTGATAAATCGCATTGACAGATGTCGTGCCACAGAACATATATGTCTGTACCATATATGCCAATATCGTCCAGGTTCTTTATGTATTCAAAACCATTTTCATAGGGGTATATAGAACTTCCTTCTTTCATTAAAAGGCAACAGGCGTTTATCGCTCCGTAGTTTCCTTCAGTTAATTTTGTTATAGCAATTGTTGTACTGTCAAATAATTTAATTCTATTCATAGTTTCACAAAATAATGGTTCCAGAATTATTTTCTATGTATGTTTGAGTCTTCACGTACCGTAACCATTGATTACGGATTTTTCCCCAATATTCAATATCAATACTGTTGAAAATATGCCTGCGAATTTTTGAAGCTTTTTTAGCGTATTGCATAATGTTTTCGATAGGCCGGCTCATTCTTCTTTGAATATCAAAGCCAATCTCTTCAATTCTATTATAGCAATTCACTTTTATGTAACATGGTCCGATGTCTTCTACTTCTGCAAAGACAAATATGTCACTTAAAAATAATGGGTTATGTATCTCGTATATTTTCATATCAGTTATTTTTCTGTATTGGGTAGTAAATCTTTTTTGTAAGCCCATTTCACGGCAGGAGAATAATATTCCTCCCAATCATCATCATAATCAACTATTTTCCCATTTTTCAGGAGCAATACAACATCATCATGGTTATTTATATTTATATCGAAATCATGCCATACGCTGTCTATTCTCCATTCTGCGCCTTTTACAAAAGCATTCTCAACATCTTCCTGTGAGATTGCGCTTCCTCCGTAATAAACCAAGCATGCCAGATTTTCGGCTTCCTTTTTAGCTGCGTTTTCTATATCTTCTCTTTTCATGGTTTTTCTTTTAAGTATTCTGGGTTCAGGTGATTATTATGTATAAGCCATTCAATCATGCTGATAATAGCATCGAACGAGCTACTCCTCATTTCCTGATGTTTTACATCGTATCCAAGTTCCTCGTAAGAAATGAACCAATATTGCCCGTCGCTATTCATATCAAAATCGGCATTTGGCCTGTGTCTCTGTTTTATTGACTTTGGGATAAGCTCCAAAAGTCGGTCCAGGCTCCATGCAGGAACATCTTTTCCCCAGAGAGCGTCGAAAATCTCCTCTCCGGTCATCAGGGTTCCGTCCGGGTGTTTATGGAAAGGGCTTTCCAGTTTTGCGATTCTTTCCGGTGTCCAATACTTCCCTCTCAATGTGGGAGGTTTTGTTTGCAGTTCCCATTCCCATGATTTTACCCGGCTGTTAGTGTGGTGATACACCATGTCGGCCGTTTCCGGTTTCAGCCCCAGCGAAAGAAGTATTTTTGACTGGTCGCGTGTGGTTGCTATTTGTGATTTGAAGTCCATATATTATTCCTCCACTTTTACAAAGATTACATCGTTTTTGTCTTCTCTATCAGCATGGTAACAACTGCCGATAAATTCTTGAACAGCTGTACAATATTCTAGCCCAAGTAGGTCGCATCCTGTACATGTCCCAACCTTTTCTTCTTTAACTACTCTCAGCTTCACAAGCCCGCACTGAAATGTTTCTCCGACTTTAAATTCTTTCTTCGTCATAATCAATCTTCGTCTTTAGGGAACAAACTCTCAATATCTTCACTGGTATAATAGCCCATGATATCTTCAAAATGGGAAATGCAAATACCGGTATTTTGTGCCACGCAGTCTACATAAGTTTCAAAATCTACTTTCAATATATCATTAAACACCTCCTGGCAATTGGAATAGTCTATCCATACCATAAGGCCGTAATTTTCTTGCCATTCATGGGTGTCTATAAGTTCTTGTAACCTTTTTAAGTCCATATCCTATTTATTTCCTTTGTTCTTTAATCGAATTTGTTCCTGAAGCTGTTCATCATTTTTCTTCTGAAAGTTCGGACAATTGTACACGTCCCCGAATGACATCAGAACCATAACAGGGAAGAGAATCCCATGCTGGCAACTTCTTCCAAATGCGTCAGCAAATGTGCAGTCTTCGCACCGCCCGTTCACGTTATAAGCTGCCATATTATAACTCCATTGATTTTTGAAGTTCACTAACAAGTGCATCCGCTGATTTGACAGACACTTTAGCAAGTGCTGTAAATGGGAAATCTTCTTTTGTGGTTAGAAATTGCATTAGTTCAGGGCTCGCATGATTCGCTGCCATTATTGCAATTGCAGCCTGTATCCTTACTTGCTGCCAATCCGGATAAACATTTTTGAAATCCAGTTCGGTATCAAAATACGTATTCCCGTCAGAACCTTCATATACACTTTTGGCGCCCGATTCTGCAGTAGGTTGCGAATTAAGATTCAACTTAACTTCAATGATTTTCCCGGTAGATAAAACTTTTGCTTTCATATTTCATTCCTCCACCTTTACAAAGATTACATTCTGTTTGTCTTTACGTGACATAGGATCACAAGGTCCTACGAATCTTACATCAGCTAGACAGGGCTCTTCTGTGTCGAAGTAACATCCTTCGCATGCTACCTTGTTGTCAATACCATGCTCAACTCTCAGCTTCACCAGCCCGCACTGGAATGTCTCTCCTATTTTAAACTCAGTTTTTGGCATGATTGTCACTTTTATATTAAGAAGAGTCATACTGTCTATACGGAATTGTCCCTGTTCTAAATTCATATCCTGCAAGCATTCTTTCAGCTTTTCTATAACTGTCGGTCTGTCATACTGCCTTGTATCAAAAAAGAAGGAAACGCTTTCGCCATCTTCGCGATAAAAGGATTTTCCGTCTTCTCTGTTGTTGAAATCTTTCAGATCGAAAGCCTTTTTCATGATTTCAACAGCTTGCTGTTTGGTTATATTATCCATATATTATTATTGTTTATCGTTTCTGATTTTCTCTTTCACTCTATCAATCACTAAATAAATAAGCATAAGTTCAATGAGGGCAATGTCATAATCAATTCCGAATAAATGGCATAGGGTCCATAAAAGCCATGAACAGATTGTTATTATTACGGCTATTTTAAGATATCCTTTCATAATTAATACCTGAATTTACCGAATTGAATTACTGCCATTGGCTGACTGAAGTCATAACCGCGGAACCACTCTTTCCAGTCGTCTACCGACAGGCCGTCGTTCGCCGCCAGTTCTGTCAGTTCCGGATATTTGCCGTCGATGTCGAAGAACTTGAAAGAGGCACATCCGTCGCGATCCAGCTGGAAAGTAAGCTTCTGAACACCTGTTCCGGATTCTGCGGTCAGACAGCCGATTGTTATTTGTCTGCTGAAATAAGGACGGCCTTCCCACTGACGGACGGAGATAACCGCTTCACCTTGCTGCACCTCCCGGATTCGTTTCGCCCAAAGCGGAAAGTTAGCGCGGATTGTGTGCCGTTTTTCTCCGGAAAGGAACTTTTCACGGAACCCGGTCGCGTTTCCCGACCGGGGGTGTTTGGCGGGGAAAGATTGCGAAAGCATAAGTACATAAGTCTTTTTCATCGTTTTATTACAGTGGTTTGGCACGACAAAAATAACAAAAATAATTCATAAACAACACACGGAACCAACAAAAATGAAACAAAAATAAATTTAATGAACTTTTTCTGTCCTTCAAAATAACAGATATGATACCTAACTTTGGGGGAAAAACAAAACAGCTATGTTAGTAAATACAACCGAAGAAATCAGGGCTTACGTGCCCACCAGCGTGTACAGCGGCGACCAGTCGCTCCTGACGCTTATGGAAGAGACGGAAGAGAACATCCTTGTGCCGATTCTCGGCCGCAAGCTTTACGACAAGGTGTGTGCGGACTATGAACAGGCCGTAGAGGACTATGGCGGAGTGACGGCAGCCTACGTGGACAAGGAAAAGCTCACGCCTGAAATCCGGCTGATCCGGCTGTGCCAGTCGCCGGTAGTCTACATCGCACTGGCCAACAGCACCGGCATCCTGACGGTGAGTCTGAACGACGGGGGAGGACTGAACCAGGTGTACACCGACGGCTACGACAAGGCCGACGAGAAAGCGGTGAGCCGGTTTGAACGCGATGCGTATTTCAAGGGGCGCCGGGGATTGGACCGCCTGCTGATCTTTCTGGAAGAGGATGCGTGCAGCGAAGATCCGGTGTTTGCCGGTCTGTGGCGGGAAAGCCGCTACTTCTACCTGCAGGGCGACCTGCTTTTTACTACGGCCATCGAGATGAACCGCTATCTGGACATCGGTGAAAGCCGCGAGAAGTTCATCGCCCTGCTCCCCGATGTGCGTTACTGTCAGAATGCCTACATCGCTCCCGAGATAGGGGAGGATCTGACCGAGGCGCTGGTGAAATGGTGCACCCGCTCGCTGGAGTCGGACCTGTTTACGGGCGAGGGAAAGGATGCCGTAAATGCCATGTGGCAGAAGGCGGTGGACAAGCTGCGCATGACGCTGGCTCTGTATGTGGAATCCCGCCGGCCGGAGAAACAGCGCAAGTACAGCGAGAATGATGCCACCTATGCCATGACGCAGGCGCGGAAGTTTATCGCCAGCAACCAGGATCAGTTCGGCGACTTTATCAAGGGATCTCCGCTCTACGTTCCGCCGGTCACGGAGACACCGCAATCGGAAACCAAACCGCCGCTGTTCGACTACGACAATCCGGATAACGCCCTCTTTGTTTTCCGTCCGCAGGCTCTCAACAGGCATTAATCCGCACCTTATTTTTTGTCCTTCATTCTGAGAAACCCTATTCCTAACTTTGGGTAAAGAAACGACAAAATGACAAGCACGACAAACTATCAGATCAACCTCCCCGAACTGCCCGACAGCTGGAACCGGCTTTCGTCGGAAGAACTGGAAGAAGTGAACCGCCTTTACCTGAAAAGGATGGCGCAAGCAGCTGCGGGCGACGAGCAGCAGGCCGGCCGCGTGTACAAGCTGAAATGTTTCATGCTGTTTCTCGATCTGAAGGTGATCCGCCGCACGCTGACGGATGAAAAAGGCGATACGGTGTTCCTGTTCCGCCGCAAGGGGCTGCGCCACCTGTTTGAGCGCATTCCCTTGCGGGCATGGCAGGTGGACCAGTGGATCAGTCAGAGGCTCGGATACCTGGACGAGCCGTTCGGGCGCACCGTCACTCCCTACGGGATCATCCGTCTGCGGATGGGGACGCTCCGGCTCAAGGCTCCGGGCGATGTCATGCTGAATGTCTCCTTCGGCCAGTACCAGTCGGCCCAGAACCTGCTGATCATGTACTGGGACACGGAGAAGGTGCTTCAGACACTGCTGCGCCGCAATTCGAGCCGTGCGGCCGTGAGGATGCAGAAGCGGCGCATGAGGGACATCCGCTGTCAGTTTCTCGCGGCCCTCTTCAACGAGTCGGTGCGCGAGACCGGAGAAATCCGCGAAGGGCGCTACCTGCGCAAGTACAGCCGCCGCGTGTGGGCATTCTACTCCGGACAGATCCGGAAAAACGCCCGCTGGTTCCGGCCGGTGGAAAGCCGCATGTTCCCCGTCATGGTGCAGTATTTCCAGAGTGTGCAGGAGTCATACGCCAGGATGTATCCCGAACTGTTCACTCCCAACGGGAAAAAGCCGGGGCGCCAGAACCCGATCAAGATCGAGGTGGAAATGGTGAACAACGTGATGAAATACCAGGGCTTCGACGACTACGATGCTGTGTACGACAGCGAGGCGGTCCGCATTCTGGGCATTATGAACGCAATGGCGAAGGAAGCAAAGGAAATTAAGGAAATGAATCAGAGATACAAAGCAAAATGATAACCGAATACAGTAACAGTTCTTACCGAATCACATACGAGAGCATTGCCATGATAGAGAATGCTCTGGGATTTCCGAATCTGATTCAGATATCTGTATCTTCGGAATGCAGGATTATTGTAGCCAAAAATACGGATTATGGCATAGATTACCTGCCCAATGGTGAGTACCGGAGCTGGAAACTAAGTGGTGTCAATACGAAACTGAACAGGGCAGGAGAACATTATATATATGCCCGTCTTTTACGGGACGGAGATTCCGGACTTATTGTTTTCTCGGTCAATGACTATGCCATTGATGGAAGCATATCTGGGCAGAATCCAAGCCAGTCGTATTATTATTTTAAAATAGGTAAGATTACGGCAACAGACTCTCCGGATAATGACGCGACGGTTAAACGTGAAATTACGATTGATTATGGTTTCCTTTCAACTCCGGCAGCATCAGAAGGTACATACTCTGAATGGAAAGATCTTTTTGAGGTTACATCCGATAATTTGATACGCCCGCTTAAAAGATTTACTTCATATATTGTTCAGGGGACATTAAGTATCATAGGTAAATTTGTACTGAATGAAAAACAGATAAGCGACATAGCTAAAGAAGGCGATCAGGATGAACTGAAAGCGAACGATGAAGCAGTCCCTACGACAGCTTTGCTTTTTGGGAAATATCTGACAAAACTTCGTGGAATTTTCCTTAATAAAGACAAAGAGGATACAACAAATTTCCTGCTGAATCTTTTTGGAGGAGTTAATATAAAAAAATATCTGAATATAGGAGATTTTATCACAGGTATGCAGGGCGGATATATTGACGAAAAAGCCCGTGCAGAACTTGAATCTCTTTCTTTGCGCAGTGAACTGATTGTCCCTGCCATCCGGTATAATTACATGACCTACTTCGAGGGGTACAACCTGATATCTCCGGGTGGCGGTCTGAAGGTCAAAGACTTTACAGATAACGGTGACGGCAGCTGGACGGTTACGCCCGATCTGGAAGAAGGACAGCCGTGTGGACAGTATGTTGATGATATCCTGTTAGGATACTGGCATGACAAGTCAGCCAGTGGCGATTTTGCTGGTTTCCGGAAAGTACAGTTCCGAGTGACTGAGGTTGACTATATTGCGAAAACATTCAAGATGGTACCTCGTCCGGAGACGACAGCAGTTCCGGTTAAGGAAATGAAATTGGGCCAGACCGGTAACTTTACCAATGAGAACAGGCAGACCTATATTATCATTGATACCCGTGACGGGAATAACTGTATTACCTATTTTGACAATGCGAATACCTGGGACCCTGAACCGGCACAGATGAAAAGTTGGCTGGGTAAGAAAAAAGGTATGACCGTCGGAGGTATTCCCTGCGATAATTACTCGGCTGTTTTGCAGAACATCCTGATGACCGGCCTGATCTTCCAGGTGGATGAAATTACAGGAGAGAATGTCCGTGTCCCGATTGATATGGGAGAATGGGACCCTGACCGTGAAGGTGGTTATGCGTATTATATGCGCGTGAGCTATCCGGGAGGATTGTGGCTTTGTGTCAATCCGAACGGTACTACTAAAGAGCCGGGAGAAGGTTCGGTGGACTGGCTTCTTCAGGTGAAAGACGGAACAGCCGGTGAACCTGGATTATCCATCATTGGTGGCGGTCGATGGGATGCAACGAAGACCCCTTACGCTGCCAACACCATGGTGTCGTTATACAATTGCGTTTTCCTGTCAAATGTAGAGACATCTGAACCTCCTATTCCGATAGCTCGTTTTAAGGACGGCAGCTTCCGGCGCAAGCGCGATGGTGGATACATCCTTGCCGGATCATCTTTCAATCCGGAGCTGGTCGTTCATCCGGACTGGACCATGCTGCTGGATGGCCGCAATCTTGAGGGGACGAATATTACTTTTCTCGGATCTTTTGCCCAGCATCCGAACAACCCGTTAGAGGGCCAGGCATATTATAATACGACCGACCGGTGCAGTTACCTGTACAGTGGCGGTCACTGGCACCTGCTTGTCCGCGACGGTAAGGATGGCCGGGATTATGAATACATCTACACACGAACCAATATTATTGATCTTGCGCCGGACAAGCCGGATTCCAAACAGCAGGATGATTATGTTCCTGAGGGATGGACGGACGATTTCCTCGGAGTAGACGAAGATCATCAGGTGGAATGGGGTTGCAAGAGAAATAAAATAAACGGTGTATGGAGTGAATGGTCGGACCCGGCTGTTGTCCATCGATGGGCCAAGGACGGAGTCAGTGCGGTTATTGCCGATCTGGACAATGAGATGGTGAACTGCAGGCTGAACACTGAAGGCAGATCAGTTGAGCAACAGAACTGGATTGTCAATGTCAGCATGTGGTATGGAACGGAGAAACAGACGCTCACAGCGCTTGATTTTGAGGCTCCTCAGGGAATTGTTGTCCTGGTAGATGTAGGAAAGGGTATCGTTTCTGTTACGGTAGATAAAGGGACTTCTCTTGAAGCGACAAACAATGTAATTCTAAAACTTCAGGCTACCGTTCGCGGCCAGATTGTGAATCGTGACCTGACTTTCACCGTAGCTGGTGTGCGTGATGGGGAGAATGGCGAGGACGCGGTACTGTATTCTTTGGTACCATCTGAAACCGTTATCAAAAGATATGAGAACGGTGCTTACAATGTATCTTCCGTGACTTGCCAGCGAATGAAAACCGTTGGCCATACCACAACTGCTACAACCGAAGGTGTGCTGAAATACAGCGTTGATGGTGGTAATGAAATAGAGATGCAGAACAATGATGAAATCCGAACCGAAGGTATTTCCGGGTCAGTCCGTTTTGCATTTTACGTTGAAGATAAACTGGTCGATGTAGAATCGGTACCTGTTGTTGCAGACGGTCAGAAGGGTGAAGACGGCAGCAGCATTACGAGTGAAGGGCACTGGGAAGCTTCACGTGTGCCCTTTAAAACGGGATCAATCGTTGATTTTGCCGGCAGCCTTTTCGTAGCACTTCGAGAAACATCCGAACCGCCTTACCCGATAGCCCGGTTTAAGGACGGCAGCTACCGGCGCATGCGTGATGGGGCATATATCCTTGCAGGATCATCAGCAAACCGTCAGCTCAGTGCAGACTGGCGCCTGTTCCTGGAGGGAGTGGAATATAATGTTTCAGCCGATCTGGACAATGAAATGGTCAACTGCCGGCTGGATGCCAATGGAGTATCATCTGTGGCACAGTCGTGGACTACGGCAGTTACAATGTGGTATGGTACATCACGTATGGCATTGAGTGATGTTTACTACAATGCGCCTGCCGGTTTTACCGTATCGGCTGATACGAATACGGGTATTGTAGCCGTTTCCGTAGCAGCCGGTACTGCTGTATCAGAGAAGAATGAAATAAAGATTATTGCCATAGGATATATTTCCGGAAAGACTTACTCACGTGAACTTACGTTTACTGTGGCAGGTATCCGTGACGGAGCGGATGCAGTATTTTACTCTCTGCTTCCTTCCGTTTCATCTATTCAGAAAGATAAGAAGGGAGGATACAGTGTAAATACAATCAGTTGTAAACGCCAGAAAACAGTCGGTAATGTATTGACAGATACAGATGAAGGAGAGCTGAAGTACAGTATAGATAATGGCGGTGAAGTGGCAGTGAATGATAACGAAGCTATCTCAGTCAATAAAATCACCCAGAAGATCCAGTTTATTTTTTACGTGAATGGCCGCATTGTAGACCGGGAAACCATCCCGATGATTGCAGACGGACTGGATGGGGATCACGGGCAGGATGGTACCAGTGTCGTTTCAATAGGTCACTGGGATATGAGCAAGGTGCCGGTCAAGGCAAACAGTCTGGTTAACTTTGCAGGTGGTACCTTCCTTGCACTTCGTGACACTTCAGAACCGCCCTATCCGCTTGCGCGGTTCAAGGATGGCAGTTACCGGCGGTTACGCAATGGCGGTTATATCCTTGCCGGAAGATCTGGCAATAAACAACTCAGTGCCGACTGGAGGGTGATGATGGAAGCTCCGGAAGTCAGCATTGTCTACACGCTGGTTCCGGCTGTCAATGTGATTAGCTTCACGTCCAATGGATCTCCTTCGCCGTCATCCGTGCGGGTAGAGTGTAAACAGACGAACGGCAGCAGCATGTCGAGCTGCAACAGCCTGTATCTGGTTGCAAGGAAATATAACGGTTCCTGGCTTGCCCATGTCGGAGCAGTGCAGGCCCAGAGCATCGGTGTTCCGGCTACTGCTGGATATTCCCAGTTTGCCGTACGTGCATACAAAACCGCATCGGCAGCAAACAGCTGGAATGAAGATTATGTTGCACAGGTTACGATCGGTGTTGCGACCGACGGATCAACCGGAGACCGGGGTCCGGCTGGTGCTTTCCCTTATGATTGTGGCGTATATAAAAGCGGTACAACGTATGTCTGGAATGAATCCCGTCGCGATAAAATAATCTATGCCTTCAGCGGTATATATTACGTGTACCTGGTCAAGGACTATGGAGCAAGGGTTACTGCAGCTCCAAGCAACATTAACGGTGACAGTAACTGGGAAATGGTTCAGAAGTTTGCGAACATTGCAACTGATACCCTTTTCGCCGATGGCGCAAATGTGGCCGGATTCATGTTCAAGAATGGAGTGATGCGCTCCCAGGACGAGACAAACGGCGTGGCTAACATGATCCTGAACGGTAAGACGGGATATTTCCATTGTGTCAATGCCGAGATTACGGGTAAATTTATCGGAAACCTTACCGCAGACTCCGGTACTATCGGAGGTTTCTCCATTGGTTCTAAGAGCCTGAGCAATCTCGCTGCGGATGTAGCGCTGAGTATTGGTAACTATAACAGCAGTACGACCAAGTTGTTCTCTGTCAACAGAGGATCAGGAGCCATGCTTCAGGTGCGGCATGATAATGGTATCTGTATCAGTGCTGAAACCTACGGTTCAACAGATTCTGTCGCTATCAAAGCCCTCTGTAACGCATCCGGATATGGACAGGCTATACAGGCGTATGGTAATGTATCTCTTCTGGCGCGTAGTATCGAGAAAACGCGAATCAATGGTATTGTTGTCAATACCCGAAGAATAACATCCTCTGCAACCATCAATGCAAATGATGACTTTATCATTTTTGGAAACTCTGGGAATATCACAGTTACCATGCCGAGTACATCTGCGTCACCGGCTGGGAAGATTCTCTACATGAAGAGAGTTTCCGGTAAAGGAGCTATAACCTTATCCGGATCATTCCGTAACTCCAATAATGCCGGAGGCGCAAGTTCTCTGGTTGTAAATGATGATGTATCCAGATTTTTTGTGCGGGATGATCAGGGATATTGGGTTCATTTTACTTGTGGATAATCATGCTATAAAATAGAATCTTTATGAAAGTAAACTTTAAAAAATTTCAGTTATGGTCTGGGATAGATCATTCTCAGACAATAGATGTAGATGTCCGGCTGGATCTGGCAAACCTGATCTACCGTTACGGAGATATACGAGGCATGGATTTAGCTCTCCGGATCTACCGGTCGGAAGAAGAAGTGGAACTGAACCCGGAAGAGGTGGAATACCTGGACAGATTCATTTCCGGACATTGTTCACCCCAGATGATCGAAGCGTTTCAATTGATTAAACAATAATATAATAATACGATTATGGAAGATATGACTTTAAACAACTCAGCTGCTAATGCAGAAGTTAATGTGAATGAAAGTACAAGTGTTAACGAGAATGTATCTGCAGTTACAGATACTCCAACAATATTACCGGAATCCCCTGTTATAGGTTTTCAGGCTGTAGATGCAGAAGGTAATGTTCTGGGATTTGTCAGCAAGGCGGAGCTGGTCAATGAAGCAAAGCAGGCTCTGTATGCTGATCTGGCGATTTTGGAAGCTAACCGCCCGACCATTTTGCTTGCTAATGATATGCTGGCAGATACTTCGACACTGGCAGCAACAGATGTCTACGAAGACCAGTTGGCGATAAAATCAGATGCGCCTTACATTCGTGGCTTGGATGCTTCCGGGAACCCGATCCGTATCAGTAAGGCGGACCTCGCATCAGTTATAAAAGGGCTAATTGGCACTGTAAACTCATCCAAGGATGGGCTTATGCCTAAAGATGGCTTTATTGAAAGAGATTATACGGTAACTAATGACTATCCAGTTAAAGGCATTGTAGATCCAGGCGTTTATTATATCAGTGGTTCTTATTCATTGGAAGATATACCATCAGGATGGAGCTCATCTCTTTTATTATGTTATAGAGTTATTAACGCTAATATACATTTAATCATTAATTTGAAGACCTCAAAAATGTGTACACAAACAAAATTAACATCAGAAAGTACATGGCAAGATTGGAAGATAGAGATTTAAATATTTAAATAATTTATTAGCATAAGGCTCTACTCATTCATATAAATTTATTACTTCTTAGTAGAGATTTATCTAAGTGGGGGACTAATTGTATTTTAGGTAAATATTATCATTGTGAGTTTTATATGACCGCTTTCTGTCAATAAGGAAAGTTCCCCATTGTGAATTTAGTGTCCGTTAAGAGCTTTGAATGGATCATAGACCACATGCGATAATGTTATGATAAAGCATTCCTCCCACAACTGAAATAAAAGTGAAGACGAAATTCTTCACTTTTATTTCCTTTATATTACAAAGAAAGCTGACGCACCAAGGTGTTTTCATTTGTCTGAGCATACACCATGGCCATTTTTAGGCTTCTGTGACCGATTACTTTTTGAATGGTGGTAATTGGTACATCTTTATTTATCAGTCTTGAAGCGCAGGTGTGTCTTGCCGCATGTGCAGACACATTTTTATCTATACGTGCATGCTTTACAGCGATCTTTAATCGGGCATTGAACAATCTTTGTGAAAAAATCATCAAGTCTGTAAAGATACTTATTTATTATCTGCTCTGTTTTTCCAAATTTGTGATAACATTTCGTTATATTTGCTGATATTAAACGTAATGTTTATCTATTTGGCTGGGAGGGTTGTCTTCAAAGAGTTGAAGTCCCCTCCCTTTTATTTTCTTGATAAATTTTAATCTGATCATAATTTATACTGTCTATGAACGGCAATAGGTTAAAAATAAGTTAAAACTAACATAATTCAAACAAATATCCGCAGAAATGTTTGCTGCAAATAATCTTTTCTATACCTTTGCATCGAAAACATTTCGCACGTGTAAACCGAGAACGCGATCTATTCCGAAGAGTGAGAATTAAACGACATTCTATAATGAGGTAGTGCTCAATGAGTGATAGAATGTGGGGAGGAGACGAGAAATCGTCTCCTTCTTTTTTCCCAAGGGATGATCAATACTTCAGTTTATAATATCCATTTCATTGGTTAGCCTGGTCGTGAGACCGGGCTATTTTTTTGTCCTTCATTCTGAAATGCCCAATTCCTAACTTTGTATTGCAAGATAAAACAGATGTTTAACGAAAAAAAGACGACAAAATGAAAAAGATGATTTTGCTCTTTGCAATGCTGATGCCCTGTGCACTCTTCGCACAGGAAGTTTCCGGAAATGAAACCGCCGGAGGTGATTTCGCAATCGACCTGGGTACGTTTACCGGTATCGTAGCACTTATTTCGGCCATCGTGACGCAGATCGCGAAGCTGATCCCTGCCGTGGACGGCAACCGTCTGGCAAAGATCGGCATGTCGTGTGCCGTGGGTATTGTAGTCTGCATGGTGGCATGGGCGCTTCAGGTGTCTCCGCTGCTGTCGGTTTGTGCGTGGTGGGGCGCGCTGATCTACGGAGTGGCTGCCGGACTGTCCGGATGCGGGTTCTATAATCTGGTGAAAGCCATCGGGGAACTTTTTAAAAAAGATCAGACACTACCTAAGAAGGAATAACAGAAAGGAGCAGACGGAATGGGTGCAGAAATGATAGCGGTTATTTTTTCAGGTGCACTTTCTATCATAACCTTTGTTCTCAACTGGATTGACAAAAGGAACCGGAAGTTTCGCGACAAAATGAATGATCTCAAGCTGGAGCGATACAAGCAGGAAACCGAACGGTTGGGATTCAAACGGAGCGAGAACACGGCAAAGGTGTTCGGCGAGTTGTGGAAAGTGCTCTACGAGACAAAAGCCGACAGGGTTTACATCGTGCAGCCACACCCGTTGGGGAATGCAGCCTTTCTTTCCATCTATTTCGAGGTAAAGCGCAAGGGGGTTTCGGGCATGAAGGACAATGTACAGCGTCTGCCCATGAGCGAGATGGCAGTGTTCAGTCAGGGACTGGCGGAGAACCTGTATCTCTGCTTCACCGACATCGACACGCAGGTGAAGGACAAGATGGCGAAATCGCTTTTCGTCACAAACGGATGCAAGGCCGTAGCCATCAAGAGACTCAACAGCGCGTCCGACTGGGTAGGAAACATCTTTACCGAATTTACCGACGAAATGGAGGTGAGCGAGGAGCAGGTACACAAGGTGCTGCATGAAGCGGCGGTGAACATACAGTTCATTCTTCCGGAGTACCGGGAGAATCCGTATAAATAAAGTTACAAACCATAAACACAACACAAACAATGGACGAAATCAGTTTTAAGAAGGGAGCAGAAGGCTATATGGCCGAATATACTTCCGAAGGACGTACAATGGTGCAGATTCAGGGTGTGAAATCCGGAAGACTTACAATCTCCCAGTTTATTGACACCATGGAACCTGTCACGATGGAGACGGTGAATTTCACCAATACCGTCATCGAAATCAACGTACCTGCCGGCATGAAGGTGCGTCTGCTGAGCGATGTAGAGGTGAAAAAAGTCAAGGCATTGGTCATCAAGGATTCCGCAGCAGCCGGCGGTGGCGGCGGTGAAAGCTATGTGCTTCCGAAAGCCACTGATTCTGCGCTGGGAGGTATCCAGACCGGCTATTCCGAAAACAGCAAGAACTATGCTGTAAAGGTAGACGGAAGCGGGAAAGCCTATGTAACGGTAAACTGGACCGATACGACTTACACCAATGCTACGTCGGGTAAGGCAGGTCTGGTGAAACAGGGTGCTCACGTGACTGACGCAACCGGACAGGATGATGCACACACGGTGTTGAACAAGCTTATTGACGAGCTGGAAAAAGCCGGAGTCCTGGCTTCTGCATAAGAGCAGCCACAACACAAAGAAACAAGCACAACACAAAAACTAAACGGACACTAAACTTTTCCCGAAATGAAAATCTGGATTGACAACGGGCACGGATCGGATACCGCCGGAAAGCGGTCTCCCGACGGACGGGTGAGGGAGTATGCCTACGCCCGCGAAATAGCCGCAAGAGTGGTCAGTGCGCTCAAGGCCAAAGGTCTGGACGCACAGCTGCTCGTTCCCGAAGAGAAAGACATCTCCCTGCAGGAGCGTTGCGCACGCGCCAACCGAGCGAAGGACAGCATCCTGGTTTCCATCCACCTGAATGCGGCCGGAAACGGCTCGCAGTGGATGACCGGACGCGGCTGGGAAGCATGGACCAGTGTAGGTCAGACCAGGGCCGACACCCTGGCCGAGTGCCTGTATGAGCAGGCTTCGCAGGTGCTCAAGGGCATGAAGATCCGCAAGGACACTGCCGACGGCGACAGCGACAAGGAAAGCGGTTTCTACATCCTCAGGCACACCGCATGCCCGGCCGTGCTCACGGAGAACCTGTTTCAGGACAACCGGGAAGACGTGGACTTCCTGCTGTCTGAAGAAGGCAAACAGAAGATTACCGCCATCCATGTGGACGGTATCTGCAAATACCTGGGCGTATGAAGCAGCTTCCGTGGATACTGGCAGGCGTTCTGACGGCGGCGCTCCTCTTCTCGCTTTTCTTCCGGGGATGCGCTGACCCAGGTTCGGGAACCGCAGACACGGTGTGGCTGCCCGTCAGGGTGGACACACTGCGCGACACGGCTGTTGCTCCGCCCGTGTCCGAACGTCCGGCGGGTACCGATACCGCACGACTGCCCGTATTGCGGCCGCAGAAACCTTCCGTACCGGATTCCGGTGCGGAAGATTCGGCTGCCGTCGCCCGGCCCGATACGCTGGAGACAGGACGGTTTCCTGTCCGGAAGGACTCCATCGCGGCGGACAGTGCCGACGTACTGATCCCCATCACCGAAAAGGAATACCGCACCGACGACTACCGGATCGTGGTTTCCGGCTACCGTCCCCGGCTGGTTTCGGCCGAGTTCTACCGGCAGACTCAGACCGGTGTTGTCACGCCTCCTGCTCCGAAAAAGAAGCGGTGGGGCATCGGACTGAGTGCCGGTTACGGCGTCGGACCGGACGGAAAGATGGGCGCTGTCGTGGCGGTGACTCTCAACTACAACCTGCTGCAATGGTAACGGCAGCAGGCTGTTTACAAAGGAAGATACGAAAAACACGGGGCGCAAGTCCCACCCAAATAAAAGAAACGATGAGTAAAAGTGACATATTTAATGATATCCTCCGCAAGGTGTCGGAGGAAACAGAAATCTCGTGCCCGCAGATTCTCTCGCGGCGCAAAGACATGGAGACGGTCGACGCACGCTATCTTCTTGTGCATTTCCTCTCGGAGACCGGTTTCTCACCTTCTTATATAGCTGCCAAAATAGGTGTCAGGGAGCGTACCGTGACACATATCCTCACGAACTTTGACGTCCGCCTCTCTACGCAGAAAATGTTGCGAATACAATGCGAAAATATGCGGAAATGGCTCGGAAACAAACCTTTCCCCCTCTGACTGGCCTTGTGTACCTTTGTCGTGTCAGGAAATAGTTCCTGTCACGACAACACAAACACAAAACAGTATGACAATCAAAGGTATGGATGGTCAGAGTTACAACGTAACCGGCCAGGGACAAGGTAATTTTAACACGGTGGGGGCTGCAGCAGGTATTGCATCATTTTTGGGTATTAACGGTGGTAACATCCTGGGTCGCAATGGCTGGGGATGGAACGCAGAAGGCGTATGTTCAGACAACATGCCCGTAAGCCGTTATGAGTTGAACATGGTGGAACAACTGAACGCAAAGGATTCAGAAATCGCTTTGCTGAAGGCTGACAAGTACACTGACCAGAAGATCGTGGAAGCCTACAAGGACTTGCAGGGTCAGATCAAGGAACTTTCAGTGGAAGTTCGCTCCAACAAGGACGCTCAGACCGCTGTCAACATGAAGCAGGCCGTTTACAACGGTACCAACACCGCTACTCTGCAGTGCATGCAGAACAGCATCGCCGCATTGCAGGCTATCACCAAGACATACATTCCGTCAAGCAATGTATGTCAGGATGGATGCTGCGGATGTCCGTCTGCCCAGTAACCCCAAACTGGACCCCGGGGGAGGACCGTCCGGTCTTCCCCTTCCTTTTGATTTTCAAGCACTGTAGAAAAAACTCAAACACGCAGCACAATGACAAACGCACAGATTCTGACCGCTGTCATCCTGAAATGGGGTGAGCCGGTCATTCCGGTTATGATGGGCAATACGCTCAACGGTATCTCCGCCGGCATGCTTCCGGTAGAAAAGTTATTCAAGTCAATCGGACTCGCAGGCCCCGGATGGCAGATTTCCAATGAAATCAATTCGCTGGCAGCCGTAGGCGGCACAAAGCTGATCCGCCCGTTCCTCGAAAAATTTGTGTCCCGCATTCCGGACGACATGATCCCGGAACTGGCTCACGGATATGTTGACTCTGCCATCCAGCAGGGAAAGCTATCCATAATCGACGGATTTTTCACCTTCGACCGCAATGACCTGGTGGAACTGAAGAAATATCTGGACTGCAACCTTCCGTATCAGAAAACCGAGGAATATGTGGTGAAGGTTCCGCAGCAGCCCGCACAGCCGTCGGGGCAGCAGGCTCCGCAGCCGTCTGCCGCAAAGAATGACACGGCACGCGAGAAAGAAGAGAAATAAGTGCCGAATACAGGCGGCCTGGTGTCCTGTAAAAAGATATACAACACAAACACAACACAACTATGATTCAGTCAATTACTTTGTCGGGAGTTCCGACAGCTACCGTCCTGCCACTGACGGTAAACATCACTAAGAAACTGCGTCAGGCTTATTGCGTGAACAACGGCGTTCAGCCCACTGCTACCGTCGTGTTCAGTGTAGCAAGCGTCACAAACAACAACACGCAGAACATTGCGCTTATCAACGCAGCTGTAACTCTGACCTACACTCCGAAAAACGGATGTGCAGCAAAGACTATCCAGTGGACCGAACAGTTTCCGGTAACTTTCATCGGAGCAGCCAACACAGCACCGACCAGCGTGGTAGTCACTCCACTTGTTCCGCAAGTATTCCCCTACAACGAAAACGGATGCGGTTGCTCTGCCTGCGGCGCACTGATTGCAGTCCCGGTTACGATTACTGCTACCTTTCCCGCCTGACGAAGTTCAGGCAGCCTCATTCAGCGCTTTGAGTCTTGAGCCTGCCGCCGAACCCGTAAAAAAGCGTAGGAAAAGGAAAGTTTGAGTTGCTCCCTGCCCGCGAGGGCGGGGAGTTTTGAAGGAACAATAACCAATAAAAACATTGAAATATGGACAGAGAACAACTGATAGCCCGTTACGAGGAGCTATACGATAAAATGAAGGAGAGCAAGGACGTCAAGAATATGAAAATATTCGGCGAAGCTGCTACCTATTATTTCAAGGAGATGGCCAAAATGCACCCGGAAATGGCAATGAGCTGGCTGAGCCACCTCGAAGCTATGTGCTGGAATAATTTTTTGTCTGAAACAGAGGCCGTTAACATCGGGAAAACGATGATCAACGAAGACGGAGTGAAAGGATTCCACTGGGGACACGACACATTTGTTTCAGCTGTCAAGCAGCTGGGAGGAATCCCCGAGGAAAAGCCCTATTACAATTCATACGCCCTGTGCGTAACGGCGAACATGATCTACAGCGATATGGCATACAGCATCGCCGAAGACATGGGTTACAAGACTCCTGCCGAGGTGCCCAACGATCGCATGGCGTTGTCCTGCTACCGAAAGGCAGTGGCCTACCTGAAGGATAAGGACATGAACTTTCATGTACGCCATTACTTCAAGAAACGCATGTACGGAGAGTCTTCCGTCATGTAACAGCCGCATAGAAGAGAAGCTGGATCTGCTGATCCGGATGGTTTCCGAACTGGACGGCATCAGAGGATTCGGATCGAATGTGCTGGCAAATGTGGTGGGCGATATCTTAATGAGAAAAAGATAATGTAGCTTGTCTTTCCACATAATGAAAATGCAGTCGTGGTTTTGTCGTTTCTTCCACGGCTGCATTGTTTATATATAGAGTAGTAAGTAGATTAATAAGTTCCGTTAACTGTAAATACAAACGTATAATCGTTTTTTACTCCTTCAATTTCAATAGGCAGTAGAATACGCACGGATCTTCCTATCCACACTTTATTAGATATAGCCTTTTCCATATCTTCCTTACTATTAAAATAGCAAGGAATAATAGCAGATTGTTTCCATTGAGCAGGTATATATCCGCTTACACCTTTACTAAAATATACATTGGAGTTTGGAACAATAATTTCCTGAAGCCTTCCGTCTTTTGGTATGCTTATACTACCCTGACTTGCTTCCCTTTCAGTATATTTAACTCCTTTGTGCATTACTCGGCTTATATTTCCAGAATAATCCATAAAAGTTACATCATCCCAGTTTATCTTCAGGGTATGTCCTGATATATTCTTCAGCTCAAACTCAAATTGTGTAGTGTTATATATCCATGTAATACCGATAAATTTGTCGGAGTATTCATACTTATTAATTAATAAAACTTCGTTTTTGTCACCCGTAGTTTCCTCTTCAACTTTGGTGATTTTTACATTACCATAAGGATCTTTCGCGTTAGATGGTGCTTCAACAGATGTTAGTCCTACATCGTAACGAGCCATATAGATCTTTGTAGATCCACATGAAGTCATTAATGACATAGCGAAAAGCATTAATGATAAAATTAATGTATTTTTTGTTTTCATAAATAATGTTTTGGTTTGGCGCAAAGGTAAAGATTCGCATTTTAAGCAAAAAATTATTTGTGAACTAATTTAAAATAGTGCTTATTTTCACAAGAAAAAACCACCTAAATAACTAATATTAAACGCCATATAACGAAAATGAAACGTATATGGGCAAAAAAAATTAGCCTTTCTTTTTCAGATTGACTTCCACATCAAGCAGGCCGCCACAGTAAGGGCATACGCTTGCTCCTGATTCTTTCCGCACTTCTTCCGGGCTGGCAAAGAGTTGCCACATGGGAACTTCAAGGGCTTCGGCTATTTTTTCATAAGATGAAATATTAGCAGTGCCATTAATTTGTGTAGATAATGTAACTCTTGTTATTCCCATTTTCTCTGCTACTTCATTAATAGTAAGTCCTTTTTCTTTGATAATATCTTTAATTCTATTCATGGTTTTATTTTTTATGCAAATATACGTTTATGTTTGATATGTAAAATAAACTACATACAAAAATATGTTAAACGTAGCATTAAATAATACGCTTATGTTTGATATGTAAAATAAACTACTTACATTTGCATCGTAATCATTAAGACAACAAAGATATGGCACAGAAATTCAACAAATCGGAAATCATGAAAGCTGCTCACAGAATCCGCAACCATTCATGGAACTGCACTATGAGCCAGGCATTGAAAGAAGCATGGCGCAGAGCAAAGCAGGAAGCTGCACAACGTGAGGAATCTGAAAAGCGCATAGCTTCAATGAAGAGCGGTAAGGCTGACCAGCGTAATGCACGCATGTATCAGCACGTGGCTTTCGGAAGAAATGACTGGGCCGTATCTTACGGACGCAAATACAGATATTAATAACCTTATATATATAGATTATGAATTATGAGAATGAAACCAGCATCGGAACTCCGGATCATGGCTTCGGAGTTTATTCACCGCAAACTGAGCGGTGCGCCATTCGTGGCAGTGAATTATTCAGAAGATGGAGCGACTGCATTCTGCGTGTGGCCGGATGGGGTAAAGGAGTATTTATACGTGGACTACGCCGATCTCGCGCCGGAAAGCCAGCACGAACGTGCGATGGCGTATATACGCGGAGTAAACTGAAAAGGAAACAACTTCGGTATATTCATAGAATAACCTTCGTAAGCATGTCATTCTTTATGACCAGCCTGTTGTTTGCTGAATTTTTGCCATTATTTGCGAGGGTTTTGCTGATAGTTCCTCTGGGATTATTTTCCTCATGGTGTATGGTTGTGTCGTTTGTTCGTGTTATTCAGGAAGTGACCGGACAAAATGATCTGAAAGAAATTGCAAAAGAATTAAAGAAGGAGGATTGGTAATTATGAAAATGAAAGAAATACGTCGAAAGCTGAACGAGTATTTTGGCGAGGTGACACACACCGTTAATTTCTTCCGTTCAGGGAAGAAAGTGATTGTAGATATAGAATATGAGGATTTCCGCAGTGAGCCGGTTGTGGAAAGTGAAGTCCGGCGGATCATCGGAGAAGACTTCTTTCTGAGTGTGAAAAGGGAATGTTCGGAATCTCTTTATTCCGAAATTATGAGGTTCCTTTCATCCGACCGGAACGGAGAAAAAACCCTTCAGATGATGATCAGCAATTACACCTCCTGACACCCCTCTCAGAACACCTTGTAGGGCCTGTCAAACTAAATGCAGCAAACCTCTCGAGAGGTTTGCCGCATATCGCTCAAGAGGTTTGCGGCAAACCACTTGAGAGGTTGCTGGCGCATGAGTTTCAATACATAATTTCAGGAGAGAAAAAACAATAAATATCAACCATAAAAAACATAACAGAATGATAAACGTAACTGTAACATTGGCGGGGATTTTCATTGTAGCCTGCTGCGTGATTTTGACAAGAGCAAGAATGTACAGCGTTCGTCGTGCGATGAACCTTCCAAAGCAGGCCGACTGCGGAGAAAAGGAAGCCGAGGAATGTGCGAAAAATATTTCTCTTTTTCTTGCAGAGAGAGCAAAGATGTGCGGAATTTATAGGAACTCGCATTTGAAAACCCCTAAATCTTCAGTTTAGGGGATGAAAAATGCGGGGTAGCGCAGCTACCCTTGGTTTTCGATGTATTTTTTGATGGTTTCCTGACTGACATTTCCGACTGATGACACAAAATATCCATCCGTCCAAAATGTGTTTTCCCATTAAATCGTTACTTTTGCCATATGTTACGTGCCTACAAATATAGAATCTATCCGACAGAAGAACAGAAGGTCTTATTTGCCAAGACCTTCGGCTGCTGCCGCTTTGTCTATAACTGGGCACTCAACCTGAAGATTGAAGCCTACAAGCAGGATAAGAAGTCTGTAGCTTACAAGGAAGTTCAAGACCGGATGGTGAACGAACTGAAGAAGGAAAACCAATGGCTGACAGAGGTAAATTCACAAGCCCTCCTGAATTCCATCCGCAACCTTGATACCGCCTACAAAAACTTCTTCCGTGACACTCATGCGGTCGGTTTTCCGAAATTCAAGAGCCGGAAGAGCAAGCAGAGTTTCCAGTGTCCGCAGCATTGCAACGTGGACTTTGTGAAAGGAACAATCACAATCCCCAAGGCGAAAGACATTCCTGCCGTGCTGCACCGCAGGTTCAAAGGTACCGTGAAGACCGTTACCGTCAGCATGACACCTTCGGGTAGATACTTTGCTTCCGTGTTGGTTGATACGACCATCCAGGAACTTCCGGCTTCAGCGATACAGGGAGATACGGCTTTAGGTATTGATTTAGGCATCAAATCACTTGCCGTATGTTCTGACGGACGCACGTTTGACAATCCTAAGAACTTGCAGAGAAGCTTAGACCGCTTGACGTTGCTACAAAAGCGGTTGAGCCGCAAACAGAAAGGCTCTGCCAATCGCAACAAGGCACGCATCCGTGTAGCCCGGTTACAGGAACGCATTGCCAACTGCCGTAAGGACAGCCTTCACAAGATTACCCATGCACTCACGCACGACAGTCAAGTGCGCACTATCTGCATGGAGGATTTGAACGTGAAAGGGATGCAGCGTAACCACCATTTGGCACAAGCCGTAGGAGATGCTTCTTTCGGTATGTTCCTAACTTTGCTTGAATACAAGTGCAGTTGGTATGGCGTGAACCTCATTAAGATAGACCGCTTTGCCCCAAGTTCGAAGACCTGCGGCAAATGCGGATATATCTATAAAGGATTGAAATTGAGCGAGCGCAGTTGGACCTGTCCGGAATGTGGAACACACCATGACCGTGACTTCAATGCTGCTTGCAATATCAAGGAATTTGGCTTGAAAGCCCTACCCTCGGAGCGTGGGAAAGTCAAGCCTGTGGACTATCCTCTTGTGGATGACCGACCTCGTGTCCTAAAAAGCAATGATAGGAAGAAGCAGGAAAAGAGAGGAGGTATTGGTATCTCCGAAACTCATGCCTTTAGGCGTGAGTAGCTCACACGTGACATAATAAAAATGAAACATACATTCCGGCCCTTTCAGATCACCTTGTAGGGCCTGTCAAGCGATATGCGGCAAACCTCTCACGCGATTCCCTGCAAACCTATCGAGAGGTTTGCGGCAAACCACTTGAGAGGTTGCTTTTTTTGTCCTTCATTTCCACCTTCCGGGTGCCTAACTTTGAGGAAAACAAACACAAAGACATGGCAAATAGTTTAGGTACCAGACTAGCTAGAATCGACGTGCTTATCGGAGGGGCGGAACAGGCGCAGAAGCAGGTTGACAAGATGCGTGATGAATGGAAAAAGTTGCGTAAAGAAGTGGAAAATGCGCAAGAACAGATGAATGCGACTACTAATACCACGCTATACGATGACAACAAGAAGATTTATAATGAAAAAGTAAAACAGCTTGAGAGACTGACTAAACTAATCAGGGAAAATCAGAGAAATGTCAACACGGTCAACAAGTACCTAAATGACATATCAGGTCAGACCTTGAGAAATCTAGGAGAGGCTCGTAAGGGGTTAAACCAGATGCTTCTTGGTATAAATCCTAAAAATGCTGAAACGCTACAAACAGTTCGTGAATATATCAAGCAGATTGCCGATGAAATCCAGCGTCGCAAAGGGAACATCGTAGAATTTTCTGACATCATCGGAGATATTGGCAATGTGAGCGACAAATCTCTGGGGAAGGCAAAGGAACGGTTGCAAGACCTTATTAAATCCACAGAACTTAACACACAGGAAATTCAAAAATACCGTGACCAGCTTGCTCAGGTGGAAGCGGAAGAAACCCGCCGTGTCTCCCAGCGTGCGCAAACCACACTAGGACAAGTCCAGACAGGTACATTCGACGGGACAATATCCCAGACAAAGGAAGCTATCAAGTTGCTTGAACAGTACAAGCAACAACTCAAGACCAGCGACACGAAGGGTATCAAGGATGTGGAGTCGGCCATTAATTCTCTCAATGAGAAGCTGAAACAATCATCTGCCCAATTTTCTACGATGGACGAAGCACTACTCAAGGCGGAAGACGTTGGTATGGGTACGTTTGACGGTACATACGAAGACCTTGAAAAGCTGAAAAAATCGCTTGAAGAGTATAAGAAGTCGCTTGAAGTGAGCGATACAAAAGGCTTGAAAAAAATCCAGGTTGCGCTTGAGGTCATTGATAAGAAGCAGAAGGAAGCCTCAGAAGGTGCGTTTGACTTTGAAAAAACAATTGAAAATATAAAAAGTGCTCCGCTAAAAGATTTGCAACGTGCTGCCGCACAATTGCAGGAAGAACTTATGGTTGCTGAGACAAACTCTATAAAATATATACAAACTTCAGAAAAGCTTCGAGATGTTAACAAAAAGATTAATGAAATAAAACGAGGATGGGAAGAGCATGACAACCAGATTGTAGCTACCATCAAGCGTTTGACAAGTTATGTGTTGGTATATGCCGGATTCAATGAGGTGGTAGGACGTATCAAGCAGTTGTATCAGGCTAACTTGCAGCTGAGCGACAGTTTGGCCGACATCGAGAAGACCACTGGGCTTTCCACTGAGTCAGTAGCCGAGCTGAGCCGTGAAATTGATAGTATCGACACCCGTACCGCACAGCAGGAACTTCACGACCTGGCATACGAAGCCGGTAAGTTGGGTATCTCTGCCAAAGAAGATGTGTTGGGATTCGTGAAGGCAGGTAATCAGTTGCTCGTAGCATTGGGAGAAGATTTAGGAGGTGCTGAAGCGGTACGTCAGCTGATGAAGGTAAATGCCATTCTGGGTGAGACGCAGAAGCTCGGAGTGGAAAAAGCTTTGCTCGCTACCGGTTCTGCTATCAACGAAATATCCCAGACCAGCCGTGCTTCCGCTGGTCCGATTGTCGATGTAGTAAACCGTATCGGAGCTATCGGAGAAGCGGCAGGACTTTCTATGTCCGACCTGATTGCGCTGGCTGGCACGCTCGACGCGCTTGGTCAGCACGCCGAAATGGGTGGTACGGCATTGAACACCTTTATTTCTACACTGACCAGCAACACCACCGAAGTGGCGCAGGCTGTGGGACTGAGTGATGAATATTTGAAAAACCTGATTGAACAGGGTAAAACCATTCAGGCCGTAATCGCGGTATTCGAGAAAATGAATGCTATGGGCGGACTGGATGTGCTGGCTCCGATCATGAAAGACCTAGGTAGCGATGGCGAGCGTATCAAGCAGGTGCTCGTTACCCTTTCTTCCGGAGTAGACGAGCTGAAGGCACAGGTATTTACTTCTTCCCGTGCGTTTAAGGAAGCTACCAGCGTGACGGATGAATACAACATCAAGAACGAAAACGCCATGGCCATCATGCAGCGTATGGGGAACGCCATCAAGGAATCGTTTATCAATAGCGGATTTGTGGAATGGATTACCGACGTATTGCGATGGATGTATAATCTTCCGGCTGTATTTGAGCGTAACAGAAATTCCTTGCTTGCTCTGAAAATTGTCATTTCAGAAATACTTGTATTGCTGGCTGTAGCTAAATGGAAGGCAATAAAGACTATGCTTGTCGATTTAGGAAAATTTCTGGCAACTCCGTTTACGGTAATATGGAAATCTCTTAAAATGGAGATTGCATCCGCTACGGTTTCACTAGAAATGGCAGGAAAGAGTACCGCAGGACTGACAGGAAAACTTCGCGTTCTGGGGAAAGTGATTGCATCAAACCCATGGGGACTTATAGCTACCGGTGTTGCAGCAGCCGTTTCTGTCTTGTCAGATATGAACAGGGAGGTAAATAATGCAGCAAAAATTAGCCTAGAATTTACAAATACGCTGGAAAAGGAACGAGAGGAACTATTTAATTTGAAATTTGCCATTGATGGAGCAAATCAGGAGACAGGAGAAAAGGCTGCGCTTATTAAGGAGTTGAACGATAAGTATGGCGCATACCTTGGTTTCATGGTTACGGAGCAGAACTATCAGGAAAAATCTGCATTCCTGTATGACCTGATTAACGAGAAGCTGAGGGAATCTATCGCTTTAAAGATGCAGGATAAACTTCAGGAGAAGACGATGGAGAAATATGTTGATTTGGTACAAGACCTGAGAGAAAGACTTCAGGGACAACTTATCAATATAGATAACATCGGAGAGACGAACATTTCCGATGCAATGGCTATGCTGCTTAATAACGTAAGGAAAGCAGTAAGAAATGAAATACCTGAAAATGGAATTTTAGGGGACTTGTTTGATAAATACGACATAAAACAGTTAGGAAGCTCATTTTATACTACGCTGGATGAGTACATTGACCTGATGAAGAAGATGGAGAGTGAAATGGGCGTTGTCAGGAAAGATATGGAAAATACCGCACAGGAGGCATCCAAGTCTGCAAACAAAATACTCCTTACCGATCTTCGTAAATCTAATAAGGATATTCTGTCTTCATCCGACCTTACAAAACTGAAAACATACCTTCAGGAAGCCACTACATACGTGCAGCGTATTCGTTCAGAAGTTGATAATCTGAACAAAAAACGTGAAGAAGGAGAAAAGTTGACTGCTTCTGAAGAGGCAGATTTGAAAGAGAAAAACCGCCAGCTTGGAGTTTATACCTATAATATTGAGCAGGTAGAAAAACGGATCAAGGCCATCGGACTGGAATCTGTCTGGGGACAGGGTGTGTCGCTTGAAACAGCCGGAGTGGACAAGCTGGTCGCTACCTACAAAAAGCTGGAGGCCATGATGAAGAGCATTAATGAGGACAAGGACTATGCAGACACCTTCGCTGCCCGCGGATTCAAGTCGGCCAAGGAAGAATACGAGGCACTGAAAAAGATGGAGCAGGATGTGGCGAAGGTTTTGGCTGAGAAATGGGGACGCGATACCAGCGGAAACTGGCTTAAAGTCCGGAAGTCCGGTACCCGCGGAGAGCAGAAAGAACTGAATGACCAGGTGAGTGCAGCCATGGCCGCACTGGAAGCATATTTCCTTCGTCGCCAGCAGGCTATCCGTCAGGCGTATCTGAATGAGGAAATCACGACCGAGGAAATGAACCGGCAGATTGATGCGACGGAAGAAGAGCACCTGCTCGCACGTGTGGAACTGCGGAAAAAGCTGTTGGGAGAATCGAATACGTTCAACCAGAAGCTTTACGGAATGGAAGGAAAGAATCTGGAATCTACTGCTGCCCTTCTCAAGAAAATGGGAGAGAAGGAAACTGACGGTGTGCGGAAAAATCTGGAAAAAGACCTTCTTGAAGTACAGAACATGGCAGTGAAATACCGTCAGACGATCGAGAAGGAACTTCTCAAATACAACCCGTTTGAAAGTCTGGTTAACCAGTTTGAGGAGTCGCTCGACAAGCTCCGTCTGCTGAATACCGACGCGGAGAAAGAGTTCCGCATGAGTCTGGGATTTAGCGGAGTCATCGACGAGAGTGCGGTCAAGGAAAGAATGGATGCGCTTGTCTCTCTGTCGGAAGATGCTTACAATATGAATGAGATACAACTCCGAGGCCGATTGTTAGGGATAGATAAAATATGGGCCGAAAGCATGAGCCCCGAACAGATGTCGCTTATGCTGAAAAAGCTGCGTGACTTCTACCAGGATTCCAAGGCAGCTGCCGAGAAGTATGCCAAGGATATCAAGGAAATGATCGACGTGCAGTGGGAGACCAGCGGAAACCAGAAACTTTGGGAGGATCGGATAAAAGGTTCCGACGATCAGAGTGAGCTGATGGGTGCAGCCGGTAATCTGGGACTGGCATCTACTCAAAGTTCCTTCCTTGGTACTTCCGAAACGGACAATGCCGAACTGGAAGCGCTGCGCATCCGGCTGGAAGCTGCCCGCCAGTATTATGAAGAGTTTTATGCCCGCAAAGAAGAACTGATACAGCAGGCCATTGCTTCCGGTGCTACACAACAGCAGGCAGAAGAATCCTATCGTATGGCCGAAAAGGAAGCGCTGGACGCACTGACTCAGGCCCGGGAGGAACAGCAGAGCAAAGAACTTGAAATAACCGAGAGCAAGCTGAGCACGCTAAAGAACTACACCGATGCAGTCGTGGATTTCAGTGAACAGATGGGAGAGGCCGCGTTCTCTGAAGTATCCGACCGCAAGGAAGCGGCGAAGCAGTTGCTTCAGACCATGATGAAACTTACCAAGGATCTGATCATGCAAAAAGTTCAGGAACTGGTAATGAAGAAGGCCCTGAATGCTCAGGAAGTGGCACAGGAATCGGCGACAAGTGCTACAATCACCGCCGTTCATGGTTCGCAGGCCATTACGGATCTGACAGTACAGGGAGCTAAAACCGCGGCAGATGTTTCGGCAGGTACGGCTTCCGGAGCTGCAAAGATAATCGGAGAACTAGGCTGGTGGGGTATTCCGCTGATTGCGGTTATCAGCGCTGCACTTTCCGCACTGATGGGACTGGCCATGGGTAAGCTCAACAAATCCAAGCAGGAAGTGGCGGCTGCCACCGGAGTAAGCAGCAAGGGTCGTGTAGCAGCCGGAATGCTTACCTACGCAGAGGGTGACTATCCGGTACTGGGTAACGACGGACAGATTTACAACGCACGCTATCAGAAGGAACTGAAGACGGGCGTGTACGGCGGAGGTGCGCATTTCGGCATTTTCTCTGAAAAGAAGCCTGAAATGATTGTGGACGGTGACACCACCCAGAAGCTTATTCTGAACTATCCGCACATCTACGACAGCATTCTTACCATTGCGCGGCACGGGCAGCTCAAATCGGCGGCCATGCCGACCTTTGCCAGCGGAAGTTATCCGTCCATGCCGGCACAGGCTTCACAGGCTGCGCAGCAGGCAGGAGACTCAGGCATGTCGGCCGCTGAAATGTCGCAGGTGCTTACCGGAGTGACCGATGCCGTGAATGCCCTGACTCAAAGGCTGAACCAGCCCATCAGTGCGACGGTAGATCCTTACGGGCGCAAGGGCGCGGTAAACCAGCTCAGCAAGGCCAGCAAGTTTATGAACAAAAACGGACTCACAAAATAAAAAACGATGAAAGGACTACAGATTAAGATAGGCGGGCAGTGGATCTGCCTTCCGGATGATTTCTCCATCGACCTGGAACAGACCAGCCCGGTATTCAATGATCAGGGAACATTTTCGTTCCCCTTTGAGATCCCGCTCGCTCCCAACCGCGAGGTGTTCAAGAATGTGGACGATCCCTTCGGGGACCGTCCGCTCCGGGAGATCGACAAGAGTGATACGGAGATCTGGTTCAACGGCGTGATGATCTACCGAGGAACCATCGCTACCGACGACGAGATTGAATTTGAGGACAGCCTGCCCGTTACCTTTTCTTCCGGGACTGGTAACTTCATGGACAAGCTGGAGGGCATGAAGGCCAACGAGATCCCGCTCGACCGCGAGCTGAAGCTGGGATATGAGCTTTACCGGGCAGACACGGCACCCGAAATACAGGGTTCCGTCTATCCCATGTATGTTTATCTCCCGTACAGAAACCTGATGAACTATACCGGATTCAATGTATCTGATCCGTATCCCGTCAAGACCTTCTGCAACGTCCGGGTGTGTGCATCCGACGAGAACGGGAAATATGCTCCAGCTCTCGAAGCAAAGCGCCCGTACAGCGGCGTATGCTTCTACGTGATGTATCTCATTGATCTGGTGATGAAGAAACTGGATATCGGTGTCGACAAGAACGAAATGCTCGATGTGGAAGACCTTTGCCGTCTGGCTTTCTTCTCTACCCGTTGCGATGTGAAGAGCGGTGAAAGCCGGACCATCCAGTATGCGGACGTGATCAGTGAGTCGTTCATCGGACCTTCCTTCTCGCTGGAAGTAAAAGTAACCGGCGGGAAAGGGATTGTGCCTATTATGGGAACCTTCAGAAACAGCGATTTCACCTATTCCGTGCGTGATGTGTATGCCACCAATGCGAATTTCCCGGATCTGGAAGTGAAGGACGTGATCGAAGACCTGCAGAATGCGTTCGGGGTGCGTTTTGTGTACGACGAGCGCGACCGCCTGATGCGCATCTACCTGCTGAGAAACATTTTCCAGAACCGGGAAACCAATACGCTCGATGTGGATATTCTTTCGTGTGCCGTTACCAAGGAGAAGAACAAGGGGTACCGCATCACATACGGGCAGGATGACGATACGACGTTCAACTACACGGACTATACCAACGTGTCGGAGAAAGACGGCTATCTGGAAATCCTGAAAATGGGCCAGTCAGCCTACGATACGACCTGCTACATCGACCGGATCACCGGAAATGCTTACCGCATCAAGGTCAACAAGGATACGGGCGGTGATCCGTCACTGTTCGAGGTGGGCGGTTTCCGCGACTACGAGACCGAAGGCGCTGATCCGGAAGAAGCGGAAGAGATCAAGCTGTCTTTCTCGCCGGTCATTGTGAACGACATATCCGGCGCGTCTACCAGCCAGATGGCTTCCGAAGGCAAGGAAGCCCAGCAGGGACTGGCCGTATTTGCTGACGTGAGCCTGCTTTCGGACACCAGGACCACGGTTTCTGTCCTTCCGCTCATGGGGAACTTCCTGTTCCTTCAGAACATCAAGGATATTACCGCTGATGTCACCTTCGACACCGGAGAAAATTTCGACCGCGAAGAAACCACGGAATCCCCGCTCGCCACCTACGATGCAGGTTATACCCTGGGAATCATGCGAGGTCCGGGTAATGACTCAGGCGTGGAGATTATCAATACCAACTACGACGGAGAAAACAACGACTCCTGGATTCAGACCGTGGGCAGTTACGCTTTCACTTCGGACAGCTGTGACAACTTCGGACGTTTCTTTGACTACAACGGGACGGAAGCCGGCGGCGCAGATCAGACCAACCGCTTTTCCCTGAAGCCGGTGGCCGAAAAAGACGGTTATCCCATCGGGGAGAAGTACAAGGGCCGCGGATTTGTGGCGAAGTTCCTGTCGGAATATCTCTACTTCATGTCCAACAAGAAAACCGTCACACTCCAGGTGCGCATGGATATCATGCAGATTGTGAACATTGACTTTTTCCGCCGTTACCGGATCGGCCGGTTCACGGGTTTTATCAACAGAATTTCCTATACGCTCGGTGTCACGGGAGTAGCAGACGTGAAAATCGAGCTTTACACACTTTAAAGACACAAGAACATGGCAATACAGGTATTACAGCAGCCCGCGTCTGTCTCGCTGGCAGGAAATCCGATCATCGTCAAGGCAAAGACAACCCTGACGGGAAAAACCTTTCTCCGCATCCGGATGTCTTGCGACGTCAAGGCCACCCGAAGCGGAGAGGAAATCAGTTATTCGGAAAAATATGTGTATGAGGTCGGTTCCGACGGCCTTGCAACCTTCAACGTGAGTGACACGGTGCGCACGGCCCTGGAGCGCTGCATCGTGCAGGAGGTGAGCGGAACCACACTCACGCAGACGATGTATGCGGCCAGCTATACGCTGACCTACAAGGAAGTCTATCTGTACGACAACGTAGAGATAGAAGAGGGGGAGGTCACTTCGGAAGAGTACAAGGCGATACTGGGTCGTTACACCGAGTTTGAACGGCTCACAGCCCCCAACGCCGATACTTCCGTACAGCTGGGAAGCGGACGTATCCTGAGCCGGAAGCCGGCCGGAGAGCCGCTGGTGAAGGGAATTGACCTCTACGTCCCGGCTGTGAGCACGGGCAGCGACACGATTTCTTTCAGTGTGACCAATGCCGGGCAGAAGAGTGACTATTCTCAGTACACCGGCGGAGCGCTGGTTCCCGCATCCCTGCGGATTGATACGTCGTCGCTCGCCGCCGGCAAAACGGTTGTCAGCACTTCCGACGAGGGAGGAGTGGAGCGCTATGTGGTGGAGTCATCCCCCGGAATGCGGCATTTCCTGTTTCAGAACACCTTCGGACTGATCGAGAGCGTGACAGCCGTCATGCGCGAGTCCCTGTCGTATGACATTGAAAGCAACACCTATTCCGTACCGCAGGACATTGACTTCCGGGGAACCACCCGCGTGGTCAACTATGCGGCCGATCCGGTAGCTACCTTTGCAATGAGCAGCGGATATGTCAGCAGGGAGTGGGCCGAATGGTGGATCAACGAGTTCCTGATGACCCGCCGCGCCTGGATGCTGGTCGGCGGCCGGTTCCTGCCCGTAGCCATTCTTCCGGACGACACGGTGGATGTGCTCGACCGCTCCAAACCGTCTCTGCTGGCGGTCAACTTCAATGTGCGCTATTCCTTCACCGGCGGAACATACAATTCATTTGTCCGCTGAGATTCCGTATCTTTCCTTCATGCGGAAAATCTGTTCATGCAGCCGGATGATCTGCTGGCGGAGCAGAAGATTCTCTTCCAGCAGAAATTCCGTATGCGTCACTCCGTATTGCAGGTCCGGCCGGTTTCCGTCGCTGATGAAGCACCAGGGACTTAGTGACAGGGCATTGCAGATATTCACCAGATCCTTTACGCGCATGGTGCTGTATTCCATCTTCCAGGAGCGGATGGTGTTTTCCGATACGCCGGCCATCGCTGCAACTTCTTTCCGGCTCAGTCCGGTCAGGCTCTCCCTCCCGAACAGGTCGTTCAGGTATTCCGGATGAAAGCTGACCTTCTTCCAGTTGTCCGACCGGTACTGGCTGAACGCCCGCAGCGCAATCTTTTCCCCGGTGTTACGCATGAAGAAATGCCGGCTGCTGATCTGGAAGGCATTGCAGATCCTGACCAGCGAAGGGATGTTCAGGTTTCCGTCGTTCAGTGAGCCGCTGTATGTGCCGATCTGCGCAATTCGCATGAGTTCCCTTCTGCTCGCTCCCGTAACATAAGTCAGATTCTTCAGCAGCTCCCAGTTGGCCGTCCATCCTCTCGGCTGTGACTTGTCATAGTCGTAGGTCTCGTCTTCCGAGAGTGCGCTGGCGTACTGGCTGCCCTGCATTTTCAGGCGTTCGTTTTCCTCGGTCAGCAGATTGATTTTCCGCTGGCTTTCCACCAGCATTTTCCGCAGTTCGGTGAGTTCCTGCCAGGTGCGGGTAGTAAGCACCATGGGTTCAGGATCAGGTTCTTTTTCTTCGCAGGGCTGGTCCGCCTGCACGTTTTTATCTTCGATGAACGCATACAGATCCAGATTATAGAGGTTGCACATATCCAGCATGGCTTTCACCGGGACTTCTCCGCCCAGCGACGGGTTGGCCCATCGCAGCAGGGTAGCGGGACTGATGTGCAGGCTTTCCACCAGTTTGTCGCGTGTCAGCCCTTTGGCCATCCCGTTTTTCCCGTAGATCCATTTGATATGCTCAGGATAAAATCTGACCGTTTCAAAATAGTCGTCCGAAATGATGTAAGATGAACGAGGCTCCAATTCCATGGGAGCAGGCTGGGTAAGGAAGAAATGACGTGTGCTGATATGGAATCTGTTACAGATATCTATAATTTCGTTGACCTTTATACTATCCTGATTCCCAATTCTTCTGGCGTAAATGAAATCATTTCCGTAGACGGCTTCCGAAACTTCCTTCTGGAGCATGTTCAGGAGCTTCGGGAGCTTTGAGAAAAGGTATGAATTAAAATAGTACATAGAGTGATAGTTTAAAAATTGTTATAAACATTTCAAAAAAGTGAGTTTTATCGTAACTTTTTCGTTACTTTGGATGGTAAATATAACAAAAAACATTCAAAAACGCATTTCTAAAAAGTTGAGAAAAAGGAAAAGAGTATGAAAAAAAGCACTATTAGCCGGTTAGTTGATCAGAAACACAAGCCGTTCAGACTGGGCTTTACGCGGTACCTGGTGGAGCAGTATCGCATGTCCGCATCGACGGCTTATCCCAAGATCCGCACGTCCCGTTTCCGCAAATGGGAATTGGTGGGGATATCAGGCTGCATCGCGCTTTTCTCACCCGAATACAGCGGTGATGCGAAAGATTTCTACGAATCTCTTCCGGATAAGGGAAGTTTCCGGAAGTTTATGAGTGAAAAGATGGGTATGGGCGGGCGGACAGTCAGTATCCGCTTCCGTGCCTTCGACTTTTCGGACGTGGAGCTGAAAGGACTGGATAATATTTATAAGGAATACATGGAACAGCTGGAGGATTGAGAATGAACAGAAAGTGGGAAGCACATACAAATTTGAGAGACGGGTTTTCGAGAATTGTTTTCGAGGACGGGGAGGAACTGACGGTCAAAAACGACGGAGTGACAGGATTTGCCTTTGTTGAGGAATATCTGGAGGAAATGCGGAAAAATTATCCGTCACACCTGGAGGCGTGCGACATCAAGCTGCGCATGCGTCTGGGACGTTCTTACAAGACCATTCACGAGATCAAGCGAAGATACATGGCTGAACTGGCTCTGATCAGTCTGAACTGCTGTTTCGGCCGGGAGGACAACATCCCCGACCACGAGGGACCGGACGATTTCAACTCGGAATTTACTCTCTGTCCGGAGCGCTACAACTGTCCGCTCAACGGATTCAATCCTGCATACCGCGACAAGAAACAGGTGTGCTGCAACCCGATTTATGAATGCGGGCTGACCAACACGCAGGCTGAAGTGGCCGATCTGATGGTCAACACCGGACTTTCATACGAAGAGATCGCAGACAGACTGGGATGCAGCTATTCCAATATTGACAACATCCGGAAGCGCATCTTTGCGGAACTGGGCGTATCCACCCGCCCGGAGCTGATGAAGATGCTTGAAGGAAAACGGTTAAGATAATGCACTACAAAGGACTATACGAACGCAAGTTCGAGCAGCATCATGCTACCTGCAGGATCATCGGCCAGGAAGAAGATATCCGTCTGGAAATGGACGGACTCTCACAGACCCGCATGAGAACCCTGTGTGACGAACTGGTACACGACGGATATGCCGAAAGCGGCCAGGTGACCGATGAAGGCATCCTGCTCGGGAATCCCGATCCATGGATGTGCGGCGAAGATGACCTCAAGTCGATGATCAGTTCGGTAATGGAAGGCATGAATTTTGAAATAACATTTCTTTCTTGAAAATCATCATGTTCTCGGATAAAACAATAGATAAGCTCAATGCGCTTCCGCTGGCAGACGTGATGCGCAACAACGGATATCTGCCGGCTTCGCAGACGGCCAAGTCGGTGTTCTACCGCTGTCCGTTCCATCAGGAGAAGAACGGAAGTTTCTGTGTGAGCAAGTTCCCGCCAAAGGGAGAACGCTATGCCGCCTTCAATTGCTTCGTATGCGGCGAGCAGAACCGTAGCAAGGGGGTAGGGGCCATCATGCTGCAGCAGCGCCTTCTGGAACGCGCAGGAGAGAAACACGACTTTCCGGACGCGGTGAACCGGCTGGCCAAAGACTTCAACCTGATTATTGAAGGAGATTACAAGAACGGATTCTTCCACCGGGCACGCAAGACCGCCCCGCAGCCGGAAGTGGATTTCCGCATCCGTAAGGGCGAGTTTACACCCGCTGAGCTCCGTGCGCTGGGCTGCCAGGTGCTCCCCGTGTTCCGCGCCGGGAAAAACACAAGCGAAGGCACCGAGCAGACAGCCGTGACCGATGCCGACGGAAACAACCTGTTGCGCTGTTCGTTCAATCCCGATTTCTACCGGGGCGACATGCCCGCTCCCTTCGACAGCATCCAGCTCCGCACCATGTTCAATCTTTATCCGCTGGAAAGCTACGTTACCCCCGAAAAGGCCGATGCCGACGGCGTGCTGACCAGCTACGAAGTGAAGTCTACGCCTTCTTACCCGATTTTTCTTTTTCGTTACGAAGACGAAAACGGATGGTGGGCACGAAAATATGAGCCTTATTTCCGCGAGACGACCGATTCGGACGGTCGCCGCCAGCCCAACTACAAGTTTACCTGGTGGTACCAGGGAGGAAGCCGTCCGGAAGGATTCCACAAGGAAATCTACGGCGACGCTGACGTGATGCGTGCCCTGCAGACCGGACGTGTGGAAACCTCCGACAAGGAAGGACATCCCATTATCAATATAGAGAAAACCCGGGTGGACGAGCAGGGACGGCGTACCCGTGCTTTTACCGACGTGTTCCGCCGGATTGTGATCTGTTCCGGCCCGCGCGATGCCATCAATGTGTACTTTCATAGCGACGCTCATGTGGTGTTTCCCCACTCCGAGAGTGTGGAGATTTCGTCGAAAACGATCCGTCGCCTGCTGGACATCTCCATGGAAGTGTTTGTGCTGTATGACATCGACCGCACCGGCATTCGCGCCATGAACCGGCTGGCCCTGAAACACGTGGAACTGAAAGTGCTCTATCTGCCCGAAGACCTCTCCACCCAGTACAATCCCCGCAGCGGGAAAGCCTGCAAGGATGCCGAAGAGTTCTTCAACTTCTACCCGGCAGTGATGCGCCGCAATGAAAAGCTCATGCACACCAACGTAAACCGCTACTTTGACGACCTGCTCAAGACCGCCCGCCGTATGCGGTTCTGGGACGTGCAGTACCAGACCAAAAAGCAGGAGGACGAAAGCAAGGTAGTGGTCCGGAAATATACCCTGAACTTCGACAATATGGCCCAGTTCCTTTCTGCCAACGGATTCTACAAGTACACCGACGAAGCGGATACCACCAAGTTTGTGCATATCAGCAACAACATTGTCGATGTGGTGGAAGAGAGCCAGGCACTGAGCGAAGCCAAGGAAATCATGAAAGACTTCCTGATATACAACTCACAGTATTACTCCGAAGAACTGAGCAACGCCATCAGTACCCAGAAGAAAATCGGACGCGACACCATGTCCGGAATCAAGAAAGTAGACCTGAACTTCATGTCGTGGGGGAAGGATTTCGATTATTTCTTCTTCCGCAACTGCGCCGTGAAGGTGACGGCCGACAGCATTGAGCCGGTGGACTACGTGGACCTTCCTTTCCATGTAAACCGAAAGGCCATTATCGACGCTGACTACCATCCGCTCAAGTCCCCTCTGTTCACTATTGAGGAGAATCCCGAATATGCCGCACGTAAGGAACTGAACAGGCAGCGAATGACCGACAAGCGGATGAACGAGAACGAGCGCCGCCGTGAGGATGCAGAGTTCATCGCCTACCAGCGTTTGTACCGCTTTCTGTTGAAAATGCCGAAAGACATTGACCAGATGCCTGTCTGCGTGCAGTGGCTGTACGACACCAGCCGCATACACTGGCGAAAGGAAGCCGAAGGCTATCCGCTTACCGAGCTGGAAAAGCAGCGACAGGACATGCACTTCATTTGCAAGGTAGCGCTCATGGGCTACATGCTTTCGCGCTATCGTACAGGCACCATGCAGAAGATGGGAGTCGTGACGGAATACACCGTGGCCGACGAAGGAAAGAACAGCGGAGGTACCGGAAAAAGTTTCTTCCGTTCCTTCTTCGAGCTGGTGCGGAAGGTGTGCTACATCCCCGGTCAGACCTTGAAGAAGAAAGAGAACATGGCCAAGAACTTCGACAAGTTCCATTATACCGTAGACAGCATGTGTCTGATAGACGACCTTCGTCCCGACATGATGGGCAGCGAGTTCTACAACATTACGGACAACATTACGGTAAAGACCCTGTATCACGATGAAATGACACTGCCGCGCGAAGCTACCCCGAAGATATTCATTACCATGAACAAGATGCCGTTCGACATGACCGAAGGAAGCACCTCACGCCGTATCTTCCTGGCCATGCAGAGCGATTACTATCATGACGAGGACTACGCCGGCCAGTTCAGGAAACGCACGCCGCAGACAAAGTTTGGGAAAGACATCTTCCTGGAAGCCACCGAAGAGGAACGCGACGAAGCGGTGTACATGATGCTCCAGAGCTGTCAGTTCTACCTCGGTCTTCAGGAAAGCCTGATACCGCCCATGTCGCAGGACGGGCAGATGCGAATCCTTTACTCCGCCATAAAGGATCAGGTATTCATTGACTGGGCCAACCATTTCTTTGCGAACCAGTGGCACTGGAAAAGGCCGGTGTCCATCAGTGAAATGGCCATCAGCTACCTGGAACACCGGGGCGATGCGGTGACGATGCAGAGTGTGAAATCCGTGAAGAACGAAATGATAGAGAAGATGCAGGCTTACTGCTTCAATATGCAGTACACCATGAACCCTTCCATCGTCTACCGCTCGGACAAAGGCTCCAAATACCCCCGTCACTACGCCTGGGAGCAGGAGTTTATGAACGACACGATCCGCCGTGAGGAACGCACCCGAAAATTTACCCGTGTGTGCTTTTTCTACAGGCTGGGTGAGGAACCCAAAGACTCCAAGGAGATACTTTCCTGCCCGGAAACCGACGAAGAGTGGGAGGAAAAGAAGCGTTTTGAAGATGATTAATAACCTTAAAAATAAAAGAATATGGCAAGAATTTTAAAACATGAAATCCCGGCAGCGTCAGAGTTTACGCTCCCGCTTTATGAAGATTGCATACTACTGAAACTAGCAGTTGTAAACGAGAAAGCATATATCTGGGCGGTAGAAGATGAATCAATGCCACAACGGGGAGTAAAGTTCCGTATGATCATGACCGGTGAAGAGATAAATATTGATCCTTACATGGTGTATATAGGAACTTTTATACTTTTCAACGGCTCGTTTGTAGGTCATTTGTTTGTGGACACTTCTGTTCCGATTAAGCTGGGTATAGGACATTAAAATAGTGGGAGATATGGTAGTAATAGTGATAACAATTATTCTGTTATTGATTACAACAATTACATTTTATTACCTTCAATATAGAGGCGACAAAGTAATTGAGTTTAGAAGTATGATCAGAGAATTATGTTTTCAATATGCGCTTCGTCATCCACATTGTAAAATGTCTTCATTTGATTGGTTTATTGATAAATACACATTTAAGCAAATGCTTTTCAGTATAAAGCCTCTAAATCTCAAGTATTGGTACACGAAAGAAGAATTAGATAAAATTTGTAATTAATGAGTTATGGGGTATCACCAACATTTACTACGTATGTTACTGTTTAATATAAGCTAACACTTATATCAAAAACTTCACATTCCAGATAATTCCTAAAAACGAAGGTTTTAGAGAAGTTATAATTTTTATTTGGTTTATACAAAAATATATTGTATTTAATTCCCAAAACTATATTCAAAAACTATTTCCCGCAATTTGTATAAGAATTACGATATTGGGAATAAAATACTATTTAAACATGAAAATTGGATATGCCCGTGTTAGTACTAATGATCAAAATTTGAATAGACAATTGGATCAATTATTTGAATATGGATGTGAACGTATTTTTCAAGAGAAAATCACCGGTTCTCAAAAAGAAAGACCTGAACTTGAGAGAATGATTGATATTCTTAGGAATGGAGACACAGCGGGATACACAGACCAGGTGTTTGGACTAAGCCATTTGCTGGGATTCGTATTTGCTCCAAGAATCAGGGATATTTCTGATTCAAAACTTTATCTGCTGCCAGGAATGGAACTCAAAAAGAATATTAACAACCTTACTTCTGCCAGGATAAATACGAATATCATTGAACAGAATTATGAGGATATACTTCGGCTTGCCTATTCTATCAAGGATGGATTGGTATCAAGTTCATTAATCCTGTCAAAGCTTGGATCATATTCAAGGCAAAATTCATTGGCCAAGGCACTCCAGGAAATGGGACGAATAGAGAAAACCATATTTATACTGAGATATGCTACAGATAATGTATTGAGAAGGAGGATTCTTGTAGGACTGAATAAAGGAGAAGCAATGAATGGACTTGCACGGGCTGTATTTTTCGGGAAACAAGGAGAGCTGCGTGAACGGGATTTACAAGATCAGCTACAAAGAGCCAGCGCATTGAATATTTTGATTAATGCCGTAAGTATATGGAATACCGTCTATCTGGAAAAGGCTGTAGAATACCAAAAGAAACATAAAGGTATAGATGAAAATTTATTGAAGCATATATCTCCCTTAAATTGGACACACATAAATTTTCTGGGAGAATATTCATTCCAGTCAAATATGGCTTTGGGTATAAATGAATATAGACCTTTAAAAGTCTAATTTTATATACATAAATTAACTTTTTAAGATTGTTTAGAAGCCTTAGAGATTTAATTTATGTATATTTCTGTGAAAATACAGTCTTAGAGTAACATTTGTAGTAAATGTTGGTGATACCCCGTTATGGAAAATAAATTTATGAAAGTACCGTTCGATCTGGAAATGGCGAAGAAGATCACTTCAGGAGAAATGGAAGGAAAGATTGTGACGAGAAAAGGCTATCCATCCAAAATCCTTATGTTCGATATGGCTAATATAGACTATCCTATATGTGCAACAGTGCTTATTCCGGGGGTATCGGAAGATTGCTATCATTTTGCTGCAAACGGAGCACATTTTAAAAAGTTCAATCCGGAAAGCGATTTTGACCTTATGCTTGAGATACCGGAAGTGAACACCTTTACTCCTGGCATGCCGGTTTTAGGCTTTGATGGCCGGGGAGAATGGCGATACGACATTTTCAGTCACATACGTTTAACCACTCGTGGAACAACTTACTATGTGTGTTCAGGACGCAGTTACAAGAAGATCGTCCCTTTTAATGGAAATGAAAATTTAGTTGGTACAAAAGATATTTAAATTGATAATTATGGAAAACAATCAGAATGAAAAAGTAAGTATCACGTTTGAAGTGGAAAAGGATTTTATCAAAGCCGTGATGCAGATATCAGGATTTAGCACAAAGGATGCTGAAGAAGCAATGAACGAATTAGAGAATGTGGTAATTAATGAAGATACGCTACAGGACACTAATACACCAATCAGCGACATTCAGCAGATAAAAACGGGTATTTCAATGATTGCCATCGGTATGGCGTTCAAGAAAATCACAGCGAAAGAAATGCAGAGTAAACCAAGCGGACTTTTTGCGAAGCTTCAGTCTTTGAAAGAGGAGAGTAAGAGGTTAGGAAAGGAGGAGTGGAAATAATGAGAACACCTGTAATCATGGAAGAAGCATTGCTGATGTTTAAGGAGATGAAGAAATTGAAGAAGGATGGAAAAGCAAAATAAACCAATACTTGATGTATGTTGTGGAAGCCGGATGTTCTGGTTTGACAAAGAGAATCCGCTTGCTTTATTTACTGACATACGCGATTTTGAAGACACACTTTGTGATGGGCGGAAAATTTCTGTGAAACCTGATAAAATTGAGGATTCCACAAACCTTTCATTTGCTGATAATACATTTAAGTTGGTTGTGTTTGACCCTCCACATTTGGTAAGAGCCGGTGAAAACAGTTGGTTGGCCAAAAAGTATGGGAAACTTCCAAAAGACTGGAAAAGCTTTATTAATGACTCCATACATGAATGTATGCGAGTGCTGGATGATTACGGTGTACTTATCTTCAAGTGGAATCAGGACCAGATAAAAGTAAAGGAAGTAATCAATGCTATTACGGATTACAAACCTTTGTTTGGTCATACTACGAAGAATAACGGTACGACTATCTGGATGTGTTTTATGAAAATACCGAAAGAACAAAACCATGAGACGAATACTTTATAACATCAAATCAAGGTTATGGTAAAGCAAAGGAGCCCGGTAAAACCCGCTTCTACCTGAGCGTAATGGGTGATGACGGGATATATGATGTGGACTATTACGACGACTTCAACAATATAGAAGAAGCAATAGAAGCCGCTCTGAAAGGAGCATGTTTAACTAAAAACGAATAACTTATGCCAAAAGAAATAAACAGAAGAAACCCCATAGCAAGAAAACAGCACAAGTGTAATTTCTGCGGAGGGATAATAGAGAAAGGAGAAAAGTACGACAATGCCACCTTGGAATTTGACGGCACAGTTTACACCTGGAAATCGCATTTGCATTGTCTGAATATAGCATCCGAAATAGATGACTATGATGAAGAAGGCATATCAGAAGATGATTTTGCTACCTGGATAAACGAATACGTTCACGACAATCACTATGACGATGAAATAGATGATATATGCGTGGAATGGCAAAACAAGAGCATACCAGAGCTCGCAAAGATGATAGATAAGGAATTACATATAGAATTGAAGTAAGCCATGAATAAGAAAGAAGAAAAAGCAAGAGAATACGCCGATGGGCTTATGAACTCAGTTAAATCGTATTATGTGGAGAAATACGGGATGGAACGAGCAAAACGAATGTCCGATTTTGATATATACTATGTTGAACAGGCATATCTGGACGGATGGGATGCCATGCTCGGCGGCCTTCTGACAAACGTAAAAGAACGGCAACCTGACCCGAACGAGGAGGTTGTCTGCCGTATGGTGTCAAACGGAGCATTCGTAAGCGGATACATCTACCAGGAAGACGGGAAATACAAAGTAGCCACTTCTCCCGATTTTCATTTTGAGGACTACGGAGATTATGAATGTGACTACTGGTTCCCGAAACCAAAACTAAATGAAGTAAACCATGGATAAGAAAGAATATATACACCGATACGCCACGCAGCTGTTTAACGAACGTAATAAGGACTTAGGCAGCAATGAAAACGTACATTTCTACATCGGCGATATAACCGAAGCAATGTGGCAAGCGTGGGATGCGTCATACTTCTATCAATGGAAAAGCGTACAAGCTTCACTCCCTCCGAAAGGACAATGCGTGAACGTCATGCTGGAAGACGGAAGATACACCAATTCCTTCATTATGTCAGACGGCACATGGGCCTACAATGTAAGGCCAGTTGCATGGAGCGAGATAAAACGGCCGATATTCCACCATAAACCAATGATTGAACTTAAATACCTAAGTATGAAAATGAAAAACATTATCTACACCGGACCGATATTCGATTATTATAACGGGGAGTTACATCGTATATTTTGCAACTTCGACATTCAGCAGCTGAAAAGCAGGGCGTCCGGGAAAGACGATTCCTGCAACAGGCCGATGATAATTATCAACCTTGAAACCAAAACGGCATGGATAGAGTATGTGGACGAAGAATGTTCCCAGTACGATAGTTTGGAAAACAAATTCACCTGCGACATTCAGGAAGTGGAAAGGATAATCGAAGAAAGTCAGGAAAGTAAAGAATAATCTAAAATCAGGAACTATGTATATCGACGATAAGAAAGCAGTCGTATTCGTACCGAAAGACGAGTACGAAAAGATGAAAGAGCTGGCCAACGCCAACGCAGAAGAAATAGAGAAACGTGCCCTCGAAATGTGGGAAACAAAAGCAATTCCATGGCTTAAAGTCTCCATGGAGATACGAAGCAGCGGTGGACGTGACATTCTGGATAGTGAGCAGTTCCAGTTCAAAACCGATTCATTGCTTCTTGATCCGGCAGGGAAATTCACTATCAAAGAAGAAGCCAGAGAAAGATTTAGGAAATTGGTGAAGGACTGGGCATGTCACATGATGGAGCTTCAGTTTGGTGAGCACATGTCAAAAATCAATTATATCAACGAACGATGCCACAAGGCAGATATATTGTGGAAGAAAATGCTAACCCCAGCCATTTGTGCAGGGATTGTCGCCTTCATTATGTTTGTCCGCTTAATATGGGTTTTACTTAACATACAATAATTATGACACCGGAAGAATACATAAAATCAAAAAGACGTGAAGATTATCCTGGAGGACAACTTTGTTACATTGTATCGGAAGAAACTGCCTTAAAAGCTGTAGAAATGGCAAGGGAGGAAAAGGAAAATTCAACAAAATTAAATTCGGGGATATTTGGACAGCAAGGTTGGATATGTCCAAAGTGCGGAAGGGTTTATTCTCCGTTCACATCAATGTGCAGTTATTGTTCAAATGGTAACAATTTTAATATAACTTGTCTTGGAAAATAAAATTAGAATCCACGAAAGCCGGAAGTCAAAACTTAAATGGAAGGATATTCCTAAATTTAAGGACAGCTACTGTTGGCCGGTAGTTCAGGTACAGGAGCATGAAGGTAGCCTTCACTTTAAGTTTTCCGGTGGTTCCAAATACTCTCCAAACACTTACTTTACGATTGAAGATTACCGTAGATACACAGCTTTGGAGATATTCAATATCCTCGTCAATATAGGTTTCTATACACGGCACAGCCACGATGCAGTATTGAAATTCTACCACGATAGAGGACTGGATTTAGGCTTTACAAGAAACTTTTTAAAACCATTAAAAGCATAGCACTATGTCAGCGGAACATAATATGATAAATGAAGATTTTGTCACTTTTGAAGTATCCAAACTTCTTCAGGACAAAGGATATAGAGAAAACTGCCGGGCCGTTTACATATCGGCTGAAACTGGCATATCAAAACTGGTTGTATTGTTATTCACCTCAAGAAAGTTTGGCGACCTGATAAGGGGTGGGAACGGGTCCCAGTACGAATACCTGGCTCCCACGCTATACGCTGCGCAAAAATGGGTCCGCACAAAAGGAAAGATCCACATCGTTGTCGACCTCAACAAACATGGATGGTACTACCGCCTGTACGACATGGAGGATTTTTCTCTCATATCGCAGATGGACGGATATACCGACACATTCGAGAAAGCTTTGAACGATGGAATAAAAGAGTCATTAACTTACTTATAAGAATCAGACTATGTTTACACAACCTTGTTTTATAAGGAATGCGAGAAAAGAATTGGCATTCAATGTGGCAGCATTAGGCTATGTCACAATGTATATGGTTTTCCGGAACAATATAGAAGGGAATCACCTCGTTTTAGAAGGAGATACCTGGCATTTTACAGACTCGGACAATCATCCGCACTGTATTGACTGCGGTACCAACGAAGACCTGTTCCTGGCAATAGCAGCATTACGCGACGATACGGATAGGGACCAATGGTTTATTTTAGATGTAGATGTCTATTTAAACATGGACAAAGGATCATGGTTTAAAGCGACGGACAGAAGTGGCGGGCTGCACATAGGAACACAAATAGAACCCATGTATTGCCACAAAGCCACCGTTCAGGAACTAATTGAACATTTCAGCAAAAAGGAGGAAGAGCCATGATATTCATACCAGAAGATTTCAAATTCAACCACATTAAAAAGACCAACATCGTGACAAAGCTCCTTATGGAAGGAGCCATAAAGGAGATAAAGAAATGTCCTATAGAAGATCGTTCTATGATATTACGACAATGCTCACCATGGAGGCCGGATGACTATAATATTGAGTACAAGGAAATTTCAGCCGGATTTCAGATATTCAAAAGATACCTGACGATAAAAGGATTTACGATAGAAGAATACCTCGAACATATAGACCATTTGGAAGGTATCGTGTTTTTTTATCTTCGGTTTGAAATAGACAAATACCTGATAGAATCATGCCAAATGCGAACGTAGAAAAGATAAAGGCCAGTCTGCTGAAGGAAATCAAAGGAGTGTTCTGCGAAGGATATTGTCTTTACTACAAGGACGATTACTACTGCGGAGCCTGCCCGTTGAACGACACAAGCAACTGGCTCAACCGGAAGGAACCCATTGCGAGGGAAGAAAAGCTCCGCACCGTGAATTTCTGCGACGACTGCATCCATTTCCGCCCGCTGAAAGAAGGGGAGAAGCAAAAGCCAAACAGTCAGCTTTGCGAGTTTGTCCGTCCTCTCAGGTTCAGGGTAGGGAATGGATACAATGGGGAAGATACAGGTTTCTTCCTGCCCGGTTGCAAGGACTACAAAAAGGAAGAGCGAGAATGCCGCACGTGCCTTCATTACCTTCCATCGGAAGATTCAGACTCGGGTGAATGCAGTCTCTATTCAGACAGGGCATACAGCCATTATTTATGCAATGATTGGAAATCTAAAGACTAAAGCTTATGGAAGAAGATAAAAAACAAATAATCATCCCTCTATCCGAATATAGAAAGATGGAACAAAAGATTTTAGATTTGACTCAAAAGAATAAAGAAAAAAAAGAGGCTATTCTTAAAGAGTATGAATCTGCCTGGGAATCGAGATATACTAAAACTGTTGGGCAAAATTTTCATGTAAATGTACGATCCATTATGATTAAACATAATTCATTGACGGATTATATTTTTAAGATCGTAGAAGAAATGAAAGCAAAGGAAGAAGAAATCCTTTGTTTAAAAACCAATGAAGGAGTGTTTAAAGACATTTACCTTCAGCTGAAGAATCAAAAACGTGATTTACACTGGTGGCAGCTCTACCAAAGGATGAAAATCAACCGTATGTTGGAACTAATTGAAAAAAGAGTAAAATGGACGCAAAACAATTCTTAGAAGAACGTATGAAAGTGTGGTGCAGCGACCGTGAAAAATGGGAGAGCGAAAAGCTCTCCCTTCTCCCTAGCGGAGATTTTTCTGATGACAAAGGCCGCCTTCACCGGCGTGAACACCACACAGCCTATGTCACCCTGGAGGATGCGATTTTGGCCATCCGGATGGTGGAAGAAAAGTTCCTCGCCGATAAAGAAACCGAACTTCAACGGCTGGAATCAGAGGACTACACTTTCATAAAAAGGCAAGAGATAGCTGCTGTCGCACGCGATTTCTCCCGGTTTGGATATGTCGGCAATCCGATAAATGTTTCATTCGACGAGATGGATGGTATGAACAGTGATACTAAAATTCTCTGTGACTACAAATTAGGAAAGATTACCCTGGAAGAAGCAATCAAAAGACTCAACGATTCTAAAAACGAATAGCCTATGACAACCACAATAAAAAGTGTAGTGAGCATTATATATCGTCCCGGTATGCAGAAATACGAGGTGCAGGCTGTGGCCGATAGGAATGGCCGCCCAGGTGTTGTTACGGTGTATTATGACAATAAGAAAGAAGCAAAGAAACTAAAGAAAGGAGATATAATAGATGGAAACAATTAAAACAACAGATCTGAACAGACTGAGAGACGAAGCCTACCAGAACGCAGTAGAACACGGCTGGCACGACGAGGATTTAAGTACCGATCATTTCCTTTGCCTGGTCATTGGCGAGCTGATAGAAGCTGTGCAGGCAGAAAGAAAAGGCAAACGGTCCGATGTGGCAAAGTTTAATGAATGGCAAGGAAACAATATCCCATTTAGCGAAGAAACCCGAGTAAGAAGATTTCAGGAAGATTTTGAAGCGTATATAAAAGATAGTGTGGAAGATGAACTTTCCGATGTCTGCATCCGTATATTTGACCTGGCAGGTTTGCTTGGAGTGAGTTTCTTAGGGGTAAAATTTCCGCTTAAAATAAGAGACGAAATATATAAATACAAAAGCCAGAAGACTTTTACAGAATGGTGCTACGATCTGACAAGATTTATCGCAAATTATAATCCATGGCACATCACCACTCTCGATTTCTTTGTAAACATCTTACAAGAAGTATTTATCATGTCCAAAATCAAAGGATTCGATCCCCTCTGGCACATCGAACAAAAAATGAAGTACAACCGCACCCGTCCGCGCATGCACGGGAACAACAAATTTTAATTATGAATACCGCAGAATTAATCATCAGCATCGTTTTTGTTTGCATCAACTCCGCCGCACTATTCCTGATCTACCGGGCAATATCGCGGTGGACGACCCGAAACGAGAAGAAAATAGACAACCTGGAGTACGCCGTTTTCAAAATTGACAACTACATCAAATACAGCACGCACGCCATTGACGCCGTTTACATCGACGCCCAGAACCGGCTAATAGAATATTACATAAAGAATGAGAAATACGAACTGGCTGAGATTGTCAAGAAAAACATGCAGCTGGTTCAGGCAACCGTTCTGAAAGAAATGAGGCGCCGGATGGAGGAAACGGAGAAAAAGCTCTATGAAGACTTTTTAAACAAGGAATATGACAAGAAGGAAGACGACCAGAAAGAAGAATGATTTTTAGTCCTTCACAACAGAGGTTTCTCGTGCTAGCTTTATCTCCGGGTGGGAACGCAACGAAGCGGATCTATCCGGAGATTTAATACTATTGAAAAAATGGGATTGAGTTACAAAGTCACCAAAAAGTCTTTCGGTTTCGACAAGGAGAAAACCGAGAAGTATGTTGCTTCAGCAGTCCGTTCCGGGACAGTAAGTTTTAACAAGCTGGTAGAGCAGATCTCCCTGCGGTCCGGACTTCCGAAAGCAACCTGTAAGGTCGTAGTGGAAACTATGGCGGAATCTGCATGTACCTGGCTGCTCGAAGGACATGGCGTAAGTCTGGGTAACCTCGGTTATCTGAAGCCGGCTATCACCTGCAAGAGTTCTGAGATAGAAGGCAAAGAGAAAATCGTGCGCAAGCGCGTTCTTTTCCTCCCCAGCAAGGACTTCAAGGAACAGATGGATAGAATGACCCTCGACCGCATTTCGGCATCGTCACAAGGCCCGGAAGAACCCGAAGATCCGGATGCCGGTGAGGAAGAAGGCGGCGGTGGCGGAACTTTCAGCTGATCATAACGACACAATTCAGGGAGTGGGAGAGTACCCGAAATGGTATTTCCCCACTCTTTTTTGCCTTTTTCTCAAAAGTGTTTATTAATAAATTTTTCAGTGGCGTCGAATAAATTTTTTGGAGTTTATTAATAAGTACAGGAAGCGTTTATTAATAGATTTTTCAGAATTTATTAATAAACACCCGTGTGTTATCCCGGTGTTTGGCCGGCCTTTCCCTGATCCGGGCCTGTACAGCCTTCATCCCGGCACGGTTCAAATGGCAGAAATGGTGTTAAAATCAGAATATTTTACAATCACAAAAACACGTTTGCAATGATGTAAATAACTGAATAACATACATTTATAAACCATACAAACACCCAATTGCAGGCATTGCCAGCCGTTTGCAAAATTTTTGCAATTTAAAAACATCTGTATATCATTAAGTTACATAGAAAATCATGTTAAATTGCTTTACTTTTCTGTTTTTAGTGTTTTTGAAAAAACCTATAATTTTTTTTATTTTTCATTGAAAAGAGGAAGTCATCAGTCGAAACATTTCCCCAGAAAAGCGCCCGAATGGGGAAGGAAACCGGAAGGAAACCCGAAAGAACGGAAGGAGGAAAAGGTCGGACTGCGGAACGCGGTTCGACTGGACCTCCTTTTCCCCTTCCGTTCTACATCCTTTATATCCAACTTTACCGTATGACAAAGAGAGCTACGCAATGGACATAAGAGAAAAAGCTGGCTGTCCTGAAGTTTATTCCTTTCCGAAAAAATATAAATTGTGAAATCCAAATTTGTTCAACAATCGGCAATAGTCTATATTTTATTATTTTATATATTTGTTAATAATATGATAATCAGACAAATATACTTAAATATGAATTTTGCAAAAAAATTGCGTGCCATTGCCGGATTTAAAATTTCCTGCAAAATACTCCCATTTTGGTTAACTTTTTTTTGAATAATGAAAATTATTATTCCTGATCCCAGTCCGTAACTTGCTGTTGATTAATTGGTTTACAGACTTTATCTTACTACTATGCTTAAAAATCCAATGACTGAGCAGCGTCACTCATGCTTCCTTAAAGTAAGTGATTATTATAAGAAATACTTTGAAATAAAGTACGGGAATCCGGTCAGGTTTCCGAGGAACAGTCTTCTGGGCATATATATGCAGACTCACCTGTTCCGGGATGTAGATTTTTCGGGTATAACTGACTTTTCATATAATGAAATTGCCTTTCATTTGAAACCTCAGAAATCATTATTTACTGTACAATATAAAATGTTGACTGACAGTGAAAAAGAAGAATATTTGGAGTTGGAAATGCCCGAAAGTGTATATAAGTTCAGTGGAGAAGTCAAAGTGGATAAGTATTTCCACCTGAATATCAATGGGAGCAAGAAGATAAGGAATGAGTTGAAACGTGAGTTCTGGTGTGATTTTGCCAAGTTTCATGATGACTGTATTTTCCGGGCAAATAGAATGGGCGAACATGTTACTTCCGAAGATGTCATGTCTGATTTCATTGTTTTGTACGATATAGATATGAAAAGATTTGAGAATATGATGCGATATTGGTGGAGAATTAAAGCCAGGATGAAGTCTGAAATTAAAATGAGAAAAGAAGAGCTTGAGACAAGGACTGGGAGAATCTGTATATACACACCATAAATTTATACATGGATAACGATAAATAAAAGTTAAAAAAATGAAGAAAGTTGGTGCGATTTGTCAGTAACTTTGTCAGTCGCCATTTTCACCCCCAAAAACAACACATAAATCATGAATTGCAGCGAGAATTATTACGAGTTGATAGGCGTCATTGAAGCTTATCCGGACGATGCGATCACGTTTGGCCGCCCGTTCAACCTGGAAAAGAAAAGTGACAAACCTGATTTTTCCGTGTCAGGCGACCGGAAGATTTCCATCCACATGAAACCGAAATCCGGCAGTCTGAAGGAGAGCGCAGAAACCGGCGTGGCCGGCGATTCTTACGAAGTGACGGTGAGTTGGGAGATAGAGAGGGTGACTCACGAAACTTATTTGCAGCTTGAAACCCTCAAAAACACTACTAACCATTTGATTGTAAGAACATTCGGTGACGGAGAAATGTTTGTGCGTGCAGTGAGCGACGGATATGAGTTCCAGTATGAAGAAGGCGACGGCGTGATTTCATGCACACTCACCATCCGTAACGTGACCGGCGCACAGCGTGTGGTCTGACTGATACACCTTATATATATAACATTGCTTTTTTCTTTCCGTTGGAATGCCGTTCCTGCATACGTGTGTGGGGCGGCATTTTTTCTTTGGGCCTTTCTTTTTGTGCGCGTTTTTCTTTCGTCCTGCAGGTAAATCTTCATTATCGTCTTTGTGACATTCTTCAATTTCTTTGCGTCCGCCGCAAATATCTTTTTTTAGCACAAACTCCGTGTGTTTTACAACATGCTCATTCTTAGCAGGTTTTTATTTGCAGAGAAAATCCGTTTGAGCATCCGCATATTTCTGTAATTCACGCATTTAGTCATTTTTTGTGTCCTTCATTACCGCATTTCGCGTGCGTAATTTCGTGATGTAATCAATTAATTATCAAACGAAAATGGTAACAAGAGCATTTCACGAAATCATGTCTACGCGATTCTGGGACTTTTACCCGGAGTCTCTGCATGCTTACCGGAGAACGATTCTTGACAACATTGCCTCACACCGTCCTTACGAGAAGCCGGACGAGCGGACCGACCGACCTTACTTCCTTTCTTCGCGTACCGGATATTCTGAAAAGACTTACATCGGAGATTACGATGATGTAACCGGATGGAACGATATAGGGGAAGGCGACCGCATCATTTCGGTTATCGACGTACAGGGCCCCATTCTCCGTAATGGCGACCTGTGTTCCTACGGAAGTAAGGAGCACAAGGATATCATCATGCGTGCTTCTGACGATGCGCATACCATCGGATTTATTATCGAGATGGACAGCCCGGGCGGAAGCAGCATGGCGAAGTACGATTACGAGATGGCCCTGAACTACGCCCGCTCAAAAGGAAAGAAGATTGTGGGTCACATCGACGGAATGGCCTGCAGTGCCGGTTATGCGCTGATGGCCCTGTGCGATGAAGTGTATTTCACCAATCCGCACGACACGGTGGGATGTATCGGTACCATGTGCGCGATGCTCACTAACAAGGACGGCGATGTGAACACCGTGACGCAGGAACGGTACGCCGAGATTTACGCCGACGGATCTCCTTATAAGAACAAGGAGTACCGCGACGCGGCCGAGGGAAACTACGAAGGCATCAAGGAAGAGCTGAACCGGCTTTGCGCCGATTTTCAGCAGATGGTACGCGAGCGCCGACCCAGAGTGACGGACGACCAGCTGACCGGAAAAACCTACGATGCAGGCGATGTGGTGGGTACCATGGTCAATGGTCAGGGTGACTTCAAGTTCTGCGTGAACCGCGTGCAGCAGCTGGCCGGAGTGAGTCAGAGTCAGAAAGGAAATTCGTCCGGAGCCTCACGCGAAGACAGCAAATCTGCAGGAATCAAGGAAGAAAAGCAGCCGGGAACACAGGAACAGGCTCCTGTAGAGCAGCCGGCATCAGATAAAACAGAATCACAAACTCAAAAACAAGCAACTATGGCAAAAAGCTATCCCTTTATTCAGTCGGCTGCAAAGGTTAATTCCCTGGTAGTCGAAGAAAACGGCGGTTTCTACATGCACGAAAGCATGGCGGATAATATTGAAGAGTTCGTCATGAAAGCCAAACAGACGGAATCTACGCTGTCTGCAAAACTCACGGAAGTAGAACAGCTTAACGCAACCATCGAACAGATGAAGAAAGACCATGCGGAAGCACTGGCCAACCTGAAAGCGGAACACGAAAAAGAGGTTTCTTCATTGAAGGGCGCTCATAAGAAGGAATCGGAAGACCTGACTGCGAAGCTGAATGAAGCTCAGAAGAGCATCGAACAGAAAGATGCGGAAATCAAGGAACTGAGCGAAACAGCACAACTGGAACCTACTCCGCAGGACCCGCCGAAAGACAACAACGGAGGTCAGGAAAGCGGACAGTTCCATGTGCAGAGCGTATGCGGTGAAAACATGAGCTGGGCCGAAAAAGCTGAAGCCCGCCGCAAGCGTGACGCTGAAATCAGCAAAGCACGATAAGAGATAAGAACACGACACAAAAACTAAACCAGACACAAACAATATGGCAACGAATTTATACGCACTCAGTGAAGAGAATGTTTCGCATGTAAAAGACATTCTTGCTCCGGACATCATCGAAAGCCCGGTTCTCGACAACATGGAAGTGTTCAACAAACTTCGCATCAAGGTTATCGAAGATATTGAATACGCACAGACTCAAATCATTTTCCGTCGTAAGGGTGGTGAAGCCCGCCGTTACAAGGAAGGTTCTACGCTGAAGTCAACCCTTGGTTTCATGGACGAAAGCAAACTGGTGATGAACCAGATTTGGTCACGTTACTACGAAAACCTTCAGAACTTCCGCGAAAAACAGCCGTTCAGCATCCTGGGTTCAAACGGAACCTACAATGCACCGGTCACAGAATTTATCCTTCGTCAGATTGGTAAGCAGTTTGCCGGTGATAACCTGAGCAACCTGTTCTTCGGTAACATTGAATTGGGAGAAGACGACCCGCTCAGTCTGTACAACGGTTACTGGACTATCATTAACAACCTTATTAATCAGGGTAAGATTTCTTCCAAGGAAGGAAATCTTGTGGCTTGCGACCCGATTAACGAAGGTCCTGAAACTCAGGATGGAGAATACTTCGACGCATTTGTAGAATGGGTGGAAGGATGGCATCCGCTGTTGCGTAACGCTCAGGAAGTAATCGTTTACATGTCGCCGAAGCAGAAGCGACTCATTACCCACAGCTACATGCGTAAGTTTACCGGATTGCAGACTACAAGTGCAGGCGGTGAAGGATTCTCATTCGTGGGAATGGAAAACATCAAGATTGTAACCGACGGTATTATTGGTAAGGGTAATCGTATGATTGCAACTCTCCCTGAAAACCTGCAGTTCGGTCTTGACCGTGCAAGCGACTGGAACTCGGTGATGATGAGTCACGATCCGAACGATCTGAACGTGCTGATCTTCCAGGTACAGTCAACCGTAGGCGCACGTATTCTGGATATCGCACCTGCCAAGTTCTGTGTGAGCGACGGTACTATCGAACAGATTGAACAGCTGAACGGCGACTATCAGAAGAATACCCTGACCGTTACTTCCAACAACGAAGAATGGGGTAAGGTAACTCTGTCTCCTCAGAAAGATGTCTACACGAAGGGTGAAACCGTGAAACTGACTCCTGCTGCTGAATCTGGATACAGGTTCAAGGCATGGAGCGACGGTGCAACAATCTCTCCGCGTGACATCGTTTACAACGGATACCCGACCTACCTTCAGGCCATCTTCGAACCGGACGGCGAATAATAACCCGCTCGCTGAGATAAAACAGGCTGCCAAGTTTGGCAGCCTTCACAACACAAACACAAACTTTTAAAACCAGACTATTATGGCAGATATGGCATGTGAATTAATGGATGTTGGTCAGGCTGCTGCCGGTTGTGAAGAACAGTTTGCCGGTATCGGTAATCAGATATATGTAGCCTACCCGGAAGATCTGGCATCTCCGCCTACTTATGATCAGAATAAAGCTGCTTTTGCTACAGGTGCGTTTACATTCAAGCCCCAAAAAGGAGCCTGGAAGTTCCGTATCAAGAAACAGAGCGGTCAGATTTCTTCAACAGGTAACGAAGGTGCAAAGGGATATAACGTACAGCTGATGTTTAC